CCACAAGGTACTCAAGGTGTCCAAGGTGCTCAAGGTATTCAAGGCCGTCAAGGTACTCAGGGTACAACAGGTAACACTGGTACTCAAGGTATAACAGGTAACACTGGTGCTCAAGGTACTCAGGGTATTCAGGGTATTACAGGTATTGGTAGCCAAGGTATTCAAGGTATTACTGGTTCTCAGGGTACTCAAGGTACTCAAGGTCGTCAAGGTACCACAGGTTCTCAGGGTGCTCAAGGTATTCAGGGTGTTACAGGTGCCGGTACTCAAGGTATTCAGGGTATTACAGGTGCCGGTACTCAAGGTATTCAGGGTATTACTGGTTCTCAAGGCGCTCAAGGTACTCAAGGCCGTCAAGGCACTACAGGTTCTCAAGGCGCTACAGGTGCTCAAGGTCTACAAGGCATTCAAGGTCCACAAGGCACTACAGGCACTCAAGGCGCCACAGGTTCTCAAGGCGCTACTGGTTCTCAAGGCGCTCAAGGTACTCAAGGCCGTCAAGGCACTACAGGTTCTCAGGGCGCTACAGGTTCTCAGGGCGCTATAGGCTCTCAAGGTACTACTGGTGCCCAAGGCACAAGCGGTGCAACAGAAACAGCATCATCTCTTTTAACCAAACTTATAACAGTCGATGGACCTGGTTCGGCACTAGATGCTGACACTCTTGATGGTATAAATTCTGATGCCTTTTTAACAACAAATGGTACTGCGACTTCAACAGCTACTTTCCCTGTGGGTATGTACGTTGGGTTCAATGCTTACTATGATGGAGTTGATGTTCGCTGGGAAGCAAAGTCAACCCAACAAGGTTGGTACGTATTCCGCAATGGTGGTAACGGTACCGGCTTAGAACTTTATGTAGAAGACGGCTCAGTTACTGCCAACGCAGTAGTAAATACTTACGCTTCGTACATGTGGCGCGATGGAGATTTCTTCTCCGGAGCAAATAAATTCTGGCATGCTGGTAACGACGGTGCTGGTACAGGCCTTGATGCTGACACGCTTGACGGTTATAGTTCTGCTTCGTTCGTGTTCCAAAACCAAAGTTACAATACTACATACCTTGGCTTTACCCATGTTGGTTCAAACTCTGGTATGTCTGCAGCTGACTACGCTCTTTACCAAGAAGCTGGTGCTTGGACTGGTCCTCTTTATCCTGATTTAATTTTCGCGTTCCACACCGGCATTAAAATTATGTCACAAACCGGATACGGTGGTACAAAATTTTACGGCGCGACGCCAAGCTACATTGGCTCAACTGATCCTCTGTTCATTGTCGGTAACATCGACAATGCTACTTCGCATGTTTCACACGCTATTACGTCTACAACAACAGACGGATTCGGATTAGAGTTCCTTATTAATGGAACATACATCGATGGGCGTTACGCTCACCGCCTTGCCAAATATGATGTTGGTGGTGGTGTACCTCTGTATGTACAGAAAACTTCTGGTACAGCAGGGTCGTGGACAACTATCGCTCGTTTTGGTAGTTTTAGTGGAAACACGAATGAATTTGAGGTTTTTGGTCCCGGTGCTTTTTCTGATCGTATTGCTGCTACTGCCGCAACATTTACCGCTGGTAGCTTCAACGCCTCTAATGGTATGCATCTATTTTTTAGTTCAAACGAAAGTAATATTTACTCTCTACAAAACGGTGTTTCTTGGCGGGCGCTCAACATTGACAGTAGTATACTTCGCTTAAATGGAAATACCGCTGGTCCAACATATATTTATAATGGGTTGTATGGATACACTACGATCGTTTGTACTGCCACCCCAACTGGGCAGACTGGTTTAGCGGTTATAACAAAGTCTGGCGGTGTTGATGGTACTAGCTATCTATATGTAAACGGACATAACCATTTTCAAATACAACCTATATCGGGTAGTGCTGGTACTGTGTGGCATTCAGGTATTGACGGCGCTGGTTCAGGTCTCGATGCTGACACTGTTGATGGATTCCATTCATACCAGTTCCCTCACTCTACTGATAATTCAGGATACGGCTGGGGTTCTAGTATGAACGTCAGCAATATGAATGCTGTTCTTGGTACTACTTCTACTACACAGCGTTGTGGCTTTTCAACGTACAATAACCCAACAAACTCTCCTAATGGTGATTGGGTGCACTGGATCTCTCATTTCGGAAGCCAGTGGGTTGATGTAGATAAGTATGGATTCCAGATTGCTCACGGTTTCTGGAACAACAATATGTGGGTTCGTAGAGTAAACGATGATACCTGGGGTTCCTGGGTTAAGATGTGGAATGCTGACAATGACGGCTCGGGCTCAGGCTTAGATGCTGATCTTCTAGATGGTATTGATAGTACTGGATTTATAAAAGGTACGACAAATACTTGGATTACAGATGCTGGTAGTGTACAACGTTTTTATTTCCAGGCTTCTAGTACTACTTATGTTAAAGGCCACGGCTCAACCCCCATCGAATTCCGAAACGGAAGCGATGCTAATATTACCAATATTGACTCTTCTGGTAACTTAACAGCTGTAGCAAACGTAACCGCTTATTCTGATATACGACTGAAAGAAGATCTCTTAGTAATTAACAGCGCTCTTGACAAAGTTATGACTCTTACAGGGTACACCTTTACTCGTAAAGACTCAAAACAAAGACAAACTGGTCTTATTGCTCAGGATGTAGAAAAGATCCTAGCAGAAGCTGTGATGACAGACGAAAAAACTGGTATCAAATCCCTTGCTTATGGAAATCTAATGGGTCTTATGGTTGAAGCTATTAAAGAGCTTAAGCGAGAAATAGAGGAACTTAAGAGATGACGCTAGCTGCTTCAGGCACAATGAGTATCGGAGGTTCAACTTCTACCCGCTCTATCAACTTAGAACTTGGTAGAGCGCAAAATGCTACTTCTAGCATGAATGAAAGCGCACTTAGAACGCTTGCGGGAGTTCCATCTGGAGCTATTAGTATATCTAATTTCTATGGAAAATCTAACTTTACTCCAACTACTGTAACATACAATACCGGATCTGGTACTGAAACAGCCCCAACTGGATGGTCTTCTTGCCGTATACGTATTTGGGGAGGCGGAGGAGGCGGCGGTAGAAGTAACGGACTTAGTGCTCCTGGCGGCGGTGGAGGCGGTGGTGGATTTTCTGAAAAAACTATTACTGGAAGCGGGTCTTCAACCATAAACTACGTTGTGGGTAATGGAGGAGCAGGTAGAACAGCTTCAAGTGTCGGAAGCGGCACAACAGCTGGACAAACTAGAGTTGGCGATGTAACTGCTACTGGTGGATTTGCTGGAACTAATATGTCTGCAAATGGAGGCGCAGGCGGTGCTGAAACTAGTGGAGGTTCAGGAGGTACAGCTACTGGCGGATCTACAAATACCACTGGTAACTCTGGTAATGCTGTTCTAGGTGATACCGATGGTGGGGGTGATGCTGCTGGAACTGGAGGAGGTGACGGTGGAACAAACTGGGATGGATATCTTGATGCCGGTATTTGGACAACATCTACCTTTCCATCAGACGGATCCGCTCCAGGAGGAGGGGGAGGCGGTGGCGCTTGGAGTACCGCAGGTGATTTTCTTGACATAGCAGGTATGAATGGTAGCATAGGTCGCGTAGAATTCTACTACACATAAACAGGAACGGATTTGGTCGCAAAAGCTTTAGATATGACTGCTGAGGTAATCAATGAATAATAAAGGAGAAAAATGATAGAATATACAATACATAAACAGACAGAAAAGACTGTCGAGATTATTATTATTGACCCAGAAACTGGCCTAACCCACAATCGGACAATTAATATAGGTGATTGCACCACAACAGATTTATTTAATGAACGTATTGAGAGCCACCTAAGAGCTTTCAAGCATAGAATTAATATAGGAGTTATTACGGAGTCTACGATTCCAGCAACAGAAGGTCTGCCCACAGATATAGTAATAGACCCAGCATTGTCTAAACAAAGCAAGCTGGCACTAGCTACCGTAGTAGAGGTTAAGTCTCTAGAAAAGCAAGCACAGGTACAGGAACGACTGACAAAATTAAATAGCGAAAGTAAAAAAGATAATACTGCTATCGCGGAAGCAACTACTAAACTGCAGGAGCTTACTGCAGCTATTGATACCCTAGTAATTGATAAATCTAATATAGAGAAGGAATAAGAATATGGAAGAGAAAAAAGTAAACCTGGAAGTGACTGCCCAGGAGTTTAACATTATAATGGCAGGATTACGTGAGTTACCCCACAAAATTTCTGCGACAGTCATAGATGCGTTAGGTAAACAAGTGCAAAAACAAGTAAACCCAGATGGAACACCTAAGTAATGAAAGTCTCTAGGCTAGACGTAATCAGTAACAAAATAGTAGATTTAAGCTTCGAGCCCAACAGGTTTCTGAAGCTCAATGTCGAACGCTATTTAGAGGAACTAGGAGTAATTCCCGTAGATCCTCAGATAGCGATTATAAACGCTATTAATAACCCAAAGTACCGCTTTATCTGCGCCGCGATTTCCAGACGTTTAGGTAAAACCTATATCGCCAATATCATCGGCCAACTTGTAACGCTAGTACCTGGGTCAAATGTTCTAATTATGTCGCCTAACTACAGACTCTCACAAATTTCATTCGATTTGCAAAGACAGCTGATTAAACACTTCAACCTAGAAGTAACACGAGATAACGCTAAGGATAGCATCATCGAACTATCTAACGGATCAACGATTCGTATGGGTTCGGTAAACCAAGTAGACTCAGTAGTTGGTCGATCCTACGACCTAATTATCTTCGACGAGGCCGCTCTAACTGATGAAGGTGAAAACGCCTTTAATATTGCGCTTCGTCCTACACTAGACAAACCAAATTCAAAAGCTCTATTTATTTCCACACCTCGTGGTAAGAATAACTGGTTTGCTAAGTTCTATGAACGTGGGTCATCGAACGAATTCCCTGAGTGGTGTTCAATTCACGCCACATGGAAGGATAATCCTAGGATCGACACGCGCGACATTGAGGAAGCCATGAGAACAATGAGTCAAGCGGAGTTTAAACAAGAGTACGAAGCTGACTTTAGCACATACGAGGGCAGAATCTGGGACTTCAACTTCGATACACAGGTGCAAGACCTTTCGGCGCTGGACCTTACTGGCATGGATATTTTTGCTGGCCTCGACGCAGGTTATCGAGACCCGACGGCCTTCGCCGTATTTGCATACGATTCGAAAAACGATATATACTATCTCATTGGCGAGTACTCTAATCAGGAGAAAACCACAGAGAAACACGCGAAAGCCATTCAGTATTATATTGACAAGTATGATATTGATATGATATTTGTTGACTCCGCTGCTCAGCAGTTCCGAGCCGACTTGGCTGGCGAGCACGGCATATCTACAATCGACGCTAAAAAATCAGTCTTAGACGGAATCGCTCATGTAGGTGCTATCGTTGATAATAATAAACTCGTCGTCGATCAAAGATGTATCGAGTGCCTAAAATCGCTGGAAGCTTACAGATGGGATCCAAATCCCGGCCTACTTAAAGAAAAGCCTCTTCACACATGGGCATCACACTTAGCCGACGCCATACGTTACGGTCTATATTCCTATGTCAATAGCTTTACTGGGTTCTAGGGATATCTCACTTGTCAAAAATTTTACTTGACTATCAAAACGAGTCGCGATATTATTATTGTAATATAGAAAGAGTGTATGACGGTCGAAAATCTTAAACGTTATAGCGTTAAATATATTAGAGATGGCGCAAAAAGTGCCTACAAAAAAGACGATCACTGTCACATTTGTGATACTGCTGAAGAGTTACAACTTCACCACTATACTGGCCTAGCAGATTTGTGGGCTATGTGGTGCAGAAAAAACCGAATTAAAATCAATACTGTTGACGATGTTATGGAACACCGTGAACACTTTATCGCCCAGCATTATGATCAGCTATACCACGACGTGGTAACTCTGTGCAAACTCCATCATGCTGACTTACACCAAATGTTCGGGAAAGCACCCGCGATCGGGTCCTCTAAGGCACAAGCACGATGGATCGAAGTTAAAAGGAAGAAATGGCTAGAAAAGAATCAATCTTAAAATCTTTTACTAGCAGGTTTCGTCCGCAAGTAGTAGAAAAATTAAATCCAGGCCAGCGTTATATAGCTATGCAAGAGGGTCCAACTATTGACCCCGCGCCAAACAGTTATTTTTCATACTACGAACAATTAGGCGTAGTTAACCGCGCTGTAAATATGGTAATAGACGCGGCTTCGCAAATTGATATTATTGTAGGCGATGACAAGCTTAACCAAGATATGCCTCCTAGAGGCGGAACAAAGAAGGCACGGGTAGAGAAACTTTTAAACTCCGAGCCTAATCCATTTCAGGATATCTCTACATTTCGTAGACTTATTTATTCGGATCTGCTAGTAGACGGTAATGCTTTTATTTACTATGATGGAGTACATATCTATCATCTTCCAGCATACTTAGTCTCTATTGAAACAGACTATAAGTTGTATATAAAAGAATTTACTATGGATGGCCCTGGCGGCACAATTAAGTACGAACCAGATGAAGTCATACATATTAAGGATAACTCTATACGAGGTGTCTACAGAGGTATATCTAGACTTAGCTCAGCTAAATCATCTATGACACTACTCTGGAGAATGATTAAGTACCAAGATAAGTTTTTTGAGAATGGAGCCATTCCTGGTCTTGTTCTTAAATCGCCTAACTCTCTTAGTGAAAAGCTAAAAGAGAAGATGATTGAAAGTTGGTTAAAACAATACTCACCAAATGCTGGCGGCAGACGTCCGCTGATTTTAGATGGGGGTATGGAGCTTGATAGACTATCGAATACAAACTTTAAAGAACTCGATTTTGAAAATAGTATAGTAAAGCAAGAGCATGCAGTTCTTAAAACACTGGGCATTCCTCCTATTCTTCTTGATGGTGGTAATAATGCTAACATTAGACCTAATCAAAGACTATTTTACATAGAAACTGTAATTCCTCTTGTGCACAAAGTTATGAAAGGCTACGAAAGATTTTTTGGCTGGGAACTGATTCCAGACAACGATATTCCAGGCCTACAGCCAGAATTACAAGAGCAAGCAAACTACGCGGTAGCTCTTGTTAACGGTGGCGTAATTACTCCAAATGAAGCTAGAAAAACTTTAGCATTTGAAGATTCTGAAGATAAACTTATGGATGAAATTAGAGTTCCAGTTAACGTTGCCGGCTCTGCCGCTGACCCTAGCCAAGGTGGAAGACCACCGAAGAAAGACCCTAATGAATAGAACACCCGCAACAGCTATGGCGCGCGATGTTGCAAAGTTTTTAATAGATAAAAAAGTAAATCCTTTAGAAATTACAGCTGCTCAGTACGATGATTTAGCTCCGCCCTATAGGGCAGTTAGAATGAAATTGTATTTCCTAACGTTTGCTCGCGCCATGAAACATGTAGCTAGCCAAGTTGAAAGATTACAAAAACGTACTGTAATCAAGAAGCCTATTAAAGCTAGAGAAAAACAAACCAATGGTGAAGTATAGAGGTCAAAATATCAGCCTAGTGCCATCCGATGGTATGAAGTCAGAAGCTGAAAGAGCACTAGCTTGGAAAGCTGATGGCAAACGTGGCGGTACAAGAGTTGGATTAGCTCGTGCAAATCAGCTAAAAAATAAAACCGAGCTTTCGCCTAGCACTGTGAGAAGAATGTTCAGCTTCTTTAGTCGCCACGAGGTGGATAAACAGGCTCAAGGGTTTAGCCCAGGAGAAGAAGGTTATCCTTCCCCCGGCCGCGTGGCCTGGGCTTTATGGGGCGGAGACGCTGGGTTTAGTTGGTCCCGTGCTAAAGTAGCAACTATGGATAGGCTAGACGAAAAAAAGAGTATGGACGAAGAATACGAAGAAGAAGAAGAACATGGCTCTTCATATATTTCTACCTACTTATTAGATATTGCCGACGTAGGCAAAAAATTACATGATATGCTTGGAGACGAGGATAACTTACCTGGGCATATAATTTCAAAGGTTATACTAGCAACTGACTATATACGTGATGCACGTGATTATATTAAGTCAGAAGGATACGAAAAACAACTAGACGAAGAGTACGACTATGAAGGAGAGATGGCTAAATCCGAGATTAGGATTATGCTAAATGCTGTAGAAGAAATTAACGGCATGCTCTCAGAAGAAATTAGTTTGCCTATGTACGTCGTATCCAAAGTCATGCTAGCTTGTACTTACGTAAAAGACTCATATGAATATATAAAACAAGAAATGCAAAAAGCAGCTCCTGAAGACTTAAAGACTGGAGATTTTGTTTCTTGGAACTCTAGTGGTGGAACTGCTCGTGGAAAAATTAAACGAGTAGTAAGAAACGGGGAAACAGGTATACAAGGCATTAGTGGAACACCAGAAGATCCTGCGGCAGTAATTACTGTGTGGAGAAAATCCGGTGATAAGTATGAGGCATCAGATGTAGAAGTAGCCCACAAATTTTCTACCCTAAGAAAAATAGAAAGTCTAATGAAACAAGATAGAATCTATACATTAATATCAAAGATGAAGTCTGTTTCCGAGGATTCATCTACTATTACAATACGGGGAATGGCATCTACTACAGATACAGATAGAGTAGGAGATGTAATTATATCCGAAGCTTGGACTAAAGGGGGAACCGAAAGCTACTTACGTAACCCTATCATACTATTTAACCATGACCACAACAGACCAATAGGGCGAGGTACTTCTTTACGGGTTACAGATAAAGGACTAGAAATTACAGCTAAAATTAGCAAAGCTGATCCTTACATCTCTAAACTGATTTCTGACGGTATTTTAACTACTTTTTCTGTTGGGTTTAAAGTTAAAGACGCCGACTATATAAAAGATACTGGAGGTTTACTAATTAAAGATGCAGAGCTATACGAAGTATCAGTAGTATCAATACCTGCTAATACAGCTGCAGAATTTAATGTAGTAAAAAATTATCAATCAATGGACGAGTTTAAGAAAGGGCTTACTGTGCCCACCCTACCCGACTTGGGTAATCAAGAGGCACTGCCCTCTTCTAAGGAAAATGTAAAAATGAATGAAGAAGAAATGAAGAAATTTCTAGCTGAAATTTCTAAAACAGCTACCGCAGCTGCAAAAATGGCTGTCGCTGAAGAAACTGCTGCTCGTAAAGCTGCAGAAGAGACTGAAAAGCTCCGCATCAAGGCAGAAGAAGAAGCACGTGAAATCGCTGTAAAAGCAGGCGCATCAGGTGCAGAAAAACTTCTAGCAGAAGTAGCAAAAACTTTTGCTGAAAAAAGCGCAGTAACAGACGCAAAAGTAGAAGCTCTAGAAGCCGACCTACGTGACCGTAGCAAGGACCTAGCTGCTCTACGTGAGTCCAAGCGTACCTTCGTTTCTAGCGAAAGCGGCACAGACTGGAAGAAAGCTTTCACTCCTGACCTAGTTAATGCATACGTTCTAAACGCTGTTCTAACAGGAAAAGGTGGGTTCCAGGGTACGAAGTTTGGTAATTCAATCGTAGAAAAAGCAACGAACGCAATGTCCGGTGCTGCAGCTCCTACAGCTACTTCTATCGAAATCTACGAAAACACAGTTTCAACGGCTATCGAGCGCGATATTCAGAACCTACTTGTTCTAGCGCCTCTATTCCGTGAAATTAACATGCCAACAGCTACGATGACTATGCCTATCCTACCTGACGCTGGTTACGCTGAATTCGTGTCTACAAAAACATACACGAACACAGGTAAAGATGCCCCACACGGCTCTCTATCTGAGCGCGGCGATACAGTTGGATCACCATACGGTGGCGTAGATCTAACAAACAAGACATTATCAGTTAAGAAATTACTTTCAATTTCTTACCTAGCTAATGAAACAGAAGAAGATACGATCCTAGCGATCCTTCCTCTAATCAACGAGCAGATGGTTCGTTCACACGCACGCTCTGTTGAGCATGCAATGCTTCTAGGCGGCCACTCAACAGGTCTTCTAACGGGCGGCTTTGATGGTGTTTGTGAGCAAGCTCGCGACAACTCAAAAGAACTAACATCCGCAACTGCACTTGCATCAGACAAGCTAACAGCTGCTAACCTACTAACTCTACGTAAGAACATGGGTAAGTGGGGAATTCGTCCTAGTGATATGGTGTTCATCGTATCTCAGACAGAATACTTCAACCTACTAGAAGATCCTGAATTCCAAGACATGAACCTAGTTGGTACTAACGCTGTTAAGCTAACTGGTGAAATCGGAAACGTATACGGAACAAAGGTAATGATGTGCGACGAATTCAACGCCAAAGCTGCTAGCCAGCTAATGGCTGTAGCCGTAAATGCACGTAACTTTATCGTACCTCGCATGCGCGGAGTAACTCTAGAGTCTGCATACTACCCCGGTCTACAACACCGCGAACTAGTTGCTACTCAGCGTCTAGGCATGGATTCCATCATCACTTCTGGAACTTCAGCCGTAAGCTACAGATACGCAGCTGCTTAATGATGTGGGCGCCGAGTAAAATCGGCGCCTACTACTTGGAGAGCCCAATGAACGTGGATGATGGGGGCGTGGAGGTTGCCTGGCATACTTTCTGCCTTCATCACCACAGATCATTGGGTTTTTCTTATATGGCATTTAGATTAGCTATAAAAGCTTATCTTCAGTACGTCAAGGATAAAAATGACAGAACTAGTGACACTACAGCAGTATAAGGCATACAGAAACATCACAGGGGGCACTGATGATGGTAAACTCAATATGATTATACCTTCTGTGTCTAAACTAGTTAGGACGTATTGTGGAAGAGATTTTACGAGCTATTACGCTATAAACCTAACAGAGTATCATACTCTAAAGTGGGACGTAAGCGCTATCTTTTTGAGAGAATTACCTATCGTTCAAGTGGTTTCTGTTGAAGAGCTAGAAGAAAATAGCCAAACTGTTTATACAGCATTAACCGCATCAGAATATGTAGTAGATACTAATATGGATGCTATATACCGTATCGAAGACGGGAAGCCGAAGTACTTTCCAATTGGCATCAATGCCGTAAAAGTTGTATATAAGGCAGGGTACGCTACAGTACCTGCTGATTTACAGTTAGCCGTTTGTGATTTAATCACATACTATTTGAAAGAGCAGTATCTTCCAGAGAAGAACCATGCTAGCTTTACGATTAGACATAATAATGATAAGCCCGATTTTCCGGATCATATCAAGAGAGTACTGGACTTCTATAGGGATATGTAATGGTTGAAGATGCAAAAAGAAAAATTGCGATCAGTGTTACTGATGATAAATTTGCCCTAGAATTAAAAAAAGGCAACGACTCTATTTATGATTTTTCCGACGCGGCTAGAAGGAGAATAGGTAAATCTATTAGCGGCACAGGACCGCTTCGAGGGTTTATTAATAGACTAGGCGGCGGAGTACTACAAAAAGTGCACTCTATAAAAGACGCTCTAAATATTTTTAAAACTATCAATAAGCAAAATACTACTGCTGTTAACAGCTTTCTTACGGACTTTTTAATTTCTCTTCAAAACGATATTTTTTACGTGCTAAACGAAACATCTGAGAGTACGGTATCGTCAATTGTACAAAACAATTTATCTCTTATAAAAGAATTTAATGCTTTTAATGGTTTGCACGCCGATCCTGCAAGAGCAGTATTATTAAGATCTACTAAACCTTATTTACCCCCTAATATAAGAGACGCTTTAAAAGTAGACGATAGTTTTGAATCAGATAACTTTGAAGAAATTTTTATAACCAGCGACCAATCTGTAGAACAACTAAAAGCAGACTCTAGAAAACGTATTGAAGCTAGAGTTGCACAAATAATTGATGAACTTGAAAATGATAATGCTAAAGAATCATATTTTGAACAAGATGCTGACGCTTTTATAAGTGCTACAAATAGCCAAATTGGAGACCCGGTTTTTGATAAAACAGGTAAGCCTATTAAGCCTGTTCCTAGGGAAGATGGCTCAACCTACGATAAAAAAATTAATCCTTTAATACAGCATCTATATTCTTTTAAGGATGGCGTTAACACTAAATATACATTGATAGAAACAAAAATATCTTTCAGCGTAGACCCTGCCAGCATTACAGGAGCACCTAGCGTAGGTCTTTACCCCTCTATAGAAAAAGTAGTGCCTACAGACGCTGCACAATATGAAGCAGCTGTTAAAGTTATAGCAGGAAATATACAGCTTCCTATTGCTTTCTTAGAAAAAGCAAAACAATCTCAAGGTTCTGCAAGAATAAACTTAGAGTGGGAGCATATTGTGGGGTTAGCTACTTTTAATATATACGAAGCCGCTGTAATGGCTAAACGAATTTCTGAAATTGATGTTGATCACCCAGAAGTTCATAAAGCAGCAAAAATGGCCCCAGCTTTAGAAAGATTGTTCTTTATAGCTATGAAGGTAGATAGTTTATTTACTAGTTTTACTGATGAAAATGGAAAGCTAGTAGTGGCTAATGATGATCCCTTAACTAGGGCGGCAATTTTACATATCTTAAAAAACCAAGAGATAAATTACACAGAATATAATTGGGTTATAACAGACAGTGAAACAGGTATGCCGCGCGCGTTCAAAAGAAATGAATTTATTAAAAGAACAACAGAAATAAGTATAACAGGCCTAGGTGTAGAATACAAGGATTTTCTAGTCGGGGGCCGAGTTGGATTGTGGGGTACTGATGTATCCAATGGTGCTAAAGGTACTCTTTCAAAGACGTTTATAAGTATAGCAAAAGGAATACTGGAAAATGGTATAGAAGAAGCTATGTCAAAAATGGATGCTTTAGAGGGCAAAGTTAAACTCCCAGGCTCCGATAGTTTTGTAAAGTCTTTAGCCATAGCTAGTGGGCTTCACAATTTTGACCTTAAATCGAAACCCGCTAAGGCTAAAACTGTAACTAAAAAAGTTCCCAAAACCAATATTTCTAAAGGCATGAGCAAAGATGGCCCCGTTGTGCCTGTAGTGTTAAAAAAACCCAAAAACACAAAAAATCCCCCCGGTACTAAAAGTATAAGTACTTATCAAGGTACTGCCCCCGTATCGCAGAATGCACGTACTAGATCAGAAAGTTTGGTGGCTTTAATAAACTATAGTCTGTCTTCCGAAGTGAAAAAATTAATGATAGGGGGCCCGAGATTACAAAATAGAACAGGCAGACTAGCAGATTCCGCTAAGGTTACTAGTGCAAACTCTAGAAGGATAGTGGTGCAGTACATGTCTAATCCTTATGATGTATTTTCAAAAGATAGAGGTGCTTCTCCTTGGAATAATCTTAATAGAGACCCAGTGGACCTGATAAGTTTAGCTGTTAGAAACATTCTAACGAATAATAATAAAAGATACGCTAGGTCTGTAAGTATAGGACGGGTATAATATGGCTTTAGATAGAAGTAGATTATTTAGCAGCAGACGTACGGCTATAACAGATTCTCTTGTGGCGCTATTTAAAAGTATAGATGGTACAGGAGAGTTTGTTTCTAATATATCTGGGCAAGTTTTTAATAAGTTAAAATATATGGAAGATCTAAATGATTTTCCAGCTATATCTGTAATAGCGGGGTCAGAAAATAGAACCTATCAAACTGCTCAGTATAGGGATAGATTTTTAAATTGTAGAATAGTCGTATTCGTAAATGAAGAAACTCCCCTCACTAAATTAGATAGTGTGTTAGAGGACTTAGAGACTTTAATAGAGGCTAACGGAAGATTAGCATATATTGATAAACAAGGCGCTACCCAGTATACCCACGATATAAAGATTCTCAATATATCAACGGACGAAGGAGCCCTAGAACCCATTGCAATAGGCGAAATGTCTATTCTGGTTCATTACTAAGCGAAAGCTTGGTCAGAAGGAAAATAAATAATGTCAATTTATCTAAAAAGAGATACTAAGGTATTCCTTAAGAAAGGCACAGCCATCTGGGAAATCCCAGTTATGTCTGGGTTCAATTTCTCACAAGGGAACACGACTTCAGAAGTTGTTCTAAAAGAAATGGCTACAGCGGCCGGAGTTTCACGCAGAGGACGTCGAGTATTCAATGATGCTCTAGCCCCAGCCGAATGGAGCTTCTCAACGTATATTAGACCATTTAGACCAACTGTACAAACTTCTATAGCTGCTACTGCTATGGTAGCTAACACAGGGTATAAAATTCTATCTGCGGGGGATACTGTATGGGCAACTTACGGCGCGCCGCTTGGAACTGCCGGTACTTACTTTGTAGCTAACGGACCTGGAACAGGTACAGGCACAGTACTTCCCGCATCTATTGCGGATGCTGCTGCAAACCACCACGCTGTAGAAGAAGTTCTATGGGCTCAATTCGTAGGTTTAGGTACATACACACCAACTACGTTCACATTCCTAAATTTCGAAGCACCAAACAGCACCGACCTAGATATTCAATTTACTGGCGGTAACAATATTAGTTTAGGCGAATTTGACCTATTTTTCATTCTAGGCGCCACATACGACAATGATAGAGACTATGACGATGTTGCATCAGATGACGTTGTTGTTTACAAGATTGCTAACTGCATCATCAACCAAGCTAATGTTAACTTTGACGTTGACGGTATTGCAATGATTGAATGGTCAGGCATGGGCACAGTAATTTCTAGAGAAGCAGACTTCGATGCTCGTACAGCTATTACGCAAGGTGTTACAGCTACAAATAATTTCATTCGTAATAAATTAACGTCTTTAACAGTACTAGCTGCTAATACTACGGCATACCCAGGTGCCGCAAATAACACAGCTCCAGGCACCGCAGGCTCATATACAATTACTTTAACAGGCGGCTCTATGTCGTTCTCAAACAATGCTATGTTCTTAACACCAGAAACTTTAGGTGTTGTGAATCGTCCTATTGGTCACATTGCAGGCAATAAAGCAATTACAGGTAACTTTACAGCTTACATTGAGGAAGACGCGGCATTAAAAGATACTTCTGGGCAGTTACTGGCAGACGCTTTAGCTGATCTTACAACAGTAACAAATTCCTTTGCATTAACATTTATTCTTGGTGGTACAGGTAATCTACCAAGATTTCACATTAACCTACCAACGGCACACTTGGAAATTCCCAAAGTGCAGTCTGATGATATTATTTCAGTAGACATTGCATTCCATGGCCTACCATCTACAATCGCAGGAACAAACGAAGCGACTCTGAAGTATGTCGGAGCGTCACTATAAAAATTTTTCTTGACAATGGTCAAGAGGTAGCATATAATAGGTGGATGGGTAAAACTGTCCACCTATATTTTTATAAGAAGGAGAATTATGAGTAAACTACAATCAATGTTAAAAGATACACTAGAGGCCTGGGTACCATTTGATGGGCTACCGGGGTTTGAGGTTAAGCTAGCTTACCTAGCTAGGCCAGAGTTAGAAAGAATTAGAAAAGCTTCTACACGTCCAGTGTTTAAGAAGCATCAAAAAGAAGATGAACTAGATGGCGATATGTTTATGAAGCATTATGTTAAAGCTTCTATTCTTGATTGGAAAGGTTTAACATTAGAATACGCTTCGCAACTTCTTCCAATTGAAGTACCAAAAGATATACCATTAAATGAGACAATCGACTTCTCCCCCGAAGAAGCATTAAGTCTAGTTAAAAATTCTCCAGAATTTGACAAATGGTTAAATGAGATTGTGTTCAGCTTAGATTCTTTTCGTAGCCAACCTACGTGAAGATACAGTTACTGACTTAGAAAAATACCTAAAAAGCAGCGAGAGCAAAATAGATAAAAAACGTTACTTAATGTTGATGGAAGAACGAGGTTTAGATCCTGATCCAGACAAGATTCCTGTAGGTTATGAAGATCTATCTTATGATGCTCAGTTGTGTTTAAACATATACGGCAGGTTGGGAAATAGAGTTTACGGAGACGTAGGTTTTGTGGGCAAGGACTATACCAACTTGCCAATACTTATCAAATTTCATGAAATAGTTAATACTGATTTTTTACTAGAAATGCTCAATATAATAGATGAGTACAATGTAGATAAGTCACAGAAAGCTATGAAAAAGGAAATGGATAAGATAAAGAATAGCAAATGATTAGCATAAAAGCGCTACTTACTATGGAAGGTAAAGGCTCTGATAAATTAGCAAGAGAAACAGAGCGTACTAGAGATAATCTAGACGAAGCAGCTCGCTTAGCGGGGGTATTGGACGCTAGACTAGGCAAAAGCGGTTCAAGTGCTGCTCGAAGATCTGGTGCTTTTAATGATAGAGATGGCATTAGCACTAAAGAAAATAGAGGTGCCAAAGGAGTAGCGGGTCAAAGAGGCGCTGCGGGCAGAGACATGGCTGGTCTTCGGGATGCCTCAGATAGCACAAGTGGCATAGTTGCTGCTTATGCTACCGCGGCGGCTAACATGTTTGCTATTACGGCTGCGTTTAAAGCTTTAGCCGATGCGGCAAAGGTAGAACAGCTTAGAAAAGGTTTAGAGCTTGTAGGCGCTCAATCAGGCGTTTCTCTTGGCTTAGTATCTAAAAATATAGAAAAAGTTACCGGGTATGCTATTAGTTCAGCGGAAGCAATGAAGTCAGTTGCCTCCGCAACAGCGGCAGGGTTTAGCTCTAAAGAAATAGAAAGACTGGCTGTAGTTGCAAAAGGTGCATCTACTGCTCTTGGCAGAGATATGTCTGATGCTATGGATCGTCTTACAAGAGGTACCATAAAATTAGAACCAGAACTCTTAGATGAACTTGGTATCATGACTCGTATTGATGACGCTGTTAGTAGCTATGCAGACGCGCATGATAAAGCTAAATCTTCTCTTACACAGACAGAGCGTAGACAAGCATTTCTTAATGCAGTTTTAAAAGAAGGAGAAGATAAATTCGGCTCTATTGCTGCAGCCGTAGATGTAAGTCCTTTCGATAAATTGACAGCTTCTCTAAAAAATATGTCAACAACAGGCATAGGTGGGTTAGTAAAAGTTCTAGAGCCACTAATAAACCTTTTAGCCGATATGCCACAACTTATTTTATTGCCTTTAACAGGAATATTTCAATCTGTATTCTCTAAACTTGCTCCAACAGCACAGGCAGAATTTAAAAAGCTTGAAAATGTCACAAAACAAGCTGCAAATAAATTTGGCGATATGCGTGCCGCAGAATTTGTTAGAAGTCAAGATATAGGTTTAAAAATAGGAGACGCTCAATTTGTAGGAAGAACTAAATTAGACCTTAATCTAGAAGAAGGCACCCATTTATCTCTGCTTGAAAAACAAAAAAAGATACTACAAGATAATTTAATAATAGAACAACAAGCTTTAGCTGTTGCTAAGAAACAAAATCTTGAAAACTCTATAGAAGTAAAATTAGCAGAGCAAAGAGTAGATAATAATCGAGCTGCTTTAAATAACATGAATAGGGCTATATCAGAAACTAAAAGAGACCAACGCTATATAAACCCTATGAGTGCAGCGGCTGGAAAATTGGCGTATACCGATGCATCTACAAAAGCTTATGACTTAACTCAAACTTTATTTGATGAGAGGCAAGGAAATATTGCCGGACAAGCGGGAGCTTTATGGAAAGGTGCTGGAGCTCAGCTTGCTGCGGTAAACATAGGCATGAAATCCTACAAAGCTAATTTAGACTTAGCAAATCAAGCAGCAGGAACACAAGCAACTCTTGTATCAAGTTTATCAGGTTTATGGCTTAGAGCAGGTTTAACTGTAAAAGCTTTTGGAACTATTGGTAAACTTGCTTTGCAAGGGTTTACAGCTGCTCTTCCTTTTATAGGTTGGATAATTACAGGATTTACATTACTTACATCTCTTTTTGAAGCTATGAAAAGCGACAAAGATAGAGCAATTGAGGCAAGCAAACAGCAGCTTAAAGAGTTACTTGAGTCCAGTAAAAAAGTCAATGAAGAAGTTAAAAAATTTAGAGAAACAGGAAGATATGGTAATGCTTTTGAAGCAGAACTTACAAATATAAATGAAATTTATAGTAAATTAAAAGATGTTGAAAAACTAAAAAATAAATCATTTAATAATAGTGATAAAAAAACTCAAGAACAAGGTTATCTTGGCACAAGAAGTGAGTACCTTGCCGGAAAAGATATATTTGGAGGAGCGGAAGAAGCTCAAGCTTTAGAAAGTATTTTTAGAGGACTAGAATCTACTAAAGGAGTTGAATACGTCAAAAAATTAAGTATAAGTATGGTAGACGCTAAAGAGGCGGGAAAAGATTGGTTTAGTATATTGGAACCTGCTATGAAAGGTTCTGAGGCTATAGCAAAATCTTGGTCAGATATTGGAGAAGCTGTAAAAACTGGCGGGCAGGCTGTTCGTAAATTTTGGGGAGATGACTTTTTCAAAACAGACTACTCAGAAATAGCTAATACTTTTAGAACTATAACTGCAGAAATGAAAGCTCAAGAACAATACATAACAGATCCTAAAGCAAAATTACAAGCAGATTCTGATATTATATCAAAATTTGTTGCTGGAGGAAAGGATATGTTTCTTGAGTTAGATAGAGTTATGGGGGAAAATACTACTACTTTTGCAGATATATATAAAGAATTAAGTAAAAAGCAAAATGAAATAAATACACTTACTGCAGCTGGAGATAAAGCAAGTCTTGATAGAGCAAAACAATTAACAACAGAATTAAATAAACGCCAACAAGAAGTAAAAAAATTAATATCATCTTCCGGTGTATTAGCAAAAATAGCGCTAGAAGAATATAAAATGAAACTAGCTACTATAAATCTTGAAAACGTTAAAAGTTCTCTTACTTTACAAGAAATTAGAAACTCAGCAAATCTTGCTAAAAATGCTATTACAGCCTCTAAGCAAGCACTAGAAAGAATGAGAAATTTTCAGGGTTTTGACAATTTATCAGAGGGCTACGATAAAGCTGACGCTGTTAAACAAGCAGAAATAGAATTGCAAAATGCTAAAGACAGTGCTAAATTAAAAAATGATGTATTGGATAGAGAGTTTGAGTTAGCCGGCTTACAAAAAGAATTGATGCTACAAAAAGCTAGATTGGAATTAAGTGATGCACAAGCAGAATTTGATAAAAAATATGTAATTACTAATCTTGTAAATACACTAAGTATGGGCATGTTATCTTTACAAGGGGCAGAATATGCCGTTGATAAACAACGATTAGAAACTATGACTAAAATAGTAGGGTTACTGGGCGACACAGAAACTATTGGAGCTAGAACAAACGCTGCAAATAAAGCAGCTAATACTCTAGAGGTAAAAACAAAAGAACAAGCCCTTGAAACTACAAAAGAAGCTTACAGACAAAGTCTTACAAACTTGAAAAAAGAATTAGATATAGTTACAGCTAGATTAAAAGTAGAGCAAGAAATTATTGCTTTAAAAAGAGAAGCATTTAACAATGAACGAGAGTTACAAAGAGTAAAACAAAGTAATGCTGCTGCTAGAAGCGCTTCTGGAGAACTAGATATTGTTAGTCAACTAAGACAAGATGCAGACAGGGCTCTTGGAAGTCTTTTTGATAAGATAGTAAGCGAGACCAAAAGAGCAAGCGAGGAAGAAGATAAAATTAAGGGGCTTAAAACTCAACAAAACCTAGCAGCAGAACAACTAGCAAAGACTTATACGTCTGGACAGGGAGACTTACCAACCGCACAGAAAAATCTCAATGACGCTACTAGAGAGTTAACTACGGTTCAAGATCTCCACACACAAAAAACACTTACGGCAGCAACTGCTATAGCTCTTTTAGTAGAAGCATTTAATAACCTTACAGGTAAATTAGAAGACGCAGGAAATCTACCTATGCAACTAGAGCGGGGAGTAGGTGCGTCAAAACAACGTCTAGCTAAAGCACAAGCTTCAGTGGGAATGAATATGATGGGTGCTGGTGACGAATTTAGCGCGGCATTAGATGCTCGTTGGCTTGCAACAAAGGATGACGTATATAAAGGAGACTACGATAAATTTCTAAAAAGCGATGATGTTAAGTTAATTAAAGAAGCCTCATTACGTATGGCAGAATTTAATCTTATAGCAGACAAAACTGCCGAAATATCTGTAGCATTTGGCGAGCAGTTAGCAGGAGCTTTCACTTCTATTATTGACGGCTCTAAAGATGCTGGGGAAGCTTTTGCAGATATGGCTCTTTCTATGCTTAAAATGATAGCGGAACTTATAGCTCAGCTAATAGCTATGGCAGCTATTAAAGCAACAGCAGCAGCATTTGGCATTCCTCTAGCAGACGGGGGTATAATGCCAGGAGCCCAAGCAATGGCTAGCGGCGGTATTATGAATAGAGCGACTGGCTCTGGCCATCAAGGTGTCATAAACAAGCCTACTTTCTTAGTTGGTGAAGGTAAAATGAACGAAGCTGTGGTTCCTCTGCCTAATGGCAGGGCAATACCAGTTCAGATGCATGGTAATAACACGTCTAGCAACAATGTGCAAGTTAACGTAAATTTAAGCCAAAATGGCGACGCAAGAACAAGCACACAGGGTCCAGACATGAATAGTCTAGGAGCAGCTATTGCAGCCGTAGTTCAAAAAGAACTACTTGCTCAAAAGGCTCCAGGGGGTATCTTAAGTAGATACGGAGCTGCTTAATGATATACTTCACAATACCAATAAACGTTTTAGGCACTGGCAACCCTGTTGCCGATACCGACGTTTATTTAGATAACGGAGTTCAAATTCAAAATGCGCCTTCCATAAGGCAAGTTGCTTTTGGAGAAGACTATAGTCTGACTATTCCACTAGGTAGTCGTAAAAGAACTTTTTCCGCATCTATGTCAAATCGGTCTCAAGCTGAGGCCGATTTGATAGATAATTATTTTTCTTACCTAGAGGGTCAACTTATTAATAATTTTCGTATACTCGGAGTAGCTGCTGACGTAGTAGTTCTTGAGTGGAGCAAAACTTTTAGAGAAGCCGATACTTACAGTATACAGGCTAGCTTCAAAGAGGTTATAAGATGATAACATTTATAGCTCCCGCAGGATCTTTCTTTGCTACGGCTACTGAGTTTACTGTAGATATAAACCCGCAAGTCAGTAAACGAGTTACTATGCTAGAACAAACAGCAGGCGACTTTCCACTAGAGCAGGCTAGAGCAAATGGATTAAATGCTGTAACAGAGACAATATCTTTTAATATGATAAATCTTACTATAGCAAATGCTATAGCCCTAGACGGCTATTTTGACTCTCTCAGAAGCACAGTACCTATAGATTTAATTTTTCCTGGTACAGGAACAGTTACTGCTGCTGTAGCAGGTACAAATGGACTTACTATAGGTAAAAGGTATAGAATATCAACTCTTGGGGGCATTAACTGGACAAGTATAGGGGCATCTTCAGCAGCTTTAAATACGTCTTTTTATTATAATGGAGTAACTACTACTGGCGCTTCTGGTACTGTAAGAACTGTAGTAAAAAGAGTATTAATTACAGGCTGGTCTACTAATGTAGATAGCAGCAAGTTTGGCGCCATCAGCGCAAGCGGAAAATTGGTACGCATATGATTTTAGAGCTTAATAAGCAAAGAGTTACTTCGGATTTTATTGAGTTGTATCAATTACAAATACCAGGTAGCTACTTATACTTTACAACACATGAAAATAGTGTGTATATGAGAGATAAAGAAATAGGTTCCGATCCTATTGGGAACCCGTACCCTAATAGACTTTATACTTCTATACCTATTTCATTTACCGGATGGGAACAAAAATCAGAAGGTACATATGCTAGACCTGCGATTAGTTTTGCTAATATTCTCACAACATTTTCTGATGCATTAGGTAACTTTGAAAATGATGATCTAGTAGGACTAAAAATAGTTAGAAGAAAAACTTTAGCGATACATTTAGATAACGCAACCGGAGACGCTAACGGAGCTCCTGCAGCTCCAACCGAATTTCCAACCCAATCTTACATTATAGATAGAGTGGCATCTTTTGATGCTATGTCAGTATCCTTTGAGCTTTCTAGTCCTTTTGATGTATCAGGAGTCATGATACCTGCTAGAAATGTGCTTCCTAATAGCTGTCCTTGGGCTTACCAAGGGGCTGCTACTGATACTCCATACGCTACGTCTACAGGTGCATGCACTTGGAAACTTGCTGCAAATAATAATGGATTTACTGCATTTTTTGATAATAGAAATAATTTATTTGCTACTGGGCATACAATTACTGCGTCATCCGCAGCAGCAGCTAATGATTTTTTTAGAACTTCAAAATCTTTAACTCGCGTCAATGTAGATGGGTCAACCTTTGCAGTTTCTAGCTATGATTATTGGCAAGCTGCTGCTGCTGGTTCTACTCCATATAGAAGAGTAAGATTATATACTACTTATAGTGGAGCAACTACATACTATACCTATACACAAGGAGACCTGTATAATGACGTAGTGCTCTCTGGAAACACTTTATGGGTTTGTATAAAAAGTCACGCAGGAGGTCAAACTCCTGCAATAAACTCTAAATATTGGAAACGTGCCGATGTTTGTGGAAAAAAACTTAGTAGCTGCGCAAGTAGGTATAAGTCAATGTCAGTATCTAATGCTACAGGTACAACAGTAAGTGTAACAGAGGACTCAACAAAGGTATTACAATATGGTGGATTTCCAGCTTCCCGAAGATATATTTAGTCAAATTAAAGAGCATGCTATAAATATGGCCCCGCAAGAATGTTGCGGGGTCATTCTTATAAAGAAGGGTAGGCGAAAATATTATCCTTGTGATAATGTAAGTAAAGAGCCAGACTCTTTTATAATAAACTCTATTCAGTATACTAGACTATCTCTGCAAGGGGATATTGAATTTATCGTACACTCGCACACAACGGGCAATGATCCTAGTGAGCATGATATTCAAGCATGTGAATCTTTAAAAATACCTTATCTTATTTACTATATTGAAACAGATACCTATAGCATACATTGTCATAAAAATTATAATAAGTTAATTGGTAGAGATTATATATTTGGAAAACAGGATTGTTTTGAGGCGGCTAGAGATTGGTTTTTAACCCATAATATAATTATGCCACCAAGAAAAAATTGGCTTGACAATGATCAAGATACAAACTATAATTATATGGAAAATGAAGTTATGGAATGGCCGGTAGAGCAAGTTCAAGATCTTAAGTATGGGGATATACTTCTTCTATCAGTATTCAGTAAAAAACCCAATCATATAGCTATATATTTAGATAATGATATTATCTTTCATCACGCAGTAAACCGACTTTCCTGCCGTGAAAACATGTACCCTTATTGGGCGGAGAATATTTATGGAATCTACAGATTTAAAAGAAGTGATCTTAGAAGGATTTCTTGGTGAAAAATACGGACGTAAATGGAGTATTGCCGCTACAGAATATAGAGATATTTTTGCTTGTATAGAGGCTAATTACCCTGAAAGTAAAAAAGATATTATAGACTTATACCTAGCTGGTGGAGACGTATCTATTCAAACGGGCGAAAGTATAATGGAAGAAGCAGAAGAGTATTTCTTCCCTATCAAAAAAGGCACTATAATTATAACTCCGCTTCCTACTGGTAGCAAGTCAGGTAGTGCAAAAATTCTTGGGGCTGTTGCCTTAGCCGCTCTTTTCTTTATTCCTGGAGTTAACGTTTTAGCTGGTGCCTTAGCTAGTGCAAGCTTTGGAGCTGGTGCTACTGCTGCTGGCGCTGTTCTTGCTGCTGGGGGCACAACAGCAGCAGCTTCTGTTGTTGGGGCTGCTGTTGCTTCAATTCCTGGGCTACTTGTTGCGGGGTTAGCTCTTAACCTAGCTATTGTTGGATTACAGCAATTATTAGCCCCAGACCCTTCCGTCGATGACCCTGATAGTAATAATTATCTTTTTAATGGCCCAGAAAATACAGCAGTGTCCGGCAACCCTGTGCCAGTTCTTTGTGGTGAAATGATGATAGGGGGTATAGTTATTTCCTCTGGGTCTATTGGAGGATTTTGGGCAAATGAATCTACTTATGTAGAAGATGTTATGCCAGATTCCGGAGTAGAAGGAGGAAATAGATATAATCCTCCTCCTGTTTATATACCGCCCGGAGGCGGAAATAGATACAATCCTGCCGTGCGAGGAATTAGTGTATTTACGCCCCCTACTGCTACTACTACATCAATAGCAAAAGCTGTAGATGATCAATCTTTGGGCATAAAAACGTTAGGCACCGATGAATTTACTATGAGTGCACCTTAAGGAAAACATAAATGACCTTTAAAAGAAATACTTTAATAGTTTATGATCTCCTATCAGAAGGAGAGATAGAACTTGTAGATGGTTTATCTTCTATTTATTTAAATAAAACTCCTATAGTTAATTCAAACAAGCAACATATAGTAATGAATAAAGTATATTCAGCTACTACTACTGCTGGGTCCTCAAACGTAGTTTTTGATGACGATGGCCTATATCCGATAGATAACGTAAGACCTGTAAGAATTCAAAAAGCATATAAAGCTGCTGGTAGTGCTTCTGCATCAGCAGGGAGTACTACTGTAACTACATCTGCGGCTTTTTTTGAGAGTGCTATGATAGCAACTAATACAATAGCTAGCGGTGGGCTCTATCAAAAAGTTCGTATTCCAGGAGCGGGTCCAGCAGGCAGTGAGTACGTTGGTGAAATAACAGCAGTAGCAAGCAGTACTAGCGCAACTGTAGAGCCTGCTATATCTACTACAATATCTGGGGCCCCTATAACTTTTGATTTTTTCTCTTGGGCAATTATTACTGCTCCAGGGCTTACATTAGTTGGTCCTCCCCCTACTCCTCCCGTAGTTCCTGTTACTGGTACTTTTTATATGGACGTAGGAGCTGCCGGAATAGAATCAAATCAAACTGATTCTTCTGTTTTAAATTATAAATTTGTAAAAGCTAACTTTCGCCCAGGAACTATGCACCAAGAACCTATAGTTAATATAGGCGGGTTCTCTAATGCTAGTTTTGGTAGGGCTATAGGAACAGAACTTAAACAATATACAGAGTTTTATGGGCAAAAGTTAGTTTGGGGTAAAGATAAAACTGCTGCAGAATATGAAGAGGCAGGAGGAGAAATAACTATATCATCTGGTACTGATTTACCAGAGACGTGCGATAGGCTTTTACTGACTATCACAACGCAAAGACTAGACTCTATTAAACCTAGCAACCAAGAAAAAGGGGATGCTGGGCTGACTGTACTAGTGTTTTTTGATTATAGAATCGGAGCTGGAGATTGGTCTACAGAGCAAGTATTTGGACCTAAACCAAATGAGTTAGCCTCTCAATACGCGTGGGTTTGGAATGGAAAACAATCTCCAAATGCAGGAAATACTAGTGGGGATATATCTGGTAGAGATCCTGAAACTTCAGACCATGAGTTTTCCTTTAATATAGATCAATATAAACCTTTTACTAGTTTTCGAGTTAGAGTACGTAGAGTAACTCCTGTTAACTATAAAATGGGAAATTTTGAATATAGTAATTCAACTACCGTTAAATTAATACAAGGATTTATTGAAGATAGATTATCTTATCCTTATTCTGCATACGCAGCTGTTATGCTTGATAGCCAAGAATTTGCTGGCAATGTTCCAGAGCGTATGTATCATTGTTATGGTATACGTTGTGAAGTACCGACAAATTATATGACTAGAAGAGAGTCTAGTGATGGTGTAGCAAACTATAAAAGAAATGTTTCCAGTGGAGCTCAAGAAACAACTTATCAGCCTTGGAATGGTTTATTTAGAACAGTCTACTGCGATAACCCCGTATGGGTACTTAGAACTTTATTATTACAAAATAGATTTGGATTAGGTAACTGGTTGTCCGCAGATCAAATAAATAAATACTCTTTCTACTCATTAGCTAGAAGGTGTGATGAGCTTGTACCTGACGGGGAAGGCGGCTTTGAGCCTCGGTTTACTTGTGGCATATATCTAACTCAAGCCACAGAAGCTTATAAAGTAATAAAAGATTTTTGCTCAATAATGTTTTCTATACCGTACTGGATGGATGGGCAACTAGTTATTGAAGCTGATAAACCAGGAGAACCTATTTATACTTTTACAAAAGGTAATATTATAGGTGGAATATTTAATTACGAAGGTACAGGCAATAAAACAAGACCCAATCAAATAGCTGTAACTTATAATGATAGAAAAAATTTATACACACAAGCTGTTGAGCTTGTAGATGATGTGGATGACATGATTAATAAAAATCGTGTCTATACAGAAGAAGCTGTAGCATTTGGTGCTACTTCACGTGGCCAAGCTATTAGGTATGCTAAATGGAAATTATTAACAAGTAAATTAAATAAAGAAATAATATCATTTAAAACTGGTGAAAATGCTGGGTTTTTACGCCCTGGCAGTATAATTAGAGTACAAGATGCAGATAGATATAGAATAAGAAACTCTGGAAGAGTAATTTCATCTACTATAAACTCAATAGTATTAGATAAAGCAGTTAATCTAGGTAGTGGAACTTATACACTGCACGTTTTAGTAGCAGGATCTGCAGCATATCTTGCCCAACCTTCAGCTACAATTTCTAGTATTCCTTATGTTCGTGGAGATATCATTGCAGGTATTGATACGGAACAAGAAGCAGCTGATCTAGTAGATGACTCTGGCAATCAAGTAGTTGTTATCTGGTCCCCAGACACGCACCTAGAAAATAAAGTTGTTACTACTACTGCTGGAAACGGTATTAATACTCTTTCAATACATCCTGCTGAATTTTCTGCTGCTCCACAAGTAGAGTTTATATGGGCTCTAACGAATACATTAAATAACTCAACAGTAGAAGGCAGTTCTAAACTTTATAGAATACTTGGTATAGCAGAAGATGCTCCAGGTAGCTATGCTATTAGTGCTGCAGAACATTTTAATCAAAAATTTGACGAGTTAGATGAAACTTACTTATCAGAAGCTTCTGATGTTATACCATTTGACGCAGTAATTCCTTTAATTACAAATTTCACAGCGTCATTAAAAACAAAAAATTCTAATAATTCTGCAGAAGACAGTGTTAATACTATAACAGCTTTAGATATAGTACTTCGTTGGACTGCACCTACAAATATTGCAGTATCTGGTACTACCTCTCTTTATAATGATTTAAAAGAATATAAATTAAATATAACTGGCCCTTCTGGGGTAACGACTATTAAACTTCCAAAAACTGCTACTCAATATGTTATGGAGAATGTAGAAGAGGGTAGATATGAGTTTGATATTCAAGCTATAGGTTTAACTGGAGCTGCGAGTACTCCTATATATACAAGTATTTTAGCTACTACTACTACTGTGCCTGGGTCTGTTAGCCAGCTTGGTGTGCCCAGAGGTGGTCAGTTTAGTACTTCGCCTACTTTAAACGGTAGAACAATTATAGCGCCTAATGATTATATTTTCAATGGCGCATCTGGGGCTAAAAAAGTTGTCTCAGGAGGAATTTAATGCCAACTCCTTTTACCGAGTTAACTATATCAAATATTACAGCTGGATCATCAGCTTACCTAGCTTACGACGTAAGCTCTGGGTTTAGGCTATTTCAAACTGTAGTAGATGGCTCAGTAGAATATCTAAGAGATATTACTTCTGCTAGTCCACCTTCAGCCACAAGAACTTTAGCTGATAATGCTACTGTACGTGGTAATATTATAAGTATTCCTGGTACTACTGTTGCACCTGCTTCAGTTACTGTAGGCAGGCGCTATAAAATATTAACTTTAGGAGATACTCCGGCAACCTATGCTACTATGGGCGCCACTACTACAACTGCAGGCGCTTTTGAAATTGGTAGACAGTACATTATTAGAGCTTTAGGAGATACAGACTATACATTAATAGGAGCTTCAACTAATACTGTAGGTATAATATTTACAGCTACTGGACCAGGTGTAGGTACAGGTACTGCATATGAACAATATTTTACTCCTACTGTAGCGGGTAGCGGTAGTGGTACGTTAGTATCTGATTTTTCTGAAGTGGGGGCTCAAGTAGGTCAACCTATAAAAATTAATACTACTTGGTGTACTATAACTAGTTATATATCTGATAGAGCTATATCTGTAGATAGAATTGTTACTGCCGGTCCAATTGTTTATCCCTCTTATTATCCGAATGTTGTAGAAGATACAATCATAGGCCTTATATCAGTTTTTAGTATTAATGCCACGACTATAGAGCTTAACAAAACTTACCAAATTCTAACGGTAGGTACTACAAACTTTATGACCTCTTTTGGCGCTGTAGACAATAATATTGGAACAGAATTTACAGCTAATGCTGCTGGTACCGGAGGCTCTGGCACAGGCACAGTAACTTACTATACTATCGAACGTTACTTTACAGCCTACAACACTATACCAACAGGATCTTTAGCAGTATCTGGTACATTCCCTGGAGAGTCTCGAATCGATAGCGGTTCTGGAGATTTATACATATGGAGTGGTACAACTTGGGTAGCTTCAGGTGGTAGTGCTAGTGAGGTTATCGTAAGTGCTACAGCACCAGGTGCTCCAACTGTAGGTATGCAGTGGTTTAGAACTACAGATAGCCGCATGTTTTTGTGGAATGGCACTAGTTGGGTACAAACAATCCCAGGAGTTAGCGGAACTCGTTTAATTGATACTTCTACAGTAAATGGTCTATATGAAGGTGAAACTGTTATTGACTCCACAGATGGTAATCTGTATATTTGGGAGTTGGGTGTATGGACATTAGTTTTAGAGAGTGTATCTTTTGATCTAAGTAATCAAGTACACGGGTTACCTTCTGCTTTTGATGGTACTGCAGTAGATTATACGGGTGCTAATACTCAGATCAGTGTTTTTTCTGGATCTACAGATGTTACATCTTCATGGACTATTGTTAAAAGTGAGAGCGCTGGTATAACTGGAACTATAACTACCCCGGGTCCCCATAAACTGTACACAGTTACATCTCTAACAGCAGACGTTGCCACAGTAGAATTTACGGCTTCTAAAGTAGGATATGCTGATCGCATAGCCACGTTTACTGCTATTCGTGTTCGCGCAGGCGAGGGTGGAGTCGGTACTGTATACCAAGTTATACCAAGTGTAGGGGCTCTTAAGTACAATTTAACAGATTATACTCCTTCGTCTGTTGTGTTTGATAGTTTTGTTACAACTGGGGCAAGCGTGCCGGCGGCTTATGCTGGCCGCTTTAAAATTTATTATAGTACTAACGGTATTGATTATACCTTAAACTATACTAGCGCGTCGGATGAGTCTACAAAATCATACACCCTACCTGTGGCAAATATAAAGTTTGTCAAGGCGGAACTATTTCTTGCAGGGGGTACTACAACTCTGCTAGATTACGAGAATATTCCTGTCATTATTGACGGTGCTCCAGGCTCGCAAGGCTTGCAGGGTACTTTTGGCAACCAAGGATTACAAGGTAATATTGGCAACCAAGGATTACAAGGTACTCTTGGTACTCAAGGAATACAAGGTACTTTAGGTACTACAGGAGCCCAAGGTACTCAAGGCGGTCAAGGTGGGCAAGGTAGACAAGGTACTTTAGGTACTACAGGAGCTCAAGGTACCCAAGGAGGTCAAGGTGGGCAAGGTAGACAAGGTACTTTAGGTACTACAGGAGCTCAAGGAGCACAAGGTACTTTTGGTCCGCAAGGTCAGCAAGGTATAGTAGGAACTATAGGTGCCCAAGGTGCGCAGGGCGTACTTGGCTCTCAAGGTCAACAAGGTGTAACAGGACCATTAGGTGCGCAAGGTAACTCAGGCGGCCAAGGCCCTACAGGCCAACAGGGCATTACTGGTCCTTTAGGAGCTCAAGGTATTGGTGGTACGCCAGGACCTCAAGGAGCACAAGGTAACCCAGGCACCACAGGTCCTCAGGGTTTACAAGGTACATTTGGTCCTACAGGCCAGCAAGGCATTACAGGTAGTGTAGGTGGCCAAGGTCTGCAGGGGGGGCTTGGACCTGTAGGTCAACAAGGTATTACAGGTACTACAGGAGCTCAAGGAGCTCAAGGAAACCTAGGGCCTGCAGGTCAGCAAGGTATTACAGGCACTACAGGAGCTCAAGGAGCACAAGGTACTGGCGGTTCTCAAGGTAGACAAGGCACAATAGGTATAGACGGGGCTCAAGGTACCCAAGGCGGTCAAGGTGGACAAGGTAGACAAGGTACTTTAGGTAGTACAGGAGCCCAAGGAGCTCAAGGTACTTTTGGTGCACAAGGACAGCAAGGTATAGTAGGAGCTACAGGTACTCAAGGTGCTGCAGGTACTCAAGGACCAACAGGACAACAAGGTATTACAGGTACTCCAGGAGCTCAAGGAGCCCAGGGTACTGGCGGTTCTCAAGGTAGGCAAGGTACTACCGGCCCTGTAGGAGCGCAAGGTACTGAAGGAACTCCCGGACCGCAAGGGCAACAAGGCTTGTCTGGACCGAACGGACCTGCCGGGGCTCAAGGTACGGCTGGTCCAAGCGGTCCAGGTGGAGCGGTAGGAGCTGCAGGAGCGACTGGTCCTACTGGTGCTAGCTTATACGTATATTACTCTTCTTCCGCTATAACTACACTAGATACGTTCCCTACTCCGGCTGATTGGTTGTCGGGGGCAACTTATGCATTTAACGCTATAGTTTATTATAGCAATGCTATATACGCTATGAGAAATATTAGCGGTATAACTGGGCTAACTACTAATCCTTTCTCAGATACTGCTAACTGGTTGCAGGTTTTTGCTAATGGAGTAGCTATAGGAGAAACAGTAACTGCTCCTAATTTTGTAATTGGTAAAACTTATAGAATTACTGCAACAAATGGTACAAACTTTGGAAACTTTGGATCGAGTAGCTCTGCTCCAGGTACATATTTTACGTGTACTGCTGGAACTCAAAATGGAGCAGGTACTGCTCAATTAATTATACACACAAAACTTACGCCAACCATATACGTTGGCGGCGAAAGCAGATTTAGGTGCGTAGATAATAATCACTACTGGTACGCCAATGCCACACAGGTTTCTGGAGGTGCGCAAGCTGTAAAATGGACTATATTTGCTACAGAAACTAACTCATCAAACATTGGAACTGAAGACTTTGGAAACCCAATACTATCTATTGGTGAAACTGGGGCTCCCGGAGCTGCCGGACCTCCAGGGGCTTCTGGGGCACAAGGGCCTCCTGGTGTACAAGGTAATCCAGGACCACCTGGTGCCCAAGGTACAGCAGGTACTCAAGGTGCTCAAGGTAGACAAGGTACTGGAGGTGCTACAGGCTCTCAGGGTACTACGGGTACTCAAGGTTCTCAAGGTGGTCAAGGTACTGGAGGTGCTACAGGAGCTCAAGGTACAGCGGGTACTCAAGGTGCTCAAGGTAGACAAGGTACTTTAGGTACTACAGGAGCTCAAGGTACAGCGGGTACTCAAGGTGCTCAAGGTAGACAAGGTACTTTAGGCGCTACAGGCTCTCAGGGTATCACTGGTACTCAGGGCTCCCAAGGTGGCCAAGGTACTGGAGGTGCTACAGGCTCTCAGGGTACCACTGGTACTCAGGGCTCCCAAGGTGGTCAAGGTACTGGAGGCGCTACAGGCTCTCAAGGTACAGCTGGTACTCAAGGTGCTCAAGGTAGACAAGGTACTGGAGGTGCTACAGGCTCTCAAGGTACGACTGGTACTCAAGGTTCTCAAGGTGGTCAAGGTACTGGAGGTGCCACAGGCTCTCAAGGTACAGCTGGTACACAGGGCTCTCAAGGTGGCCAAGGCATTGGAGGTGCTACAGGCTCTCAAGGTACAGCTGGTACTCAGGGCTCTCAAGGTGGCCAAGGTACTGGAGGTGCCACAGGCTCTCAAGGTACAGCTGGTACACAGGGCTCTCAAGGTGGCCAAGGTACTGGAGGTGCCACAGGCTCTCAAGGTACAGCTGGTACACAGGGCTCTCAAGGTGGCCAAGGTACTGGAGGTGCCACAGGCTCTCAAGGTAGCGTAGGTGTTACTGGTTCTCAAGGTGGGCAAGGTGTCTCAGGCCCAACAGGTAACCCAGGACCTCCAGGTACACCAGGCCCTGAAGGTGCTCAAGGTGGTGCTGGGCCAAATGGAGGTCCAGGCCCTCCAGGTGCCAATGGACCCCCTGGTGGGGTTGGCCCGCCTGGGGGTACAGGAGGCGCAGGCCCTCCAGGTCCCAATGGACCTCCTGGTGGGGTTGGCCCGCCTGGAGGTACAGGAGCTTCAGGGCCGCCCGGCCCAGCCGGTTCAGCCGGAAATGCTGTAGCTTTTGATGTGACTGGTGCGTATAACAATGCATCTGGAACAGCATCAAGATCTGACTATATAAGAACATATAGAGGCACTAACCTAGTTAAACAAGGAGACGTTTACTGGAATGTTACAAATGGAGAAGTATGGCAGTGGCAATTAGCCGATGATAGCACTGGCAACGATCTAAACCTTACAAAATTAGTGGACTGGATTGATGCCGATAGCGTGAAAGTTACCTCACTATCCGCTTTAACAGCTACAATAGGTCTGCTAAGAACAGCATCAAGTGGTGCAAGAACTGAAATCGAGGATAACGTGATAAGAGTGTACGATTCTAGTAACGTATTAAGAGTAAGAATGGGAATTTGGTAATATGCCGCAAGGATTACAAGTGTGGGATGCATCTGGCAATCTCATATTAGATACAAGCACTAGGCTTGGGCGTGTTTTAGGCTATCAAGATGTTGGAGGATATCCATACTCTGGAACTATACCTGTACCAGGCATAGAAACTTACGGAACTCCATTTATTACAGTGTATAACCCTAATAGTATTGTAACTCCTTACTGGGCTAATGTTGCTGTTTTTTATTATCTTGAGACTATATACTGGTCTACAGATGTTAGTACTGTTGGAGAAAATCAATTTAGGGCTATTTGGGGAGTTTACTAGTGCCTACAGGTATTCAAGTTAAAAATGATTCATCTATTTTTCAAATAGATGAAAATTATAAAAACTTTCAATTAACTAACGCAAGTAGTGGTACTACTTCAAATAATTACAATGATGGTAGTTATAATTACTACTATTATGATTATACTATTACTAACGCAGTAAATCCTATTATAGCTCTTTACTGTGCTAATAGATACGTAGTAGTTATTGCTATAACTAAAAGCGGGGCTACCTGGACGTTTAGAATAGCTTCTGGATTTAATGATGCATCGATAAATATTTATATATTTGATGTAACCACCACTAGCCCGCACAATTATGGATTACAAATATTTAATTCAGCTGCAGAACTAGTATATCATAGCGGAAATAAACCATTTAGAATAGTAGATTATATTCAAGTAGACGTTTCTAATCCTCATACTTATACATCTGGCAGAACCTACGCTACGGCATTTTTATATCCCGGGTTTCAGCAAGACGGATACGTAGTAGAAAAAGGTCACAAAGTTGAATTTACTTATTATGGGGGAGCAAAAAATAACTCTCCACATGTTATAGATTTTACTAATGCAGCTATTCAATTATCTACTATACATACATATGGTTTTGATCCAGTTTTTACTTACTATCAGCCGGGTTTAGCTTTAGTTATTGATATTACTAACTTTTAAGGAGATACTATGTTTATACAAGATAAACTACAGGCTTGGAGAACTGCAACAAATCTTACGGGTCCTTGCCCTATGTCTGATTGGCTAACTTTAGAGCAAAATAAACTAAATGGCCTAGATATTAATAGCAAAGAATATGCGAATAAAGAGGACGTTATTAGGCAGCAGCTTTTACTGCACCCGGATTGGAGTACTCAACTTTCTTGGCAAGGTTTTAAAATGGTAGAAGGATATACAGAGCCTAGAAGAGGAATAGCTCAATTTACTTTTTTAACTCATGTCCTTACAGCTCCTTTCCCGACATTGGGTAGAAGTTTAAAAGCACAGATTCAAAAAGATATAGAAAAAGATATAGTAACAGATCCTAAAGTACTTAAATTAATGGAAGATTATTTAGCCATTGAAGAATTATTGCCAGGAGATATTCGCTGGGATCCTGCTAATAAAAGAAAATCAGGCGTACCATTGCACATAATAACAATGATAAAGGAGACTAACTAAATGGTAAGGCAAAATTGGAGACTATTTTCAGGGATGGTATCTCCGCAGGAGTGTGAAGAAATAATAAATCTTTGCTATAATACTTGTAGATTAGCAGATGGCACTGTTTTTAATGGTACAGACCCTAATTCTCCATACTCAGGAAGAAAAAGTAAAGTAGGCTGGACTGAAGATCCTAAATTGATGAATATGGCTGTTCGTTATTTAAGGTTATCTAATAGAGATGCGTTTAATGTAGATATAGATTATATGCCACCATTGCAATTTGGAGAATATTCCCAGGACGGATTTTATGATTGGCATTATGATGTAAACTGGGAAGGGAACGGCCCCTACGATAGAAAGTTATCTTTTGTTTTACAACTTAGTGACCCTAATACTTATGAGGGTGGAGTCTTTGAATTCAAAGATATTGAGCAACCCCATAGATTTAAGGAGCAGGGGTCTATACTAATTTTTCCTAGTTATCTAACACATAGAGTTACTCCAGTAACGAGTGGCATTAGAAACTCACTAGTTGGGTGGATGGAAGGCCCTCGTTGGAGATAGAAAAAACCCCCGCAGCTCTGGCTGCGGGGGTTTCTTTATGTGAATATTGTATCGAACCTTAAGACTTCTGCTGGTGTATAATCAAAACTTCGCAAAAACTCCTCAACTAAAGGGTATTTAGGATAAGTATGCTCAACTACTATCGTGGGCTTATAATGCTCAATAATACCTTGCGCACCCTCTAAGACCTCTAGCTCATGTCCTTCTACATCTAAGTGTATTAAATCCACTTCCATAGGTACGATATGGTCTAACTCTACAGATATACAGTCTTCGCCAGAAACTATAAAGTATCCGCCACTGTTTGTATTATCTGCAGATTTTAAACTGTGCTGACTATTTCTATTAGATAAAGATACTTGTAATTTTATTACATTAGGCTCTTCTACGTTATCAATTAAACAAGCAAAATTTCTAGCTTCTGGCTCAAATGCCATTACCTTATAAAAAGCATACGCATATTGCTTAGTGTAGAATCCAGCATGTGCTCCGGCAATGATACATGTACGCCTTTGCTTTACATGTTTTGTGACTATAGAAGGTAGATGCGGCTCCATACACATCCACTCCCACGCCCCTTTGTCATCTTTAGGCCAGAGCCAAGTATTTTTATCTCTAGTGTAGAAACCACCACTTCTGTACTCTACATCTTTTCTCATAAAATATCTGCCCAGTTTCCAGTTGTTGCTGATTTAGAATAAGCTGTAGACCTGTTCTCAAAGAAATTTGTATGCTCTACAGCGTTAATCATAGAGTCTACCCAAGGTAGTGGGTTTTTCTCAATACCAAAAATATTGTTTAGCCCTAGCTGATTAAGTCTTCTGCCAGCAATGAATCTAATATATTGTTTTACTTCTTCTGACTCTAGGTCTTCTAATTTAGCTCCCTCGAAACAAGTATCTATGAAAGCGTCCTCTAGTTCTACAATCTTTTTGCATATGTTGTAGAGAGAAGCCTTAAGCTCGTCTGTCCACAGATGTGGGTTTTCTTCGATATAAGTTCTGAATAGGCGAGTCATGCCCTCAACATGGAGGTTCTCATCCCTGATGGACCAGCTAATAATCTGGCCCATATTCTTCATTAGATTATGCCTCGGGAAATTAAGTAGGATGGCAAAGCTGGAGAATAATTGTACGCCTTCAGTGAAGCCAGAATAAACTGCCAAGCTCTTGGCGATATTTTCGGGGGATTGCATGTTAAATTCATTGAGGTATTCATGCTTGTCACGCATAGATTTATAGTTCGAGAACATTTTGTATTCTGCATCAGGCAACCCCAGTGTTTCAATTAAGAGTGAGTATGCGTCGATATGAGTAGCTTCCATACCTGCAAAAGCGCTCATCATCATTCTAATTTCAGGCGGTTTAAATGTGGGCAAGTAATGCTGAGCATACCCGCCCGCCACGTCTACGTCAGCCTGAGTAAAGAACCTAAAAATTTGAGTGATTAGTTTCTTACTACCTGGGTTTAGCTTCTGGTTATAGTCTTTGATATCGTCAGCCAGAGGGACTTCCTCTGGCTGCCAATGCATTCTATTTTGAGCCTTATAATAATCATATGCCCATGGGTAGGAAAAAGGGCGGTAGTATTCTCTGGTTTCTGTTAACATGTGTCAGCCTTCGCACGCTAGACACTCTTGCGTGTCTACTGGTTTACTAAAGTCAAAAGTATGTTTGACTGTAGATTTTGATAGTTTATCTGATTGTCTTTCGGCTTCGGAACGAAGATAGTAAAGACTCTTAAGCCCTTTTTTCCATGCCAGCAAATGAACATAGTGTAGCTCTTGCTTGCTTACATTCGCTGGGAAGAATAGGTTTATAGACTGAGCCTGGCAGATAAATTCTTGTCTATCCGCAGCTAGTTCAACAAGCCATCTCTGGTCAATTTCCGAAGCTGTTTTAAACACATCTTTTTCCCAATCAGATAGAAACTCAAGATGTTGAACAGAGCCTTTATTTTCTACGATAGAAGCCCATGTCTCATCTGTATTTTTGCCGTGGGCTTCCAGTACTTTTTCTAGATGTTTATTTTTGTGGGTATTTGTCCCACTCATTGTTTTTTGGTTGTAGGCGTTAGCAGCATACGGTTCCACGCCTGGAGAAGTGTTTCCACATATAATGCTGCTACTTGCATTGGGAGCAATGGCGAGAAGATGGGCATTACGTACGTTTTCGTAACCTTTTGCGTCTGGGCAGGGGCCTCTTTCGTCTGCGAGTTTTCTTGTTTCTGCATTTGCTTTTTCCTTTATATTAGAAAATATTTTCATATTTATAGATTTAGCCATTGGAGTTTCAATAGGAATGTTCTTACTTTGTAGGTAAGAGTGAAAGCCCATTGCCCCTAGACCCAGTGATCTTTCTCGCATAGCGCTGTAAATCGCTTTGTAGAGTTGCTCAGGAGCGTTATCAATAAAGTGCTGTATAACATTGTCCAGCATACGAATAAGATCGCCAATAAAGTATTCATCATTCTTCCATTCGTCAAACTTTTCTACGTTGACGGAAGAAAGACAGCAAACGGCAGTTCTATTTGCGTCAGTTGCTAGAGTAATCTCTGTACACAGATTTGATTGACGAACTTTTAAACCTAGCTTACGCTGGTAGTCTGGTAGCGAGTCATTCATTGTATCGCCCCATACCATGTAGGGCTCGCCTGTTTCGGCGCGGTTTTGCAAGATTTTAATCCAAAGAGATTTGGCAGATACTGTTTTTGTTACTCTCTTGGATTTAGGGTCGATAAGCGCCCAAGAATCGTCAAACTCTTCACCTAAAGCTTTAGCTTGTGTGGCGCGTTCAATAATTCTCATAAACTTATCGGAAATTACTACGCCATGATGTAGGTTAAGACACGCACGGTTAATGTCACCAGTAGGTCTACGAATGTCTAGGAACTCTTCGATTTCAGGGTGTGAAATATCAAGATAGGCAGCGTTTGAGCCCCTACGTGTAACGCCCTGTGAGAACGCTAGCATTAGAGAGTCTGTAACTTTCATGAATGGCACTAGTCCGGTTGACTCCGACCCGCTGGAGGTTTTCTCTCCTGTCGATCTAATATCTCCCCAGTAAGTACCGATTCCTCCTCCCACTGATGAGAGGAAGGCGTCTTCCGTGAAAATTTCTGTAATACCCTTCCTATTGTCGTCAACATAATTAAGAAAACAAGAAATAGGGAGCCCACGAGAACTGCCACCGTTGCTAAGAAGAGGAGTAGCAAACATAAACCAATGTAAGCTAGCGTAGTCATAAAGTCTTTGAGCATGTTCCTCATTGTCGGCAAATGTCATCGCTGCTCGCGCAAATGCCTCTTGTGGCGATGTTTCGCCGGGCAGTAAGTATCTATCTCCTAGTGTTTTGATGCTGAACTCATCCAGCAAATCGTCTCTTTCGTAATTAATTCGCACTATAATCCTTTATTAGCTTGCCACGAATGTGGTCTACTTCGTGAAGAAAACACCTGGCGTACAAGCCATCTAACTTAGTTTTTATCGTCTTGCCCTTAAGATTTACGTAACTTGCATCAACTGTCTTAGGCCTAGACAATTTTATACGCTCCCCTGTGCAGGAGAGGCAGCCTTCTAACATAGCCTCTAACTCAAAAGATAGGTGCTCTACTTTAGGGTTTATCATATGAACATCCCCTACTATACATAAGGGCATATGAATACCAATTTGTACGGCCGCAATACCCAGCCCCTTTTCTTCTTTCATAACTTTTTCCATTATAGAAAAGGCTATGTCTATGCTATCTCGATAATCGTGAAACCGTATAGGTTTACTATGATCTACTTTAAGCCTAGGGTCAGGGTAGGTTACTAGAGAATATGCCATTTAATTGTGCTTTCAGCGCGGGGAGTTGCTCCCCAATAGCGTCTACGTGAAAAGACCTGAGATCCATAAGTTCATAAGATAGAAGCATAGAATCTTTTGACTTATTTAGATTTTGAATATACGCTGCTTTACCGGGCAGGGGCAGAGCTTCGATAAGATCAAATACCGTACCGTATTCTGCAATAAGTTTAGCAGCACGAACTGGTCCTACTCCATCCACTCCTGGAACGTCATCACCCTTGTCTCCAACAAGTGTCTTGAGATGTATATAGTCGTCGGGGCCTACGGGATGTTCCCATGTATCCACGGTAATTTCTTTGCGCGTAACCGTGGAAAAACGGGATACGTCTTCTTCGATGAGAAGGTCCCAGTCTGCGTCGGAGGAAATAAGCCAGATGGAATTGATGTCGAGATTATATTTGTTTTCTACGATGAACGCAGCAATATCATCAGCTTCAACTCCTGGGTATCGAACAAGTGGGATATTACCAAGCTCAGAAAGTGTTCGCTCATAATAGCCGAAAAATTCTTGAGCAGCTTTTTTCTCTGCTTCAGTTTCTTTCTCGTATTTAAGCTTTCTAGAGCCTTTGTAGCCGGGGTGCTTTTCTTTACGCCACTTAGAACCCCCTGGACCGTCAGCAACCACCAATATTCGACCGCACTCGTAAGATTTAGCTAGCGAGCGGACTGTGTCAAGGAACCCGTCTGGCATATCGGAAGGACGTGAGGCATGTTTCCACCTAAAAGCTAAGTTAAGAGCGTCTACGATTAGTACGTTCTTGGGGTCGCGAGGCTCTGACTCGAAGTTTTTAGCCATAGTGTTTCCATTCTTTTTGTAACCATTCTTCACCAAGCATAGTATAGCACCCTTTTGCCTTCCAATGCAAGTAGTTTATTACGGTTCTCGGTTCGCGATCTACAGTAACAAACCATTTAGACCTGTCGTACTTGAAAAACAGTATAGGGGTAGCTGGCACTTGGCTAGCTTGATGAACCAACTTAGTCCACCACTGGTTTAAATTGTTAGTTGTGTTGGTTAGTATTTTGTCCGATAAAGGACTTTCTTTATAGTTCTTAACCTCAATAATATACCTAGGTTTTTCATTAGGTATATACAGATCGCCTTTTTGGTACTCAAGAGCCCCAGAAGCAGGGGTTCGTTCCCACTGCATTCCGGTGTGCTCTCTCATCATATCTCTTACCGCGTACTCTCCTCTAGCGCCTTTAGCGCGTGCATCAACCATTGTTCAACCTTGACTCTCCGTCTTCTTTCGTAACGGTAATCTTTTGGAGCAAGGGGTGAGACCAACCATGCGATACTAAGAATGTATTCAAGCCCTCTTCCTGTAGTAATACCTCTACTAATCGATCTTTCCCATACTCATCAAGTACGTTCATTACCTCGTCTAGAAATAATATGTTTACTTGAGTTTTAGATATGGAATTCATTAATTTTCTAATTGCTAATAGCGTAGCTGTATTAACGCGGGCAAGTTCTCCACTAGATAAGGCTGCTACTTCGATCTCTGCTCCGTCATCGGTTAAACTTACGTTTAACTTGTCCGAAGTTATTGAGAATTGTAGGGTAAATCTTCCATCAGAAAGCTCACCTAAGTAATTGTTCGTGACATTCTCTAAGTCCTTCACGAGGTTTTCTAATTTGTAGGCTACCAACCCATTGGTCGAAAACGCTTTTTTCAAAATTTCTAATAAACCGAGTTCGGTGTTTGCTGTTTTTAAGCGCTGTTGTACCTTGGCCAGCTCTTCTCTATGCTCGTTTAATTGTTCAAGAATGACCGAAATTCGTGCATTGTGCTTCTCGGCTTCCATATTATTTTGGATCGCTGCATCGTAAATTTTCTTGTTTCGACCAAGTTCCGCTTCCATTAATATAATGCGCTGGTTAATCTCGTCAACATCTTCTAGCGTCTTGGTAAGAGTCCTGTCCACTTTTGTGTATAGAGACTCCCATTCATTCTGCTTATTCTTGGCGTCGGCTATGAGATTATTCATATTAGTAACTTCTGCTAGCTTAGCAGTTAGTTGCTCTTTTTTAACCCTAGCAGTCTCTAGGCCGTCTAAAGTTATTGACCTGATCTCTGCTACTTCGATTTTGTTTATATGCTGTAAACACGTAGGACATTTATCATCTAGAGAATCTAGTTTTGCGATTAAAGCTTTGCGACTTTTAATTTCAAACTCTAACCCACCTAGCTCGGTGTTGATACTAGAAGTATCCTCTTTTATTTGTCCTACTAAAGTTTTGTCGAAAGATATGCTTTTTAGTATCTCTGTTAGCTTGTTATTGGACTCTATCTTTTTATTGGTTTCCTTGGCTCTATTGATTCTGTCTTTTAGACTCCAAAGTTCCTCATTTGCTGGAACTTCAGGTACTAGCATCATATCTTTTTTGTCTGGTAGATTTTCATTCTTCTTTATCCAGCTAGATAGGGAATTAATTTGACCCTCTATACGTGCTACAGCTGTTACTGTTTCGGATACAATTTCCTTAAACATAGCATGATAAGAATCATATTCATTTAACCCAAATAGATCAATAAGAAACTTTTTTCTATTGGTATCTGTTGCAGTTAAAAATGATAGCCCCTCTGTAGTGCTTTGGTATATAAGGGGTACGAATGTTTTAAAATCCATACCTATTAAAGATTCAATAGTTTTAAAAGTTTCTGTAGCTGTGTGGGAGCTTATGTCTTCTCCATTCTCAGTCAGTTTAACTTTCAGTGTACCTTTACGTGTTATCTGAATTACATAGTGCTTACCGTTTAAGGTAAAAGGTAGCTTAATCCAATACGAACCATCTCCTAGCCTATTAGGTATGTCTGCTTTCTTAATACCTTTTGAGTTTTTATTAAAGAAAGCTTCCTGAATGATTAAGGCAATAGAAGACTTGCCTGCTCCATTCTCGCCCAATAGTTGGGTAATATTGCTTCCGTTTAGTTTAATAGAGTTGTTGTCCCCGTAGCTGAAAGCGCCACCCCAACTAACTTCTTCCATGATAAGCATTGAAAATCTCCAAAACAGCGCTTCTTGTATCAGCAGGTAGTTTTAAGACTTCTTCCAGATATATGTCTAATTCTTCTGGTATAGTCTTATCCATTAGATTGATAGTTACTTCTGTATTTCTCTTAACTATCTTTTTGTCTAATAGGTCTGAATGTTCTACTGTACTTAATTGCTGGAGGTCGCCCTCTATTTCATAAATTGTGTGGTCATACTTAGTTGGAATCATCTCTTCCGAACTAGATACTGTTTTTCTTATTAACTGTGGCAGATCAAATTTATGCCAAGTCCATTTTGTTAGATCATCTTCATCTATAAGTATGTACCCTGTTTCCACGTTATTTCTATGGAAACTTGTAGTCATTGGGCTGCCGGGGTAAACAATATTACGCTGACTATTGCTATGACTATGCAAATCCCCCGCGTATACAATAGGAAATCTTGCGAATTTTTCAAGGTCCACCTCTGGTTTGACATGGGGAGGAATCTCACCTCTTACGTGGGTAAAAATAGCGTGTTCTGGCAAAGCTTCAATCGCACCTTTTTTATGTAAATCTTCATAAGGTAAAATACTAAATCGATTGTACGGATCAGTATATGTACCTATTAGTACCTTTACTTTAGGATTTAAAGCGCTAACTACATCTACTAAAGAAGAAAAGAAAGTCTCATTCTTCTTAGTGGCTTCATGGTTGCCAGAATAACATATAGTTTCTTCGGTACATTGTTGAACAAATTTAAAGAATATACCAAGTTCTGCTAATGAAGGTAATTTATCGAAAATATCTCCACCTACAATATGCAGGGAGTGTGGTATTTTTGTGAGCTGTTCTAGAAATAAATTATACCTATTGACTGCCCAGTCAACAGGTACATTTTTTTGCCCTAATTTTATGTGTATATCGGCAGTAAATAATATCATGGTACCCTTAGGTTAGAAAAGGCGGGCCCGAAAGCCCGCCTCTCTGTTTAGCTAAAATCAGCCGGGATCTCGTCATCCACAGCTTCGCCGGCTTTACCAGTCGGAGCGCCTGCACGAAGATTATCAAGGTACTTCTTGATATCTTCCGGAGGGGCACGCTTGAGAACTTCATCAATAGTAGGATGAGTTTCAAACATAGCTGCAATCTCAGCAGCTAGCGGGCCTTTGCTCTTGCTGCACTTCATTTGCTGAAGTGTGTATTCTACGTTGAACACCTTGGGGCCTGTTTTCGCTTTTGTGAAAACAATTTCCCAGCCGTCTTTGATGCTGCCGGGGTCGCCTAGGTCTTCTACAAGACTTACGATAGTATTGAAAAGTTTCTTCTTGTGGTTGAAAATCAAGACCTTAGTTGGGTCTTTCATATCTACACAAAGGCTTGCGTAAGCCCAGTCAGCCTTAATATCGGGGTAGTATTCTTTAACATGGTCTTTCTCCTTATTATCGAACTTCTCCGTGTCACGATTGAACGCCAGACACTCTACAGGCGATTTCGCCCCGTCCGCGTTAGGAATCCAATAGATATAACGGCCTAGAACGCCTCCAACAATACGGATACGGTTTTCACCGTCTCTCATTTTGTAGCTTGGTACTTTCTCGCGCTCTGCTTCGCCTTTTACTGTATTAAATGATAGTGCCATTGTTTTATCCTTGTTCGTACATAAAGTGTACTGCTGTATTGGTTATTGTTAATAGTTGGTTTTTTTCGGGTATAAAAGGTGCTAACCTAATATCCAGGGTAGTTTCTTTAGTCAATAGATATTCAGCTAATGATCGTCTACTAGCTAGCGCGATGTACTCTACTATTTCTTTTATAGGTATTTCATATTTTTTTACTAGCAGCTTTTCAGGTTCTAATAAAAAAGATAGTCCGTCAAAATCTTTCCAATAATATGGATTTAATCTTTTCTGTTGTCGTGTGGGCATACCCGTAGGCCAAGTAATAGCAGACATAATCTTAATGATTTCAGTGCTATTGCCTTCGGAAAGCTTTTTTACTCTTGACCAGTCGAATTGAATCATAAGTATAGCACAGCCTCTCGACAAAGTCAAGGTTAATTTTTTAGAGGTCTATAACCTCATAACCAGCTCTCATAAAATAGCCTTTCATGAGTTGTTGCTGCTTCTCTACAGTTTTTCCTATTAAAAGCGGCATCACTACAACTGGGTTTATCTTACCTTCTTGCTTTCGAATCACGCGCCCTATTAACTGATCCAGTAATGGTTCGTTATTAATAGGGGTGGCAATTATCAGGCAACTTAAGTAATTTTCTGACACACCCTCCGCAAAAATACTCAAGCTACCATATAGGACGCTATGTGAGCCGTCTCGCATTTTCTCAAGTTGTTTGCCCCTATCTTTTGTAGTGCCGGTAATAAGCACACTTTTAGGGGTTATATCGTGGGCTCTTTCTACCAACTTAGTTCTGTTTGAAAGAACTAATACTTTGTGCCCTTTAGCAACGTAACTTGCCGCCATCAGAGCTATTGTTCGTTGGTAGACTTCGTTATCGGCTAGATCATTTATCTTTACAGCCCAAGGCTGTTCTCCGTCTGCTACTCGTATAGGAAGTTTTACTCGATGAATAGTTGGCACCATTCTATTCTCTTCTTCAGGTTTGAATACTTTCTTACTGAAGTAGTCTGGGAATAGTACGTGCAGACCATCTTTACGCTTTGCCGAAGCAGACAACCCTATCTTGTAAAAGGCATGACTTGCATCAATAAGAGCAGAAAAAGTCCTAGAAGGAATATGGTGGCACTCGTCCACAATAATAGTGCCGAATGACTTATTAATCTTATCCCCAGCAACTCTATAAAGAGTTTGTATGTTACCAATACTAATAGGCATATTGATATTAAAACGACCACTACCAATAATGCTAGGAGTAAATCCATATACTTTTTCGCATTCAGCTATCCACTGATCTCGCAGAGCAAGAGTATGCACTATAACTAGTGTTCTCTGCTCTAGCTTGCCCGCAATTTTTAGTCCTGTAAAAGTTTTCCCCCAACTTGTATTAGCGTTAATAAAACAGTCAGAAGCTACGTGATCGTGTACAGCGGCTTGATTTGGTCTCAGATCCCATAGAAAAGGCGGGAAGTCAACAAAATCTAGATAGCGTCTATTAACAATCTCGTAGTCTTCTGGTATTAGGTCCATTCTACCGCTAGGTATGGACATTAGTCCATCTTTTATTATCCTAGCATTAGTTAGTATTTTAGGGGGTAGATCATCTCTGTACTGGGGTATCTTATAAGTAAGGGAACGCAGTAAGTGGCTTTGAAGCTCTGGATTAACTTCTAGGAATATTCTATTTGTTAAAACTGCTTTTGCCATGATGTTACGTATAAAATACGTGGTCTCCTATAACGACTGTTTTTTCTTTTCCCCACTTGGGAGAGACGTAGTCAGCGTGGTAATATTTAGCACCGAGGGTAACATCAGTAGGATTTTCTAAAATTGCAATTGCAACGTAGGTTGCAAGCTGGATTGCTTTTTCTTCCTTCATAATGTCTTTTTTACCGTCGCAGAACCAAGAGAACTGACAACCATTTTTATTTTTTTGCTTTATTACTTGGCATATATCATCAGGAAATTGAGGGTCCTTTGTACGATTTAGAACAACTTCCGCTACCGCAAATTGACCCTCAATAGGTTGATTTCTAGCCTCGAAGTATATGTTTTGTGTTAGACACTCTATATCTTCTTCTTTATACTGTGGCTCCGTTACTGTAGGAGGAGCTATCTGCTCTTTTACAAACGCATAGTTTGGCGTCCCCGAGCATGCCGCTAACAGTAATAGGAGTATCAGGCTTAATGTTTTCATTGATTTTATGTTTTTCCGTTAGGTAGCGCTTTACAAGCTCACTTCTAACTATATCTTCAACTCCAAACTCTACTACATCGAACAGGTCTGGCATTTTTTGAAGAATATTCATAAAAGGCTTTAAACCATTAGTTACTAAGTCGGCCTGCCCGGCGTCTCCGCTAAAAGCAATATTACAATTCTTACCAAGTCTAGTAATAATGGAGTCTAACTCGTGGAAGCTCATGTTTTGAAACTCGTCCACTATCAGAAAAGAATTTTCTGTGTTAATTCCTCTTATGAATGAGGTTGATACGAACTCTACTTTTTTCTGTCTTTTAAGCATAGCATACGCGTCGTCTCTTTGGTATAGTTGCGATGCTAAATCCATATAAGGTGCTTCATATACTTTAGTTTTATCTGAAGCCGATCCTGGTAGGAACCCTATATTTCTCGTAGGCACAGCGCTACGCATAATAATAACTTTTTCTTTCCGCTGGGCTTGTACTTCTACTAAGGCTCTATATAGAACTAGTAGAGTTTTTCCAGTGCCGGCAGCCCCATGGACTACTAAGTTTTTATTTGAGGCTAAAACCTCTTTTTGCCTTGGATTCAAGGCTTTAATGCGAGATAACTGTAAGTTACCATTTGGTGAACTCATTATACTTTCTTCCGGGTTGGTTTTTCCCATTCGTACATTATATTATATAACTTCCAAGGAAGGCCTTTATAATACAACATCTGGGCAAATGACCCGACTGGGGGTCTACTAACTAATACTGGAAAGTTTATTCCTTCCAAAATTATCAACGAGTAGAAGTCTTTGTAGATAATATTGTCTATCTTGTGACAGACAAGTTCCTGCATCGACGTTCGTCTATAGTTAAATACAGACCCTAGGTTATCTATGTACCAGGACTTGGTACTAGCGGTGTCTTTAATAAGCTCTATAACATCTCCGCGGTGTTTTGAGAGCCTATACATTGGGTGAGGGCTAAGTAGTCTTCTAGCCCCCAGGGTAGCTACGGAGATGTTTCTATCGTCTACTATATTCCCGCCTACAAAGGTTAAACCATCAACCGTTAGGGGTTCTTGGTCTACTTTCCAGACGGGATAGTTGACTTTATGCAGCGATCTTATCGTCCTCTCCAAAGAACTTCTCCTCAAATCCGCCTTCAGAATAGTCATCTGAAATACTGAATTCACATCCAATAGGCATACCTGGGATATTTAGTCCTCTGTCCATTTCGATCAATGCTTTTAGTTTTTTACAGTACTGATCAATGTGTTCGTCTTTAACTTCCGCAAGCACAGAGTCATGTACTAGAGCAAAGATGCTGGCGTCCAGTTTCTTTACTTCTATATATTCTTGCATTTCAATAGCTGCAAGAAGGTTAATGTCCGAAGAAGGAGACTGAATTAAGAAGTTAATACCAGAACGAACTTCGTGGGCAATAATGCCTTTGTTATCGCTGTTGATGTTTCTAAGACGACGCTTACGGCCAAAGTGGCTGTAAATGAACCCGTCTGCTAGAATTCTTTCTTCTGACGTTTTTAGCCACTTCTTAAGTCGCTTAAACGTCTTGAAGTAATCGTCAATAGCTTCTTGGGCTTCTGACTTAGTGTAAATAGCTCCAGGGTCAGACTCTTGCATACCTTTAGTAACTGTAGCAGAAATCTTATTAGCGCCGGCACCATATAGAATACCGAACGAGATAGCCTTAGCAGCCTGACGTTCGCCGGGGAATAGTTTTTTTACATCTTCAACTTTACAAGGAAGATTAAACACTTTCTTAGCGATAGTAGAGTGGAAGTCCCCACCGCTGCGGAAGACGTCCATAAGCTCAGGGTCGCCGGATAGAACAGCCGCGATATACATCTCGGCTGTGGTCAAGTCCATTGATACAATCTTGTACCCTGGGCGAGCTTTGATACAGCCTTTAACCGCTGGATTATCCCGCGGCAACTGCTGCATGTTTAATTTTCCGGAGGAAGACAATCGTCCGCTTGTGGTGGAGTGTAGGTTGAAGCTTGTTCTAAGCTTGCTGTCTCTATCAAGTTCGGGGATGATTTTGTCAAGATAAGTGTTTTTAATCTTTCCCTGTTTTCGTATGGTGAGTATAAGAGCTGGTATCGGATGAGCTTCTGCGAGTTGTTCAAGGACTTCCGCATTTGTGGAATCCGCTCCAGTTCCCGTAAGAATTCCAGTTGGTTCAAGTCCGAGATAGTCAAAGAGTAATTTCCTTAATTGTTGAACAGAATTTGGGTTAAATTCGGCCGCTTGATCTCTCTCAAATTTCGCCACCTCAGGGTATGCCTTGAGCTTCTGTACCGCTTCATCAATTTCCTTTGTCATGGTCTTTTGGGCAAGCTTCAATCGCTCTATATCAAAAGGAACACCATTGTCTTGAATTTTAGTTAGGAACCTAGAGCCAGGAATGAGGATATTCTCATACATCTTCAGGAGTCTAGGATTGCGCTCAACAGCTCGACGGAACTTGTCATAGAGAAGAAACGTGACGCAAGCGTCGATGGATGCATAAGGCCACATGATATCGAAGGGGATTAGTCCGTAGTTGAAATCGCCCTTAAGGATGCCATGAGTTTTGCAGTAATCTGAAATAAACTGCCCTAGGGGTTCTTCGTAGTCCCCATAGTCTGTATATTTAAGCGCTAGCGATTTAAGGCCGTGGTTGCCAGGCTGCTCGTCTAGCGTATAATGCAGTAGCATGGTATCTTCGAAATTAGGGAAGAACCATCTAAAATGATAAGCAAACCAGCCCATATCGAACTTGGCGTTATGAAACACAACAATCTTTGTGTTGAATATTTCGCGCAGTAGCGCATCTACTCGCTCGCTGATACAGTCTACATGAATATACGCGCCCGTGTTTGGCGCTGCCGAGATCGAAATACCGAGCACTTCCCCGTTTCGTGGGTACAGATCGCTGGTTTCAGAGTCAAGACCTATGTATTTGTAGGGCTGTTCTTTGCACCATAAAAGGTATTTGAAAGCTTCTGTCTCGTCTTGAATACCTTTAAAGTTCTCCATATTATACTTAGGAGCGGATTTACTACCGGTCACAAAAGCATTAATAGACTTTACAGAGTCTTCCCAAAGAGGTTTAGCCTCTGGCTTGAAAGCAAGCATAGAAGGGTTGATAGTAGGAATGAATTTATCATTCACTACTTTACCAGAGTATTCTGTAACAGAACTTTTACCAGTGAAGAACTTGAATGGTTCTGACCCGATTAGGATCACCCAATCGTAGCCATCAGCGATAGAAGTTTCAATTACTACGTCCTTCTTAAGAACTTTCTTAAGGGTTGGGTCGTCAGTAAGAGATACCTTATCATAATCAAAACTAAACTGTCTATAGACAGTACTTGTAGGCTTTGTTTCTACTATTAGTACTCTGGCCATTCTCTTGTTTTTAACTTTCTGATTTGTTCTTTTGTTAAGCTGCCGGGATCTGCACCCTCGTCGAAATAGTTGGTTAACACTATGTTTTTAGTATTAAAACCCATTCCATCGGCTAGTGGTATTATTTTTTCTGCTGCGGCCTGCCCGGCCTCATCTCCGTCAAAAAGTACATGCAACTCATGTACTCCTAGCATTCTAAGCAGCCCAAGCTTATCCTCATTCATTGTCTGTGTACCAAATGCAGTCATAACAAAAGTTATACCGTTGTCGTACAATTTAAGCATATCAAATATGCCTTCTACTAGAACTATTGTACTAAACTTTGGTTTGTTAGTCATTGGGTACAAAGGAGCTTGTGCTCCTGGAGGATGTAGCTTATATTTTGGCTTAGCGAAAGCATCAAACGATCTTGCGGAGAAGTTTATGATTTTACCCGTAATATCGTAGATAGGGAACACTAGTCTATTAGGGAAGTCTTCCTCGTATGTAAATGCTTTGAATCTTTTATATGTTGCAGCGGATATACCCCTATAATCATCCTCCCAGAATATTGCATCCTCTGGTATCTGCAACCCAACTCTCTCTAGAGTTACCTGCTCGATTTTCTTTTTTAGGGTACTTCGTAGCATATCTAACTTGGATCTGTCTATTCCAAACTTAGCAAATATGTTGCCCCTATGTCCACAAGAAAAGCAATGAAAAATACCAGTAACCCGATCCATTCTCATGGACGGGTTACTGTCATCGTGTTCTGGGTTTAAACATTTAATAAGAAAATCCTTACCGCTAGGTATGAACGCTATCTTATGCTTTGTGAGTACGTCTTCTACATTCATAAGGAATTTCCATTTTTAGTAGTATAGCATAAAGATTTACTGGTGTCAAGAACTATTTTTGCCACTTTCTATCTTCTGCTTCTTCTTTCTCTTCATCTTCCTCTTTAGCGGATACGGTGGCAGAGTCTGGGCCGATCTTAAGAGTATCCCAGTCCATGCTGGAAGTGAAGTTTGTCTCTGCATTTCTTCTGTCCTTAACACAAGTAAACGTCATAGCACAATCATCTTTCTGATGCGGGTCTAGCGTGAAGGCTGCGTCGGCCGGATCAAGAATACCCTTAGCAAATCTAGCTTCCCCAGTAGCATCTACCTGATAGGGGCAGACTACGGGTATACCAAACTTTTGAGCAATATCAGCCTTTAGAAAGTTAGCCACCTCAATCTGTTCGCCCCAATCAAAAGAACCTTTCTTAGATGGTATCTTTGAAAGCTTGATCTTATTGATGTAGTCGATAATAATTACAGCGGGTTTGATAAGAGGAACTTTACGCTCACATTCAGACCTAATTTTAGCTACAGTCATTTGAGGGTCATAAACGACTTCAAACCTTGCCTCTTTAAGAGGAAGGGTTATTAGTTTTTTATGAAATTCATCAAAAGAGATATTTAAACTGTAATGTTCTTTATAAAAATCTTCGCCCCCTTCATACCTAGAGGACCACCACTTAGCTACCCGTACAAGCTCATCTGAGGATAGAGTTCTATTACGAAGCCTATACGCGGACACATTTGCCCCGATAGAAGCAACACGTTGAATAATATCGCGCTGTTTCATCTCTATCGTAAAGTACATAGAAGATTTTTTCTCTGCCTGCATATTTGCCATGACATTAGCGCAAACGAGAGACTTACCCGACCCTCTTCTACCGCCGATCATGATAAGATCCTCTGGCGTGTATTGGATTACGGAGTCAAATTCAGTATTTAACCCTAAAGGTATGTAACGAGATATAGTCTCTTGGGGCTCGAAAAGTTCTATCCTCTGCATAGTTTCTTGTTCTTCATCAAGATCGATCTTCTTCTCGATGCCTACAATGATATCTTGTAGTGCTTCAATAGTCTCGGTCGCACTTTCAAACGCTACGGAATTGTCTATAAGTTTCGTTACTCCCTCCAGCACTAGTCGCTGCGAGTAGTCATTTTTTAGAAACTCTAGTAGAATTGCGGCGTCGGTGTCAACTTCGACCTGCTCAACAATAGCTACTCTCTGAAGTAGCTGTTTGCTTTTTGCGTCGAACTTAAGCTCTTCGAAGGTAGGTAGTTTGTTAAACCTATCTACGAAAGAGGAAACTTTGTCATATAATGAAGAATATTCTGGAGTAAGATAGTTTTTTCTGAGAGAAGACCAAGTAGAAATATCTTGCTGGGTTAGTAGCTGCTTAAATAGAGCACTAGCAAGATCCAAAGTATTTCTCCAACAAAAACGGGGTGGAAGTCGCCCTCCACCCCGCTGTTGCTCATTAGACTAAGTTAATTAGGCTTTTGCAGCAGCTTTTGCAGCTTTTGCGGCGCCCGAATAGTCCTTGGCGTCAACTCCACGACGAGTCAACATTGTCTTTACTCCACGCTCGGAACGATCAACTTTAGCAGCGATTTCCGCTACAGTCATCGAAGCGAGGTCGAGACCTTCGAAGGCATCTTCTGTTTTCGCAACGTGCTTAGACGCTGGGATTGCAGAGATTTCCTTTGTGCGAAGGAGCGAGAGCGCTTTACCGCGTACCGAAGGTACAGTACGGTTTAGCTTGGCAGCGATGTCTTCTAGGAAGGCATCAGCATTTGCCATCTTGATGAAAGTAGCTTGTTCGCTGTCGTTGAAGGTACGCTCGTAAACCTTCTTCTCAGTTGGCTTAACAGCAGCAGTGAGTTCCATTGAAAGAACTTTACCCTGAATCTGCTTCGCGCTGAATGTGCCGTTGTCAAAAGCGGCTGCGATTTCTGCAAAGGTGTAGTCGCCGGAGTTTGCAACAAGGAACTCACGTAGAGCGTCTTCCTGTGCTTCCGAGAACGTTTTGCTAGCTACAGTTGCGGACTTTTCGACTTCATAACCTTCTTTGCGAAGCTTTGATGCGATCGAACGTGCGCTTGTTTCCAGTTCTACAGCGGCTGCATTTACAGTTTGAATAGATACTGGTTCTTCGTTTCCTACGTAAGCTACAAGCTTCGCGAGACGGGGTTCATCCCATTTTGGTAGTGCCATTATATTAGTTCCTTTATATTGTTAACAATGATTGTGCCATTAGCACGTGCTTTTTCAGTTTTTGCGCTTTCAATCCCAGACTCGTTAACCAGATACTTGGTTGTTTTAGTCACGCTATCTACTGGTGTATATCCTTTTTCTAAAAGATAAACATGAGCTTCAGCTTTAGTTTTGAAAGACTTTAGTTTTCCAGTGATACATACTGTATCTCCTGTAATACTTTTCTTCTCAGCTACGAAGGAGAAAGGCAATTCTACCCATTCTTCTGTATCTAGCCAATTGAGAAGATTAGCTGCGGCTTTTGGGCCAAGGATAGAGTTTGCTAATTCTTCTGTGATTTCATTGATATGATTTATATTAGCACATATCTTATCCGAGGCTGTTTTGCCTATTAGTGGAATACCCATAGCCGGGAGAACTTGGTTTAGGCTCGCATTTTTACTTTTTTCAATATTTGCATAGAGCTTATTACCTAAGGTTTCTCCGAGAGCCAAAGTAATATCATCTATACTGAGATCATAAAGCTCAGGAATAGAAGTGACATCTAACTTACGAATTGCTGCGGGTCCTAGCCCGATAATTTTGAGGACCTTTCCAAAGTTTTCAATTAATTTGAGTCCTTGTGCGGGGCAGGCAGCACTTCTACAATAAAGAATGAAGTTGACTGCTACAAGCTCACTACTACAAGATGGACAATGTGTTGGGGCTTCGATCTGTGTCATACTTATCTCTTTACTGTCCTTATAGTATAATCCCGTTGAGCGTCAAAGTCAAGGAATTTTTTTCTTAACTGTGCAAAGAAGAAATATCGATACCATACAAATCTTTGATAATTTCACCAGCCTTGATCGCGATTTCTTGATGCTCTTTTTGAGTACCGTTTGCTGAGCGAAGTTGAACAAAGTGAATCCAGCTACGAAGCGTACCGTTCATATAGAGCCTGCTCTTAGTATTTCCTTCTGGAAGTACAGCGCGTGCTTGCTCTTTAGCAATACCGGCTTCAATAGCCCAATTATATGCTTTTTCAGCTTCATCATATACCCTATTTTGAGCATACTGCCATGCTGCTTGCAACGCAACGTCATCTGTTTCAATAGAGTTTTGCCTATTTTTTGTATCTTGAAGACGAGCTTCTCTAACAACATATTGCTCACCAAGTGCTGCGGGGTCAGCGTATCGCTGACTAAACTCCTGAAAGCTGAAAGACCTGTGACGTAGAATCTGACGTGCAATGTCCCTAGTAGTTGTGATCTCCATACATACGGAAACCATCTCAAAGGGAGACCAGTGATTATTATCAATAAGATATTTAATCAGCTTAGGAGCTGTATCCATTTTATCCTGGTTTGCAGGGTTAGATACTTTAGCACAATAGGCTACTAGATCGAGAGGTTCACTTAGTAGTAGATCCTCAGTGTCTACTGGCTGAGAATACGAAACTAGCTTGACCGACAAATCAGCCTCCTGTGAACATAATATAAATTTGGTAGATTAGAGCGGCCACGGCAAGTGATACGCCCATCGCTAGTATGAATCTATTTCTCATTTAGCTTTTCTCTGAGTTTGCGGTTTAGTCTTTTTAACCGCTTAACTTCTTGCTCTAGCTGACCAATTTTATCAGAGTCTATAGCTTTCCAAAGACCTGAGAAAATCCCAGCCTTAATAAGGGCATCTTGTGCCTCGTCATCATACTCTACGGTAAATGAACCATTTTTTTCTAGTTTAGCTTCTAACAACATCTAAAACATCCTTAAGTATTGAAATATGAAAACACTCAGTGTGACCGCCGAAACGCTCAGGAGGATAATATCGCTCATGTGCAAATTCTCTATGAAGTGTTTGCTCCAGGTTGTAAACTTCTTCGAGAGTTCCTTTAATGATTTTTTGGACTCGATGCTCATAGGTACCAAAGCCCCCTGCGCGGGAAGAAACAGCTTTGTAGCTTTTTCCTTTGGTGATTCCGATTTTGATACACTCACGTTTTTCGTTCCTCTTATTTACGAGCACTAGAATATATAGTACTCCGGGAGATTTGGCTACATCTGGGTTATTTTTAAAGTATGTAGTACTATAAGACATTTATTTTTTCTTTATACAGATACCACACTTAATATCTTTTTCTCTCAGACGCTTCTTTAGCTCTTCTAGCGTATAAGTCCTATCGCTGATATTTCTACAGCTACACACTATCAACTCGACCTACAATTCTTGGGATGATTTCCCCGGATCGAATAAGTTCAACTGTGCATCCGATTTCGAGTCCGAGCCCGCGTATATACTCGATGTTGTGAAGGGTTGCGCGGGATACTGTGGCGTCCCCCACCAGTACGGGTTCAAGGATGGCAACTGGGGATACCACCCCGGTTCGGCCGACCTGCCATTCAACGTCAATAAGTTTTGTTGTAACCGCAGTAGGTTTTGGTTTAAGAGCATAAGCTGCTCGTGGATGTTTTGAAGTGTGTCCGGCAGCTGCGAATTTATCATTACTATTCTCCCTTACAACAAATCCATCTAGTGGGAATTTTTGCTCTAACTCTGGAGCTTTTACCGTCTTAAACCCAGCAGTCCAAAGAATACCTAGTGAGTCGTAATAAGTATCTGCTAGATAAGGTTGACAATCATATGCTACTACAGTTAAGTCTCTGGTCTTAACTTCCTCTACGCTTTTAAGATTCATAGCGCCTGCAGCGTAATTACGTGCATTTTCTATGGTTTTAGGGGCCACCAACTCTGCGTTAATTTGCACAACTACTGCGGTTGTCGGGAGTTGGATAATAGCTGGCACGAGGTGCCGCAGCTTGGCTGTTACGTCCAAACCTTTAATACCATCGCCTCTGGTGAGAATTTGGTTGAGGTGGAAAGTATCTTCTCCTGGGTTGCAGTAATAACTCATACTTATGGCGGCGCCATCGAGTTTGGGGGTTTGATACGGATCATCTAATACAGGAGCAAGAAGCTCTTCACCGTAATGAACTTTCTGTAGCGAGTACATGCGAAAAAAGTGCGGGACGCCTTTTACAGCGTCCGCACCTACTTTATTATAGCCTGATTTCTCAGCAAGGCTGTCAAACTCCTCATCAGATATGATGGGAGTGCCAGCATAGTATGCTGCGCTTGCTTTATCGAGAAGTTCTTTAATCATTTAAGTATTATGCCATAGCTGGGGTTAAAAGTCAAGAACTATTTTGCGGAATCCAGTCAGGGACGGGTCGACTTTTCCAAGAGAACATACTTGATTTTTCGCCTATATAATAGGCTTTGTACGCCGCAATAGAGTCGTCTTGTTTATATTGATCAGGCATAGCTGGAGTAGGCTGTGTAAAAGGTATATTAGGAATATTATCTGGAGGATAAGATAAGTAATCTACAAGTTCCCCAGATTTATGATGTTTACCATATCTATAGGTATACTCGTCCAGCAGCGCAATAAACAGCTTAGATAGCCAAATATAGTTTTCTTTGCTGGCTCTAGCCCATACTGCTGATGGGTGATTAACGTGGGTAGCCTTATAGAGAATATCTTCTCTATCGTCAGGTAGTTCCCAGTTTTTAAGTCGCCTGCCCCCTTCAGACAGTCGTATCCCCTGTACACCATCTATAACTCTATGAGCTGTAGAAAGTAGCTGAGCATACTCTAAAATCATTTTTACACAATGTTTGTCGACATGCTCACGAGCACATTTTTCAACATCGTGACTTAGATAGAAAATGTTCAAACGTATAAATCCTCTAGTAATTCGCTGAAATGTTCTTTGATTGCTTGCTTACTCTCGCCTAATGATAAAATCTCTAGACAAGCTATAAATAGTTGTTTGATATTATCTAAATCTAATGGCATAACAACACCATCTTTTCCATGGCACCAGTTTTCATCAAAATCTAAATAATATTTACGTATATGAAGGTACTCTACCCCATTAAATACATTTACTGTGACTCTCCATTGACAATCATCAGTTTGATAAATTATGCGATCATACATTGTTTTTCAATACGCTTGCTAGTGGCGCTACTGATGTTACTAAATCAGCTCGCACTAGTCTATAAGAATCCGTATCCCACGCCCAGGTTAAAACAGTATTATCTGTTTCTTGGGCATGGGTACGTTTTTCTTTTATATATGGGGTACTGAAGTCTACTGTAACAACATTATATTTTAACTTATTAGACTCTTGGCCTTTATAAGTAACTATTGCGTCACCTGCTTCTTCAATTTTTCTTCTTAGTTCTTCCTTATTCATTATATCTCCAAGCAGTTGTGTAAGTTCTCTTACGTTACCGCCTGATACACGAAAATCCAGAAAGCTATTGTAAACAGGAGAGTAAAAATTGCTCCCCAGTTTACCCGTTTGATTGCCTTTACAATTTGAATACAAATTTCTAGTAAAAGTATCATTTTTATGCCTATTGTTTGGTACTTCCGGCGGGAGTCGAACCCGCATTTTGCGGCTATCTACCGCTAAACACTTTATAAGGGTGGTAGTTTACCATTAACCTACGGAAGCATAGTATTACTATCTCAAAAGTATATTATAATTTGAGACTTATGTCAAGAACTATTTTTAAGAACTACTTTATTAAAAAGAGTGCCAATTTTCAAACCCTTTAATATAGAGCTTTTTAAATTTATCTATATCATAGAAGTATTCTTTACCAGTTTTTGGCTCACTAGACAAGTCCATATTATTAATTGAGAATGGAACGCTAGCATGAACATACCAATCCTCATAGCTTTTATCTTCATAGAATGATATATCAGAGACGACTAGTTTATAGTTCTTAGATTTTAAATATTCTCTAGACTTCTCACGTATTTCTTGATTTTCATAATGATTGTGCTCAAAAGTAATAGCTTTAAATTTATATTGATCAAATGGAATTTTTAATAGAACATCCATAGAGAGACTCTGCGGAGGGTCTATATCTATTTGTAGGTAATCTATCACTTTTGGCGCATTTTGCTCAGAAAGTAATTGAACATAGTCTATTTTAAGAGCATCTGTTTGTAGACACAAATTATCTCTTAAAGCTCTAAATCTTTGTGTTGGACTAAATGCTAAATCTATAGAGATGCCCTTCCAATCAAACTCTCTCTCTAATAAACAAGTATTGCTGTGCAGCTCTGGGTCACCACTACCTATTTCTAAATAAAACCCATCTTTTTTTCCTTTAGCTACTAGAAGTGCAAATAAATCTTGGTGAGATTGAGCATAGCTTTTTTGTATATTTTCCGCGCCCTCAAAAGTTCTTTTTAGTGCAGAAGCTACTAAAGGGCTGTGCCTTGTATAAGCATTAGGGTTACCTACCTGAAGAACATTATATTTTATGAGGTTTTTGTAGAAAGGAGAAAATTTATCACTATGTACATCCAAACAATGAATTATTTCTCTAGACTCGTCTGTATTGCCTATCCACCAAGCAGATACTGCTTTTTCAAAAAATAGTCTATAATCTTTCTGCTCACATTTATCAAAACCTACAGAAGCAACCATGTAACAGTCGTGCCATCTTTGCTTTTGTTCGTAAAATTGAGATAGAATAAAATAAGGTTCTGGGTTGTTGGGGTCTAGAGCTACTGCTCGTTTTAATAGGCCTTCTACTGTGCCCTCTCTACCGCCCGCTGCCATAAAGTTTCTAGCTGCCCCGCTTATAGCTGTATATACTTTTTTACGGTCATTGCCCGCAATATCTGCTGCTTTTAGATAGTGCGTTACTGCAGAGGCTAGCTGCCCTATTTTTTCATAATAGTTGGCTAAATTTATGTTTGCCTCAAAACTGTATGGGCTACGTATGTATGTATTAATTAAATCTTGGGTCATATAAACATTCCTCAGGCATTTTTAAAATGAAGGCACTATTGTCTTGGAATCCGAAACTTATTAGAACATTCCCGTTTTTAAAAGCTAATCCACAGCAAAATTCTATTTCACAATCCATAAAAGAAAAGCATTTCTTTGATACGCTAACTACTTTTAAATCTTTGTCGTAAAAAACTATTCTATGTCTATACTTAGCGTTTTTGCTGCCAAGCTCACTATTAAATAGGTATACTTCGTGAGTTATACTTACATATCCGTCTCTAAACGGTACTACATGGGAGCTTCCTCTTAAATCAGCACATGTTTCTATATTGCTATGGTGTATAGCTACTTGTTTAGTTATGCCATCTTTATACTCTACTATTTCAGTAGGACTATGCCATTTTACATAAGTTATTTCTGGCTTACCTAAAACTACTGCCCAGTTCTTTTCACAGTAAGATTCTACTAGCCCAGGTGTAGGTATTCTTTGTCTAGATACTTCCTTACATACTCCATCGATATACTCTAACTCTGAGAGTTCCATACGACCTTCACCGTTAGTTGTAGTATCCCTTCTAACGCCAGTTATATAAAATTTACCCTCGTGTTTAAACAACCTACCATCCTCTAGGCCAACGAACTCCCATATAGGGTCCTTGTCAAGGGCGCTAGTATCTATTTTAGAATAATTTAAAATATTTAGATCATCGTCTAACTCTGCAAAATAATTGAAGGTTCTTAAGTACGGGTCTGCTTCTGGGTGTAAATACTGTAACGGGCCATATAAATGGTAAAATTTTTGACTTTCGCTATGATATAGAATATAATTCAATACTCTAATGTTGACGTAAGTTTTATCCCCATCAACGAACACAGAGGGGTTCATAATACCCATCCCATTAGTTTCTTGGCTGGGCAGAATTAATTGCTTTACCGTTCCCCCATTGTCTAGGGCTAACTGTGCTAAGTTCATATTGAAATCCTTTGTAAATCTATATTATTATTTTTCCACCAATTTAGTATAAACTCATGTGAGTCATGGTGTAGTGGGCCTTGTCCGTCATACATTACTAATTCTGTGCCTTTATATGTAGACTTGCAATTAACTGTGTCTTCAACAAATAGTGGAAATATGTAAACATTACTATTACTTGGGTCAAGTATAACATTTTCTACTATAGGCAGAAATGATGTTTTTAAGTCTACACAGAAATTATTAGGGGCTATTACATGCTGATCTATTACTTTCTTTGCGTAAGAACGCTTTACTATAAAAGCTGCAATACACCAATCATTCCAATTTCTACTTCTTATCTTTGTAGGAGTTTCTAGCCCCTCTCCGACATTTACTAATTGTATTGCTTCCCAGTTCGTTGGTAATATACTAATAAACTCTTTTAAAGTAAATTTCCAATAATCTAAAGTTTCAAAAGAAACATCGTCCTCCATTATTATACAGAAGTCGTCTTGGCAAGTATTATACCAATCGTATAAATTATAAAGGTGAGACGCTATAGGCCCATAGCTATTGCTATGTAGCGCCTGTAACGTCTCACCCTTTAAGCTAAAATCACTTGTCTCAAATCTTTCACAAATAATGAATTTATAGTTATTAGTATATTTATTAATTTGTCTTACAAAATTATCGCGTCTGTCAGCAGACTCTCTTAGAGTTATAACTCTTATTGTAGGCAGATTATCTAACAAGTTATCCTTTGATTTTATGGTTTTTCTACTGCTTTTGCTGCTTCGGCTGCTGCAACTGCTGCTGCTTCTGCAGCTACTCTTGCTGCTTCTTCGGCTGCTGCAACTGCTGCTGCTTCTGCTTCTGCAGCTACTCGTGCTGCTTCTTCAGCTGCTGCAACTGCTGCTGCTTCTTCTGCCGCTTTTGCTGCTAAAGCTGCTTCTGCAGCTGCTACTTGTTCAGCTAGTGCTACTTCTGCGGCTATTCTAGCTGCTTCGGCCGCTTCTACTGCTGCTGCTTGTTCTGCTGCAATTCTTGCTTCTTCAGCTGCTCGTGCTGCTTCTTCGGCTGCTATTCTTGCTGCCTCGGCGGCTGCTACCTCTTCAGCGGCTACTCGTGCGGCTTCAGCTTCTGCTGCTAATCGTGCTGCTTCTTCGGCTGCTGTTGCCTCTTCAGCGGCTACTCGTGCTGCTTCAGCTTCTACCGCTAATCGTGCTGCTTCTTCGGCTGCTGTTGCCTCTTCAGCGGCTACTCGTGCTGCTTCAGCTTCTGCCGCTAATCGTGCTGCTTCTTCAGCTGCTATTCGTGCTGCCTCGGCTGCTGCTGCCTCTTCGGCGACTACTCGCGCTGCTTCGGCTTCTGCTGCTAATCGTGCTGCTTCTGCTAATGCTGCTTCTTCGGCTGCTATTCTTGCTGCCTCGGCGGCTGCTACCTCTTCAGCGGCTACTCGTGCGGCTTCAGCTTCTGCTGCTAATCGTGCTGCTTCGGCTTCTGCTGCTAATCGTGCTACCTCTTCAGCGGCTACTCGTGCGGCTTCAGCTTCTGCTGCTAATCGTGCTGCTTCGGCTTCTGCTGCTAATCGTGCTACTTCTTCGGCTGCTGCTTCTTCGGCTGTTATTCTTGCTGCCTCGGCGGCTGCTACCTCTTCAGCGGCTACTCGTGCGGCTTCAGCTTCTGCTGCTAATCGTGCTGCTTCGGCTTCTGCTGCTAATCGTGCTACTTCTTCGGCTGCTGCTGCTGCCTCTTCAGCGGCTACTCGTGCTGCTTCAGCTTCTGCTGCTAATCGTGCTGCTTCTGCTAATGCTGCTTCTTCGGCTGCTATTCTTGCTGCCTCGGCGGCTGCTACCTCTTCAGCGGCTACTCGTGCGGCTTCAGCTTCTGCTGCTAATCGTGCTGCTTCTTCGGCTGCTGCTGCCTCTTCGGCGGCTACTCGCGCTGCTTCGGCTTCTGCTGCTAATCGTGCTGCTTCTTCGGCTGCTATTCGTGCTGCCTCAACTGCTGCTGCTTCTTCGGCGGCTACTCGCGCTGCTTCTATAGCTACTCTTGCTGCCTCAACTGCTGCTGCTTCTTCAGCTGCTACACGAGCTGCTTCAACCGCCTCTAGTCGTGCTGCTTCTTCTGCTGCTATACGAGTTACTTCAGCAGCTGCTGCTTCTTCTGCTGCTACACGAGCTGCTTCAATTGCTGCTGCTACACGAGCTGCTTCAGCTGCTGCTGCTTCAGCTGCTGCACGTTCTTCAGCTTCTTTAGCAGCTTTCTTTTGTTGTTTTCGAGTTTCTGATTCTTCTACGTTTGCAGACTCAGCAACTTTTTTAGCTTCTTGAATAAGTTTTGTAGCAAAAGTTGATGCTTTTAAATCTGCCTCTTTTTTAAGAAAATCAGCTGCTTTTGCAACTAAATCAGCAGCTTCTTGTTTCCGCTCATTTATCTTAGCTAATAGGCCGCTAACCATCTTTTCTAGGTCGCGTACTTCTTCTAGTACTTCATTTGCTTTTAGAGTAGCTTTAGCTGCTTTATGAGTAACTTCTTCAATTTGTTTTTCCTTTTTATTTTCTTTGCTAAAATCTTCTTCTTCCATTTTTTTAGTTGGAGTATTGATGAACATATCTAATAAATTAAAAGGTTTTAAAATACCTTTACCGTCTAAGTATTGAACTGGCACAGTTAAAAATCCATTTGAATTTTGTACAGGAGCAGTTACTATGAACGCGGCATAAGCTTTTTTATTATCTGACTGAAATAAAATTGTATCTCCAACAAAAATATCTTCTTCGCTTAAAGAATTAAAGTCCTCATCTTTATGGTCTAAAAAAATAAAATTAGCTTCTTTTATTTCTGTTGCATTTAGTCTAAAGGACCCAAGTCCTGGGTCTCCTGGGTTTATGTAGTCACTATATCTAAATAATCTTTTCATGTTTTTCCTATAGATAATAAATTATCTCTTTGTCATACTATTCTTGAAAAATAAGTTCCGTTTTGTCCTATTAGCATAAACGGTGGAGAAGTGCCGCCACCACTTACAGGTAACTTACTAAATGGTAGTAAACCAGAAGGTAGTCTAGGAGGTAAGAAAAATCTAGGACGAAATACTCCGTTGCTCATCGTATTCTACCCTTCTTTATTTACGAAACTTCTTCGAACCAAATAGTTCCGCTTACGGTAATACTGTCTGCTGGTGTAGTTTCAAGTTCCAGTGTCCAGCGATCTCCAGCTTTTATATATGGGCGCGTTTCGGGCGTATATATCATCATATACGGAACACGAACGTTCCAAACATGGTCTTCTAATTCTGTAATAGTACCAGCCGTCATTTTAGTTGTGTTATTTACTTCGATAGTAGCACCACATGCTGTGTCGTCTACACCTAGAGGGGCAGCAGTAGGCACAGTGCCACCGCTACCTGTAGTGGATCCAACACCTCGGTTACAGGTAAGGACAAGGCCTTCTTCCTGTGCATCCCCTACTTCCGTTGATTGGGAAATAGACCAAGCATGTACTTTTATTGGTTTATTTGTTCCCGCTAAGACTTCAAAGAAATCTTGCTGAGCGGTAACTGCTATTGATTTAAAAACTGCAGTATACATTCTTCCCATATTTTTACCTCATTAGTAAATGTTGAAATACATTATTAATTCTTGCCTCAATTGGCAGCCCAAATTTTTCTTGCCCAGTGTCTCTCAGGACACAGACTACAGATGCCCAACTCTCATTACCCGCATTTTGCCCAGTGGTTGACGCAGCTATATCAACAGCTCCAGAAGTCCAATTTACGCTCATTAAACCTACACGAGAATCAGCCGTCTCTACAATACTTGACTGAATAAAATTATTTACAGATGCAATGGTCCAAGCAGTTGTCAAACTATTTCCTGCGGCGCCTCCAGCAGCAACAACAACAGCTCCAGTTGTTGTTGGTGTTATACTAGGAGGATTTACTCTAGAAGAGCCTGCCCCTGCAGAACCTGCAGTAGCCGTTCCATTAAATGGTTGAGTTAAACTAATTCCTCGCCAAACATGAATAGCATAGGCTCCCCCATCTTCAATATTTCCAGTTGGTCCTATTAATACTTGTGTATCAGGCGTTGCAGGCATAAATTTGTAATATAAACTTAACCTTGTATTATTATTATCAGTGCCATTTGCGGTACCAATTAATATATATCCTGAAGTTGCAATGCTAGGCGTTGCAGGCGTACCTCCAGATGCATAGTTAATAGCAACAATAACTAAATCATTTGCAGAAACTCCAGCATCGCTGCCCCCAGTTAGACCGGAGTTGAGGGCAACTGTTGTGTCTCCAGTAGTTGCCCCTAAGAACCCTGCGGTTTTGCCTCCTACGTATGAAATGGCCATTTATTACGTTCCAATCAGAGTTACTTTTAGCCCTTTTGCCGTGCCGTCACCAATTTGATCAACATCTATAGTAATTTCAGCATCGTCTGCTAATGATGTATCTGATATTACTGCTGCGGTAGCAGCAGTAGTTGAGGTTTTTTCTGTATTATCAATAGTTAGTTTAGTTGATAATATACTAGTGGCTTCTTCGTTGACATCTACTGTAAAAATATTACCAGATGTTTGGGCTACGTTTAAATTTCCTCTAATACTTGTAAGTGTCATTGCAAAAGGCATACGGAAAGTAACTTTACTTGTACCTGCTGTAATTGCTGTAGTTTCATCACTAGCTGCAATTATGAGTATTTTAGAGTTTACAGGTCCTTGGGTGCCTTGCGCACCTGTAGTACCTTGAATGCTTGCTCCTGTAGTACCTTGAATACCTTGAGTACCAATTATGCCTTGAATACCTTGACTACCAGCACCTGTAATGCCTTGAGTACCTTGCGCACCTGTAATACCCTGAATACCAGCACCTGCAGTGCCTTGAGTACCTTGAGTACCAGCACCTGCAATACCCTGAATACCTTGAGCACCTGCAGTGCCTTGAGTACCTTGACTACCAGCACCTGCAATACCCTGAATACCTTGAGTACCGGCACCTGTAATACCTTGAGTACCTTGAGTACCTTGAGTACCCGTGTTACCTGTTATACCTTGAGTACCTGTATTGCCTGTTGTACCCTGAGTACCTTGAGCACCAGTGTTACCTGTTGTACCCTGAGTACCAGTGTTACCAGTGTTACCTGTTGTACCCTGAGTACCTTGACGGCCTTGAATACCTTGAGCACCTTGGACACCTTGAGTACCCTGTGGACCTTGAGTGCCTTGTATACCTTGAGAACCAGTTATACCCTGAGTACCGGCACCTGTAATACCTTGAATACCTTGAGCACCCTGAGAACCAGTTATACCTTGAATACCTTGAGTACCAGCGCCTGTAGTGCCTTGAATACCTTGAGTACCTTGAATACCTGTAATACCTTGACTACCAGCACCTGTAATACCTTGGGTGCCTTGAGTACCAGCGCCCATAGTACCTTGCATACCTTGGGAACCAGTTATGCCTTGAATACCTTGAGAACCAGCACCTGTAGTGCCTTGAATACCTTGAGTACCTTGAATACCTGTAATACCTTGACTACCAGCACCTGTAATACCTTGGGTGCCTTGAGTACCAGCGCCCATAGTACCTTGCGTACCTTGGGAACCAGTTATGCCTTGAATACCTTGAGAACCAGCACCTGTAGCGCCCTGAGAACCTGTAGTGCCTTGACGGCCTTGAGTACCTTGACTACCAGCACCTGTAATACCTTGGGTGCCTTGAGTACCAGCGCCCATAGTACCTTGCGTACCTTGGAAACCAGTTATGCCTTGAATACCTTGAGAACCAGCACCTGTAATGCCTTGGGTACCTTGAGTACCTATGGTGCCTTGTGTACCTTGACGGCCTTGAGTGCCTTGAGTGCCTTGAATACCTTGAGTGCCTATAGTACCTTGGACACCGCTAGCGCCTTGAGTCCCTTCGACGCCTTGACTTCCTGTAGTACCTTGAGTACCGGCGCCTGTAGTACCTTGAGTACCTTGTGCGCCGGCACCCCCACCTTGAATTCCTTGAATACCTTGACTTCCTGTTACACCATTTGCGCTCCATACAGTACCATTCCAAACGTATCTAGTACCGTTTGGGGCAATATATTGATCATCTATGCTTGGAGAATTAGGAAAATTTATCAATTATTTTACCTTATAGAAAAATATAAAATTTTTCTTTCTTTTTAGAAGTTTATCATCATTCTACAGAGTAGAGTTGTAGTATTTAGGAAAGTATATAGGTAACCAACGTCACCTAGAGGGTCTTCGATATATTCTAGGAAGTTACCATTATGTGCAGCACCGTTTAACAGAGTCGTTGTACCTATTCCAGTAACTTCTTGTGTCCGAACATCCATAGCAAAGAGACGTGTTGGGCCCGAAGCAACGTTTCTTGTTAAGAATACTCTATCGCCCCCATCATAACAATATGATGAACCTGCTGTATATGATTCTGATTGAGGGTGAATAGTGATACCAAAATCCCATTTTCCAGTTGTAATATCATAGCGATCAATTTGGTTAGCACCACCACCACGTGGTGAGTAGATATATCTAGCTCTATTATTTGTACTGTTGTGAGCCCAAACAAGATCAATACCCGTACTACGAACTGGTATGGACAATATACAATAAGCAGTTGTTGCATCTGGCGTACCGGTAATAGTTAGTGCAGTAGCTGTATTTGCAGTAATTACGCTTTCAGTTCCACCAAGTGTGCCTGCCATAAAACGAATACGTTTACCTGCCCAGTAATTTGTAGTCCAGTTTTTTGTTGTTGCCTCTGTAAGCGTAGAGGCGGCACCAGCCGTGGCTAGTCCCCAGGAGTCAGCAATTTCATATTTTGTGGTTGCATCTGGAGTAAAAGATTGTGTTGTATATGTTAAAGTTGTTGCTGTGTTTGATGTAATTGAGATACGACCTGAGCCATATCCAGTACCCGCCTCAACTTTAAATAGATAACCAGCCCAGCAATTTACTGGCCAATTTTTGCTTGAATCTACAAGAGTAGTAGCAGAGCCACCTGATGCACGACCATACGCTGCTTCAACACCCTGCCTACGTTGATCATCCACACCAAAAGCTTTAGTATCTTGGATGTAGTAACGAGATGTACCGTTTGCACCAGCCACAATCGTTGCAACTGTAAGAGATGTAGCTGTGTTTGAAACGATCCAACGAGTCTGAGTAGCACCTGCTAAACCTGCAGCTTGAAGAATCACTGTTCTTCCAACGTGCTCGTTTACGATCCAGTTCTTAGATGGATCAACAATGACAGTTGTAGACTGCGAGGCTGTAGCTGCCATTGATGCCGCTTCTGATGTAGCAACAGAGAATGACGTTATTCCGTTAACACCGATAACCGTGTAAGCTGCGTTCCATCCTGCGCTGTTGCACCCAGCAAATGTAACACTATCACCAGATTTGATGAAGTGGTTAGTTGCCGTTGTAATTAGTGCTGTTGGGCCAACTGTCGTGATTTCGATTGTACATCCAGATCCGGTACCACCGGTTGTAGCTCTACCTGTACCGACCGCGAATCCTGTAGCTGTTCCTGAATGCTGAAGAGCAATACTCGTAACAGCACCAGAAGCTCCAACTCCAGTCACGATAACCTGAGCACCAGTACCACCAACCGAACAAGTTAGAACGTCACCAAGCGAATAATTTGTGCCTGCTGCCGTTGGCGTAGCGTTTACTGCTTGAATACCAAGCGCAATACGTGCTCCGGTAGTTACGCCAAATGGAATCCAACCCCCAGCAGTACCATTAAGTGCACAAGTGATGTTAGCTGCGACCCCATCATCAAAGTTAAGCCCACTCATCCAATAATCGTTTTCAATGGAGTAAGCAAACATTGAACTGACTGAGCCAATCATCGTGAAAAATTTGTCATAATCAGGCCAAATTTCATAGTCGCTAGTAGAGTCTGGGGTTACAGTCCAGTCTCTGTTTAATTGAAATACTGTAGCGGTGTTGCCAACAATTCTACGATGTTGACCAATGCCTAAACCTGATTTGATATAAAGACGATAATTTACGTAGCGATCAACTGGCATAGCTGCGCCAGCATCAGTTACCGTTCTAGCGGTGGCTGAAAGTGCGCCTAGTTTAGCTGTTACTAAAGCTGCGCCAACTTTGCCTGTTCTTTCGCAGGCAAAATCGGTCATAGCTGCGGATGGAAGAATAGTAGCAGGTAATGATTTTTGTTGCCATGTGTCTGCAGCAATATCGTAGTAATACAACGTTGGTGCGGTTGCGCTTCCAATAAATGCGTATATACCGCCTGTTTTAATAGTGGCAAAAGAAGAATAATTTGGTATTGTATCCCATGCAGTAACTGTATAGCTTGCGGAAAGGATTTCAAAGTGAGATTGTGTACCAGCTGTGCTGATTGGGAGTGCGTAGGGAGCTACAGCTAAGTAAGATTGATTGTTCCAGTGATCGTGTGGCATAAGGTTAGCATCAGAAACGTACAGCGTTGTTGCATCGTTATAAAGAATCTTCTTATAACCTGTAACGCCGGTGCTGAATGTAATCGCTACTGTGTAGCCAGCCCACTGATTTATTCGCCATTTCTTTGTAGAATCTGCAATGCTAGCTGCTGCTGCAGTTGTTACAACACCGAAATCATGAATAGTATCTCCAACGTAAGTTAGGGTTTTTTCCTGCCCCGTTCCTGGCCCTTGAATAATTCTAAGAGTTTCACCGTTAAATTTACCTGTACCAATACCCCCAATTTGCACTGTGGTTGATGTAGCAGAAATAATTCGGGCGTGATGCCCGCGATTTTTAGTAACACGGAGTTTAGTTCCAACAGCTGGCAGACCTGGACAGGTTGCAAGCTGAATAAATGTATCTGCCCAAACATCGTATTTGTAAAACGCGCTACCAACTAGAATATAGATAAATCTACTGTCTGCTGAATCTTCTGGAGATGTCATGGCGCTAATACCGCTAACCGCTACCGGACTTTGACTCATCAATTCAAAGAATGGAAGATCAATAGTTTTCTTATTATTATTTTCAAATGCCATGTTATACTGTCCACTTCACATTGGCGCGGGGGCCTACTGCGTATCCTACGCGATTTTGAGATTTCATTTGGTCAAATGCCGAAACACCACCAATAGCCGCAATGTTATTTAGTGCTGCAACTGTAGTTACTGTAGTTACTGTAGTTACTGTAGTTACTGCAGCTAAAGTTGGTAAGGTTGGAATGCTGGCTTCGACCTGTAAACGATTAGAGCCGCCACCAACAACGTTTCCTAGTGGTTTAAGTAATCGAAAAATTTGACGCAATAACCCTAAACTGTCATCTTGCGCCATACCTTCTAAAGGCTTTTTATCCGCCATAATTTATGTCCCATCACTTATCGTTAAATCCACGATGTTGCCTAGAGCGTCTGTTTCCCACCACATCCAAATACCGGTAGCAACGGGTCTAGTTTGTTGTACGTAGACTTCTGTAGCTCCACCCGGACCCCCGCCGGAACCTGAGGGACCTTGTATGCCCTGTGTTCCTGCACCTGTACTACCTTGAATACCTGTAGCACCTTGAATACCTGTAGCACCTTGAATGCCTGTAGCACCTTGTGACCCTGCGCCTGTAGTGCCTTGAGTGCCTTGAGTGCCAGTAGCACCTTGGGTGCCGGTAGCACCTTGGCTGCCGGCGCCTGTAGTACCTTGTATGCCCTGCGCTCCTTGTGATCCAACAGAACTAATTAGTACTGCAAGGTGAACATTATTAGCAAATCCTGTTGTTCCAACTCCTCCCGAAGAAAGCAGGGTAACAGGGTATGTAACATACGCGTTAGAAGTGTTGGCATTTACAACAGTTGGGTTACCAGAAAGTTGCCAACTTTGAAAATCAGCACTTTCAATTTTAGACTGTATTCTGAATTGGCTACCTGAGGTTAGTGCAGCTAGGATAAATTCTATATCAACGCCATCATCGTTGATGTGAAAAAAGTTAATTTGCGTAGCACTAGTTTGAGTCGCATTATTCCATAACAAGTGACCTGAAAGAGGCTGACCACTAGTAGTATTAGCATCGGCTCTATAGGTAAAGACGGATGTAGATCCGCCTAAGGAACCCTGAGTACCTGTAGCACCTTGTGTACCTATAATACCCTGGGTGCCCTGAGTACCCTGAGTACCTTGAATACCTATAGCGCCTTGAATACCTATAGCGCCTTGAGTGCCTGTAGTGCCTTGTGACCCTGCGCCTGTAGTACCTTGTATTCCTGTAGCGCCTTGAGTGCCTACAGCGCCTTGGGCTCCTGTATCACCTTGTGTGCCTTGGGCTCCTACGTCCCCTTGTGTGCCCTGGGCTCCTACGTCCCCTTGTGTGCCTGCGTCCCCTTGTATGCCTGTAGCGCCTTGCGCCCCTTCGCCTGTAGCGCCTTGAGTACCTATAGCACCTTGAGTACCTGTAGCACCTTGAGTACCTATAGCACCTTGTGTTCCTGCACCTGTAGTTCCTTGAGCTCCTGTAGCTCCTTGTATACCTGTACCTATAGCACCTTGAGTACCTGTAGCACCTTGTGTTCCTGCACCTGTGGTTCCTTGAGTTCCTGTAGCTCCTTGTATACCTGTACCTGTAGCACCTTGAGTACCTATAGCACCCTGCGTTCCTACGCCTGTAGTACCTTGAGCACCAGTAGTACCTTGAGTACCTGCTCCTATAGTGCCTTGGGTACCCTGAGCACCCTGAGCACCCTGAGAACCAGTTATACCTTGAATACCTTGAGTACCCGCACCTATAATACCTTGGGTACCTTGAACACCAGTTATACCTTGAGTGCCTTGAGTACCCGCACCTATACTACCCTGGGTGCCTTGAGAGCCTAGTATACCTTGAGCACCTTGAGAGCCCGTTATGCCTTGAATACCTTGAGCTCCAGCACCTGTAGTGCCTTGGGTACCTTGGGTACCTACTGTTCCTAAAATACCGGCTGTACCTTGAGTACCTATAGTACCTTGAGTACCCTGCACTCCCTGTATGCCAGGCACTCCCTGATCAACAGGCAAAGCTAGTTGTACTACAACTTCATTTTCTATTACTTCAAGTGTTATCGTTTGGCCAGGCACTAGTACATAGTTTGTCACTAAACTGTTACCTCTGGCGTCAGGGTAATTTTGCCCTGCATCGCTCTTGTCACATCACCACTGGGCAATACTACTTCTATGTCATATACATAACTTGTAGCTTCTAATGCGCTAGTGTCTGCAGCTATTAAAGTTATCCCAAAAACTCCTGTTGCAGTGTTTAAGAACGCTTTTCCATTTGCTATAGTGCAAGATAGGCTAGCAGTAGTTGATGTGTGGTTTTTCTTTAATGCCCCACGAATTGTAGCGCCCGTTAAATCTACGGGCACATCGTTAACTACATAACGCATACGAATAGGGTAATCAGCACCTTGCGGAACTACATAATCTCTAACAACTGGATCAGCAATCAAGATACTCCCTTTTGAACCTGCATCAATTTAGATACGAGAAAAAGGGTAGCAGATGGCATCTGCTCCCCTCTCAAAAAATTCATAATGCGGAAAGATTTTGGGCCTATGGGTACCATCCCTAGTCTTTCCGGCGATCTTAGATCGCTCTCCCCAGGGTTAAATGGGGCACCCGATTTGCCTTACGTTACCACACGCAGTTTTGTCGGGACATATTTGGTATGAGGAGTAAGATTTGCACTTACATTGCTCCAAGCAAATGGAGGTCTTAGATTTAGATGATCCTCATATGGAGCGGGCGATGAGATTCGAACTCACGACCCCGACCTTGGCAAGGTCGTGCTCTACCCCTGAGCTACGCCCGCAAATTATTCTTTAACATCAAATAGATAAAACTTGAGCATACTAACTTTTCTTGCGAATTGGTTGCGCAGCCACTCTATTCTGGCTCGCATATCTAGTGTCATGTACAACCTTTACAAGAGATTCTCGATCCCTGACTTCGGGGTGCTTCTCTTGATATGCTTTTAACAGTTTTTCTTCTAGTTCGGTCATTTCTCTTTTCTCATATGGCGGATAGCGGTCGGTCTCGATCCACAGTGCTTTCACACCCAACCGCTTTCAAGGCGGTGCCCAGTCCCACTGAGTTCACTATCCAAAATAATTTCGGCACAAAACCCGCTAAGCGGTGAGGCCGGGATTTTCCGAATCCTATCAACAGAGCCGGAAAGAAACTTATTTGAGGGGAGCAGCACGTTAATCTACTTGCCAATACTCTAACATAGGTACCTATGCGCCGGCGAGCTCTTGCTTTGGTAGTGCCACCCTCAAATAAGTTCGCTTGTCTCTTCTCAATCGTCGCTGGGCTAAAGCCAGGTCACATCTGTCCGAGCATCAAGAACTTATTCTTTATCGTCCTTACAGTATAGCTCGGACCCATCACAAAGTCAAGAACTATTTTTTAAGTTCTGCATTTCAAGAGATAGCTGATAAAGTAGTCGAATTTGCTCATCATGTGTCAGAAATTTATAGGGATCATAAAGACAGAAATCCCCTGCAGACCTAGGTTCTTGAGTAAGGAAGACACATTCTCTAGGATAATCAGTAGAGTTGGTCAGCACTCCAAAATCGATCTGCTTTCGACCGATATCATGAATAATTACCTTCATCATTTTTGGCGAGCCTTAGCGTATACATGCCAGACGTAGTTGCCATTATCCTCTAGATACGTGCCTAGAAATTCAAATCCTTCATCAATGGGTTCCCCAGTGCCGTAGATTCTAATCTCTGCTATAACTTTAACAGTTGACTCAGGGCAATGTTGAACCCAAACCATGGGACTATCTTTTTGAATCGCAGCATAAAGAAACTTTGCTGGCATCCCTAGCTCAATCTCACCTGAAAAGGCGGAGAACTTGTGGACGACTCGCTTCGGAGAAGGAGCAAGCATATGCTCAAGAGTTAGACCAGTCGCAGTCATAATGTTTCCTTAAAAAATGGTCGGGGTGGCGGGGATCGAACTCGCGAAACCTCTCGCTCCCAAAGCGAGCGCTCTACCATCTGAGCTACACCCCGAGAATAGTGTGAGGCCGATATGGCTCGGCCTCAAGCCCTCTTACTTGAAGAGTGTAGTAAAGTACTGAGCAGCTTTGCCAGTTAGTTTGCTAATGACTTCTTCATTAACTTCTTTGCCAGCAGCTTCAATAGCTGCGGTAAGCGCCGCATGAGCAGATTCTTTGGAAACGCGAGTTCCCGCAGCTTTCGTTCCACTCTCTTTATCAGCTTTCTTAGCTGGGGTACCTTTCGTCACATAAACACCTGCTTTTGACAGGATCATGCGAACAGAGTTAGGTGTGAATCCCATGTTCTCCGCAACATCAGCAACAATTTGCACTGAAGTTTCAGGGGTAGGATCTTGGTCTAGATACTGCTTAATAGCATCAGCTTTAAGTTCGTCGTTCCAGGTTGACAATGTAGTTTACTCCTTGATTGTTATGAACATAATAGCACGCCTCAGGTTTGAGGTCAAGAGCTATTTTTTAGATATCAACTGTTTAGTTGAAATATATTTACTTAGGTGAGCTAGCGATCCTAGTTCTTCTAGACGATGAGAAGCATAGTAGCCCCCAATTCGACCAGATTCTGTAGGCTCAAAGATGTAGCACTGATAGCTATCAGTACCATCTCTATTTTTAGCTAGATCGACTTTAATGAACTCACACGCTGCATGGCGTGTAGCAGACCATAAAATCTCCCCCGGCTTAGGAGGCTCTAGCATTACACACTCATCTGGCAGAAACGCTGACTTAAACAGATCGTCTCCTTTGGCACGCTCAGGCACTCCAATATTGTCTAGAACCTTCTTGATAACAGATGGCCCTCGAAACGTGAATTCCGAAATATCTGAAATTGGGTACCCTTGCAAAAAAGACAGAACAATAGTAGAGATCTCACTATCAGTAAGTGGAGTATTTTTTGTTCTCTCGAAGTTTTTCTTTCTTCGAGCTGCCTTTTCTTGATATTCTTCAATAATATTCTTTAGTCGAGTAGTATTATAGCTGATATTCAGAGCTTCGCAAGCTTCTTTCTTAGAAATAGGCTTTTCGCCCTCAAGAAGACCGATAACACGCTCAATAGTCGCGTCATCAAGCTTTTCGTGCTCTTTTTTCTTTACGCCTTTTTTGTTGGCGGCCATGTTCTAGTTCTCCATACTAGTTCAATTACTTCCATACTAGTATCATCCGGGTGACCTTCTGTGCTTAATTCCCACATATGGTACTTGTTACGGATATAACGCCCAAGAGTATGATGATACTGAATCAGGTCCCGAGGATTGCAGGTAAAGAATCTGCGTAAGTCGTCCCCAGTCCAAGTTTCCATGATTTCATCATACACCTCTTTAGCGATGAAGTCAAGAGTCATTTTCTGCGTCTTCTTCCGGAAAGATTTCTTCCGCTTCTAGCACTGGATCTTCTATCAGTAACGGGTCTAGAATAGTAAATATTTCGTCTTCAACAACAGGTAAGGTTGTAGGCTCTAAAACTACAGGTTTTGTAACTGGTTTTTTACCATAATATCTTGACATTTATTTTTCCATAGTTTCGTCGTCATCTACAGGAAGGTCGTCTTTCCCAATTCCGCGAAGCTGCATGGTCATTAGCGCTAGAGCATTCCAGGCTACATGACCCAAGTGATGACATTTAGTTTCTTTGTCGTATTGTTCTCCGCTTACCCAAGCATCTAAGTGCCTGTGCAAGCTTCCTAGAGTTTCGGACCAGCTCAGTCCTTTTTCCCAGTTGCGAGGCTCGTATTTATTTGCGCCTACTGTAAGAATCTGCGCTAGTGATCGAATCCACGATTGTGGAATAAGATCAAAGCGTGTTTTGCCAGTATTAAAGCGCATACCTAGGTTTGTTTTTTTAGCGGCTTCTTGTTCCCACGGGAGTAGATCCCGTTCATTTACTAGAACCCACATTTTTCCGTTCCAGGTTAGTTCTTCTTCATCCAGATTTTGAGCTGCTTCCGCTAATGCGCCTCCACGTGGTTTGGTGTCCCCGTGTTTGAGATTAGGTATCATTCTCATAAAATTACTTCCCATTTAGTTTCGAGGTTAAGAGTGCGCCAGCCTTCTTTTTCAATATCGTATACTACGATATGATTTTCATTCTTCTGGCCCGTAGATGTCCCATTCACTTCCGGAATCAGATCCGGCTTCAGTGTACAGAACATCTTTCTTGTGCTTCCGTCCTTTTTTACGAACGAGATCGTCAGCTCTTTTTCTCGCAACAAATTTAAGAGGTTTTCTTTGTTCATTTGGCACCTTAAAATAATTAGCCGCTCGGATGAGCATTTTGTAGTCTTTAATATCACCTTTTAGAGGCACTTCTGCGCTATGAAGATAGACCTCTAAATTATCTGCAAGTGCATCTAGGCGTGCGACAACAATTTTATCTGCTTCGTCGCCGTCTAAAGACACTTCTACAGTCATTTTCATTTTAATCTCCAAGAAAGGCTTGCCCGCTTTCGCGGGCAAGCTTGTTAATTAGAATTTACGAACTAGGTCTACGCCGAATCCGGTAGTCTTAACATTCTTCTCGTCCCAGACCATAACGCTGCCGCCAACTTTTAGCTGGTCGTTAACTGTATAGAACACTGTTCCACGTAGGCGGTCTAGGTTCTTACCGCCGCTAGGATCACGAACGCGGTAAGCTGCTTCCCAGCTATACTGTTCGTCGATTTTGCCGAAAGCACCAACTTCTGCACCTACGAAGCTGCGATTGCTGCCTTCTGTAGTTACGCCTAGTTCACCCTTTACGAAAGGTGTTACACCCCAAAGAACGATTGGAGAGTGGTAACGTGCACCAGCTACTAGTTCGGATTTACCGCCGAAGTCATCCTTAGCCATTGTAGACTTTAGTTCTAGGCTGGCAATAACTGGGCCCATAGGCTTAGCTACTTCCATTCTTACAGCAGCGCGCTGTTCCTTAGAAACTTCTTTCTCTAGCCCTAGAGTTACCGTTTGAGCTAGTGCGGGTGTGCCGATTAGGGCAAGTGCGGCTACGGCCGCGAGCATTAGATTTTTCATTCATTTCCTTTTGCAACTTGTGTTGCAATCCTGAAACCCATGGTTTCGTCCTCGTGGTAGTCACTAATATAGTCGCGTAGTACGACCATCATAGCTGTCGCAAGGTCGATTTCTTCGCCTTCCATTGCATAAGCTACTTTTTCGTATGCTATTCGCATAAGATTGTCATCTTCATCCTCTTCAAACATTTGTTCGAAGTTATTGTCCTTCAAGTTCACCGTCATACGCCTTTTTTACGATTAAAGATTCTTTACCTGTATCAACAATAAACGCATCAATATGCGAGAAGTCATTGCGCTCTGCAATCGTTATTCGCTGGTTACCAATAATACAGAGAAAAGGTTTTGTAGCATCAAAGGGTCTAAGGTTTGAGAGACCTCTAGTTGCTTCCTTATATTCTTGAGCTGTATTATATGTAAGGATTACTGGGTACTTCATTTCATTCAAGACACTAATCTCCAGCTCGGGACTTGGGTCTTGAGTTACTGCTAGCGCGATCAACCCGCGGGGGATGGGCTTTGCAGTTAGTTTTTTATTGTGAATTTCTGGAATACCATCTTCCCTGAAAAAGAAAAAAGTATATTCTATTTCTTTGACTTCTGCCTCAAGAACATATTCCCTAATCTGTTGGGAGTTCTGAGGTTGCTCGTTCATAATAGTCCCATCCTTCAATAAGTAAGTCAATGTACTTTCCTGTCTTTTTAATATTCTCATTTAAAGTATCGAAAGCCTCAGGCGTCAGCACAAAGAGGGGAGGGTCCGCGGTAAATTCTACTAGCACCGGTTTTAGGTCCGGCGGAGCAGGTTTATCGGGTTGAGCCTCAAGATAAAGCGGTTTATACTCAGTTCGGGGAGTTGCGCAGGCTGAAATCAACAGCGCTGGAATTAATATCGTCAAATAACGCATTGAGTTCCTTATTAGCCTCGGTGGATACTTTTTCAGGTGGAACAGTTTTAATAATCTCCTTAAATACAGTAACAGGCTTGTTTATGTACTTAACTTCGATCTCTGCTTTACGATTTTGATAGTCTTTTAACTCCGCGGACAATCGAACTCGCTCTCTCATAGAGAGATCAATGGTTGCCTCTAGTTTTTGCACTTTTTCCACCAAAAGTACTTTTTCATTGCGTAAGCCCTCAATTTGGGTATTTTGATACATTATAAAGCCGCCAACAGCCAACGCTGCTACTGCTCCACCTAAAATGCCCCATATATTAACTCCGGCCATTTGTTTCCTTTAAATTTATAATACCAGCCACACCGTAAAGTATGGCTGGTACTACGTCCAGAGTTTCTGTTTCTAGGCCTCTGTAACTCCCAATAAGGGTTACGCCGCTAAGCGCATGTCCTCAAATGCTACGTTGTCGTTTGCATTTAGTTGTTTTTGAACTTCTAACGGAGTTCATTCGAGTTGTCCACTATTTTACAACGCCAGTCGATCCTATGTCGCCCCCATCAAAAACATACCAACCCCTATCCGAGGCCCCACTGATAGTTGGGCTTAGCTCTAAGCTCTATCAGAAGCCGTCGAGTTACCGAGGTATGCTTTTGGTGGAGGCGCCGGGTACTGCCCCCGGGTGTTGCCGCCTTATCGTCGTTTCATACAACTATAATTTAGGTTTATTGATAATATCAATAGAAGCTTGAGTTGTGTCGATGATCACGTCTTTTTGACTAATGATCTCTTCCATGATCTTAGACACTTCATTACTAGTAAGTCCTAGTGAATCTTGTGCCTCAAAAAGTTTTGCGGAAAAAGCAGAAGCATGAAGAGAATACTGAACTTTCATATCCCGAAGAATTTTAGCAAGTTCAACAACTGCCTTAGGGTACTTGTTTTCCACTGCATTAACAATAGTTTCAACAGTAATCACAGGCTTCTTAACTTCTTTTTCTAATGCTTCCTGCATCATAACCTTTCCAACATAACCCGGCGTTCTATAATCTACAGGCTCAACGCTGCCCGTAATTCCTATTGCGCCCTTTGCCTCATCAGTATAGGACGGTTCAGGAGTAATGTCAAGTACCATATTCTGATATTGAGACAGCACTCCATTTCGATCCCTAACTGGAAGGAGCTTTCTAAAAAAATCAGTCGTTTTATTCTTGAAGTTCATTTTCTTTTCCTTAAATTAAGGGAGCATTTTATGGGCGTCGCTGCCCGTATCATCTTCGTGTCTAGACCTGAAATATTTTCTCAGATCGTCTCTAAGTTTAAGGTCTTCGGTCCATAACTGAACTAAGCCCTGACTATCTTTATACGCATCTACAGTTGGATCATATTGATGCTTCACTAGAATTTGCCATCTGCTGTTATAGCCCCGGTTTGATTTCTTGCCGTGGTAGCCGTGCGTTATAAGACCAGCCATATAACCAACATCGTGCTTAATATAACGCTCAGCACGATCCTGCCATTCTAGTACTTGTTCTTTGTATTTTGGGTGTACGTCAGGATGGTAGGATTTATCCGCCTCTCCAATAAGCGCACAAGCCATGTGACGGTCGGCTGATCCAAGAATTGCGAAGTCGATGAGCCCGCCAAGGGCGTCAAGGGCTTCTCTACGAGCCGCCCAGGCGTACCCAGGGTGTCCCTCATCGAAGCCATAGCCACCATAGCCATTATAACCTGGCTTTGTTCCTTTTTTCTTGGATCCATTACCAGAAGCATTAAATGTTACCTTTCCATGGTACCAATCGTGAATAAATCCACTATGCATTTGCATAGGTTCGTGTCTTAGAGACAAATCCTGTGCATATGAGAACATTTGAATCAGCATGTAGTGCTGAAGTTGTTCTATAGTTTCGTTAACCCAGTCTTCTCTTGTAAAAGCAACGTCTGCATCAACCCATGCTACATATTCCCAGTCTGCTGGAAGTTTTTGTATTACTAGGTTTAGCATGTTCTCTTTGTGCCATAGCTCAAAGTAAGAACGTAATTGTAAATGTCTGCAATTTTTAGGGTTTGTAAGAACGTGGGGTCTATCCCCAAAGGCCATTTCTACCGTGTAGAGAATGGCACCTGCGTCTTCTACTTTTTGCGCAAATTTTTTATATAAGTCAATGCGTGACTTGGTACGTAAAGGATTAGACACACAAGTTACTACATATAACTTTCTGTTTCCTTTATGCCCAGGAGAATCAGCCTCTCTATCTGACGCCTCTGGATATCTGAGAGACGGGTGCAAGTGGTTATGCCTCCCGCCTCTCTTCAGAGATTCTGCCCAATCTGCGTCTTCTATATAGACACCTTCTGCGTGAGGTGTTATAGAATGTTTTTTTGACAAAATTCTCCCTTATTACGTTGCTGTGAACGTGAAGTTAGCAGGAACTGCTGCACCAAATGGGTCTGTAGCAATAACACGTAGAGTATAAGACGCGCCTACGTTTGGTGAAGTACCAGAGAATGTACGCGTTGAAGCCGTAAACGTTAACCATGCTGGTAGTGCGCTGCCGTCTTGTAATGTCGCTGTATAAGTTAGCCTATCGGCCACTCTTACAGTACCAGTACCTGTTGCAGTAGTAGAGTTCTTTGTAAAATATACTCCAACGGTAGCGCTTGCTGCACCTATAGCAACATAGTTAGTTGCTGTTCCACCAACTGTAACAATAACATAGCGTCTACCTTCTATAGTAGCTGTTGCGTTTAAAACTGGCTGTAGATCCGCAAAGGTATTTTCTGGAATTACGTATGTCCATAGAGTATTTCTAGCTGCAGTTTGTGTTGAAACTGCGTTAGCGACTGTGGGCGCTACGTTAGCATCGCGCGCATTAACAATACCTCTGCTGTACGCTCTGCTAGCTCCGCCAAAAGTTCTACGAAGTTGCATTGTTGTATATTCAGGGTTTAAAGCTGCATAAGCAGCATTTGTTGGTACAGCTGCTATGCTGTAAGTACTAAATGTGTTAGCCACACTTGTAAGCCTGTCTGTAATTCGGCCCATATAAAATCTCCTTATATGTCGGCCGGATAATTCGAGCCTTAATTGTATTATAAGATAGTTAAGTCACTAAGTCAAGAAAAATTTTTCTTGACATTATTTTGTAGTGTCAAATTTAATAATACCTTTTTTCTCTAGCGTATCTATTGTATACGATATACCGTCTAACGTGCCTATTTTGTAGGCTAGGGCTAAAGCTATAGCAAATAGTATTAATACTCCTATTACTTCAAACATGCAATCTTTTCTAAATCGGGAGGAAAATAGTTAGGTCCTTTTAGAACTTTTCCGTCTTCCCGATAGATGGGTCTGCCATCTTCTCCGAGCTTGCTCATATTAGAGCGGTGAACTTCTTGAAAGCCCATATCAATCTGCTCTGGAGTAAATCCCAATCTCATAAGGTTGCCATAAGCAAAATAAAGAGTATCAATCCCAGCATCCAGTTGGGCCGTGCGGTCTGTTCCCGCTTCGTCCATTTCATCTAGTTCTTCCTCAATAAGGCGGCGGCCTAGCGCTTTAGATTCTCCAAGTCCCATCATGTTTGGTAGTTGACCGTATGTAATCATAAAGTCTTCTACTAGTTCCGCGTTAGTTATTTTCATTTAATTCCTTAGCTTCTTCGCCCGGTTTGGGAATGTATACTAATGTTTCCATAGACTGTAGCTTAGTGTCGATCTCAGAGATTTTAAGTTTAATAGCCTCATCTATACCAGCTTGACTATTTTTATAATCGATCTCAGACTGCACGCTTACTAGCGTTACAGCCAGCACTGTATTAAGAATAAACCCTGCCATTAGGCCAAACAAAAAGCTTTGCGCTTTATGTTGCTTAATGATAAAGTTTTCTATTCGTTCCACTTGCGCATCAGGCGCGAAAGCGTCTCGATTGAAAGAACTATTTTTTCTCTTATGTACCATATGAAGTATCCAAAAGCGTCCATTATTGTTTATTCATCCACTCTACAACTTTGTTCCAATTAACCGAAATTGATTTAGCTTGTTCTTGTACAGTCATCGTTGATAACTCCCATAAAGTCGCTCAATGACGGGAATGTCATTATTCTTAGCTTGTTGAATCATATTCCTAGTGCCGGCTCCGCCGTTGAAAGCGAGCACTTTGTCAGGTTTACCTTCTACGATCATACGTCTATTCCGGCGGGGACCGGCGGCTCGACCGTATTTTGCCCATTCTGTTTCGCTGATAGGGTATTTTTCTAGTCTTATTCCCATATCCTTGGCAAACTCAGCCGCTACTGTATCAGCGCCTGTGGCCATGCCAGATATAATAGTATCTAGATGCCTATGCCACAGAGCTGCCATGCCTGCGGGGCAAAGTAATTCTGTAATATGTTTGCGGATGAAATTTCTTTCCTCCGCAAACAGACCAAAGTTTCTACCACCGCAGACTAGAAGTCTCATTTTTCAGCAGCCATTCTTGCTTTAAGTTCACCAAGTTCAATAGGACGGAAGTCGATGTTTTCTACCGAGACGCAAAAGTAACGCGTGTCGATTTTACCCCATTTGGGGTCTAGAACCCGCGTTCCGTGGAGGTGCCCGTGAACATTTCCTCCGCACCATCGTGCAACGGAATCTGGGTGTAGCGGGATGTGGGAGAGGATAAGGTCATCCAGCTTGTGCGATCCAAGAATGTCTTCGAAAAAAGGACTGTAATCGTCAAGTTTGAAGATGTCATGATTTCCTCTGACAAGTTTCTTTCTTCCCTTTAGAGCATGTAGAATACTTAGATTCTTACGTGCAATAACCACGTCACCAAGATGGTAAACGCGGTCTTCGTCGCTTACTACAGCGTTCCACCGTTGGACCATTTCGCGGTCCATTTCTTCCGTACTAGTGAATGGTCTTAGAGGCGTGCCATCCGATTTCTTAAAAGTTGACCACGTTTTTTCGTGTCCGAAATGCGTGTCACTTATCAGCCACGTTTTTGTCATCTTCTTCATCTTCTTCTAATTCGAACCACATCATATCAGCAAAGAGCCGATCAATGTTCTCTTGTAGTTGGTAAGCTTGCTGCTCCATGAGCAGGGGCAAGTTAATGAGGAGTTCCCCATCAAAAGAAACTTCCCACATATTATTTTTAAAATTTACATCAATCAACATTTGTCAAGCCTTTCAAGTTCTGAATCAATAAAATGACGTGCCATTTTTAGACAGTTTCGTGGATTCTGTGGAGCCCAAGACGATACGTCAAAGGGGTAATACCCTAGCGCCACGTCCCGATCTCCTTGAGTTCCTGCGGCATAATACCGGAGGTAGGCAATCGCTGCCCATACTAATTCATTATCTACGAAGCCGTTATTCGCTTCATCCACCACTTCAATCATCCATACTCCCCGTATAAATAGCGATTGTTACGAATAACACCGAGAACATAATTAACTCGTCTTTGCCCAGTAGGCTAAGAGAGAATGGAAGGCCCCAATGTTCAAAGTCTAAATACGCCCTAACTCTCATTTGCTTCAGCATCCTGCGTAAGTCGCTCTTGAAGTTCTTTACGAAGTCGAATTCTCGCCGCGGCCATCCTAGCTCGACGTTTTTTTCCCTTCGAGACGAAGCCATCTGACCTCTCGATGTAGCGACGGAGGTCGCCATCTTCAGTGACTTTTTTGCTTAGAAGCGACATCGCTTTAGCTGTATTATTTTTACGTACTTGTACGTGCATCTTCGATCCTTAATCGTTTAATATGATTAAATGGTAAATGAACTTAACATCACCATTTTCCTGCTCTTCATGTTCTACATATAAATTTTGGGTAAGGCACTGTGAAATTTGCTCTGCAGCAACTTTCATCAACATGTCTTCATCTAGGTTAGGTAGGGCACTTTGCTCTACATTAATGTAGAAGTTGATGACTTTAAACGATTTGTTTAGCGTCTCAACAGCACTAGCGTAAGCTTCTAACTGAGGCTCAAGTTTGCCCTCTACTTCATCACCAGCACGTAGTTTATCTAGTGTAGCTAGAAGCTCTTTCTTGCCCTGAGTGTGGCCAGAGACCCAAATAGGGTTCTGGTAAGTCTCCATAAGGAGAGGGCCCCAGCTCTTAGCCCATGCTAGCATTTCCTCATCAGTTTTAATGGCTTCCCATTCTTTTCTGACGGTGATCATGATTCCCTATCGCCGGGGTTTCTAGAAACTCTTTTTGCCTTGTTATTTGCTAGCATATACTCCAGTCGGGTAATACGATCTTGGTGGGATTCCACCACTCCCATAGTACGTTCGTGGAGCTTAATCAAACGGCTTATCATAACTTGCTGCTCTTTGATGTGCGTCAGCAAATTGTCCAAAGTTTGACCATCAGCGGTCATGTACTTTTCTTCAGTCATCTTTAACCCTTTTAAAAGTCCATCCACGTTTTCGTAGGTAGGACACCTGATTGCGTACAGCTTGTACGCTTCTTCCTAGTTTTTCTGCCAGTTCTTCGACCGGAATTTCATTATACTCTTTTTTAAGAAGTAATCTTTCCACCTGAGTCCACTGCATTAATAAGCTCCATTACTTTAAGCATTGTAGCTTTACGCTCACGAACTAGAAAAGTTTTTGTCTCTAGATAACTGGTCATAACTTCGAGCAGTTTAGCACGTGGAAGATTTTTCTCCATTTGAATCTTGGTGTAAGCCTCTACAACGGGCCACCAGTAATCAACGACTTTTTGGGATTTTTCCGGCAACATGTTATTTCTCCATTTCAATAACTATAGCACCAACTTGACTCTATGTCAAGACTCAAATTTTGATACTCAAACGATAATTAACATCATTTAATTATCTTTTATATAAAATTACCTTTTAATTTATACTTTAAGGGGAATCTTTTCACCTTAAAATTTGAGCGTTCTATTAAAAGTCTAAACAAAGACTCTGGGTGATAATAATTTCTACTTATATAAGTAGGCACAAAATTAAAGAAATCCGCAAGAGATTCCATAACATAAGGATTAGCTACGCAAAGAACATCGTTATAACCACCCCTGTGATCAAATCCTTCTGGTATATACACAGTATAGTCTTCCGGATAAATATCTGGAAAAGGCTCAGCCAGCTCGATATCCATTCTAGTTCTTATTACTCTTTTATAGTCATAACTTTGCGCTATATGGTTTACTTTAAACATTTTGTAAAACATAAAGTATACATTTTGAGCCACAGCCTCTTCAGCAAGCGCGCCGTCATAAGCTACTGCCGCACCTGCATTAAATTCTTTTGGTGAAAAGTGTTCAACCTCTAGTATTTTAGGCCAGTAGTGTTTATATACCTCGTCTAGTGACATAGTATCAGGTATATGCGAATTGTCTCTAGTTAGAATAGTATTAGGGCCCCAAGTGGAAATGAATACGTCAGACGCTTCACCTAGAAACCTATTGAAAGGTTCTACGCATCTAACTGCATCTCTAATTTGGCCAAATAATTGAACTTGTGTGTCTCTCATCTTGAAAAATAAATATTAGCTTCTTTGCCGTTTTCTGTATCCCAAGTGTAGGTAAATCCATTACTTGTCAAAAACTTGCCAACATTATCTAATGTATTATCTGTGTTATACAGATTTACCGTTAATGCTACTTCACAGCGTCCAGCTAATATACTCCCTATTCTAGCACCTAAACTTTGTAGTACAATTAGATCATTCCCCTGAGCATCGATCCATAAATAATCAACCAATCCTATATTATGTGTAGCCATAAATGTATCAAGTCTAGTCTTGTAAACTTTATACGTATGGGTCACATTAAAATCTGGTCGCCCTTCCCAAAGATCATGTATTTTTGGGTTAAAATCATGTAGCGATGAGCAGCCCCAATCTCCTTGACCCGCTACCTTAAACGTGCCCCAACCATTTTCGTAGTCAACAGCAGCACATACTGGGTAATAATGCTTATACTTAGACAGTCGCTTTGATAAATCTAAGTGTAACTCTGGTGTAGGCTCAAAAGCATACACCCAATATCCCTGATTAAGAAAAGACTCAGTATCTCTACCGTTATTAGAACCAACTTCTATCGCTATCATAAGCTATCCCTATATCTAATAGGCCAATCAGTACAAATACCGTAGTTACTAAACTCATCATTAAGCTCAGGAAGTACAGCAATACTATTCTTAATAGGTTGCACTCCAGGGTAGGCCCAAAGTATGCCATAACTAGTATAAACTACGTCATCTTTATCATGCCAAAATCTGTGCAGAGTTTCTAGTTCTAGAGCTTCCTTGTTCTTGCAATGAACCCACAATAAAGCTGCCCTATCTTCTAACCAACTTAAGGGTACCAAGTATTCTGGCTCGTCATGCCCAAGGTAAAGTTTGTTTTCTATCTTTCTTAGGTCAATCTCTACTTCAAAATCCATCTCTAGAGCTCTATCAATAAACTCGGGGTGATTTTCCATGGCGGAAAGTGGGCCGTTTAAATTACCTCTGTGAGATATTATTATCAAGATAGCTCCTTAAGTCCTCTGGCGTTCCTAACCCTTGCATCTTTGATACTTGTTGAATGGTAATTCTTTTACCGTCTTGTATTGCTTCGTTATATACTGGGCAAATATAGAACTCTCCATTAGTTCGTATATTTTTCTGTATCATTTGGTGGGCGTACTTGACGTAGTCTGCTCCGCTTTTCCAATAATAAATACCTACAGTAGCATCATCACTAATAGGATTTTTTTCGGCTACTTGTTCTACCAGTTCGCCCGATACTTTTGCAAAGGACCATTTAGGGTTTGTATCTTTGAAAGTTAATATACCACCATCGTATTGAGAAAATAGCTTAATGGTCTCTGCACTGTTCCATTCAATTAGCTGGTCACTGTTTGCAATAAGAAGCGGTATGTTGTAATTTATATGATCTTCTGCAAGCAGAGAAGTGCACGCTGCACCCTCTGTTATGCTATCTACTACGATTATCTTACAAGAAGGAGCAAACGATCTAAGCTCATACTCCAAGTTATACTCGTAGTAATGCTCCCTTAAAACTAGGAAGATATACCTGGCTTTAGTAATACCTATGTTTTCATACACTAACTGTATCATAGGTTTGCCGTTAATTTTGATCAATGGCTTTGGTAATTTATAGTGCTCTAGAAATCTAGAACCCCTACCAGCCATTGGAATTAATATATTCATTAAGTACCTTTACTAAGTGGTCTCTATTTTGAATTTTTATAACTTCGCTAGCCCTACTATCCCATGCTGCTTTAAGTCCTATAGGACTGTCCTCGAAAATAACAGAGTGAAGCATTGGAAAATGATCTATTAATTCATTATAAATTTCAGGATCTGGTTTAGGTTTGACAACATCTTCGTTACTACGTATAAATAAAAATAAATGCCCTACACCTAGGTTTTTCAACGCAGTAAGTATAGAGCTTCTAATTGAGTTACTAGCTACACATAAAATATTGTGCTCTGCTAGTTTACTTAGCAGAGCAATTAATTCTTTATCTTCTTTTACATTATCGAAAGATGTGTATTTTTGTTTTGTTTTTGCAACTTCTTCTGGGGCTCCAAGCATGTCCAATTTCGTGAGAGTTGGAAGACCATTGTATTTACTTAAATGATCTTCATAGGAGATTGGTAGATAATTATGTTCAATTAGAGCCTTATTTAAGGCTTCAAAATGCATATCCTTAGTATCTACTAGAACCCCATCGAGATCAAAGATCATCAGTTGCATCAAAACATCCTGGGAAGATTTCGCGCGCGAGTGCGTTGCCTTCATGGAAGTGAACAGCTCCCCAATATTCTGAGCTATTGAGTTTAATTGGCAGAAACCGAATAGACCCTCCGTTATCAAACGTAAGTCGATTAGAAGCATACTGGTTGTCTACGTCTTGAGTAAGATTTAGAGCGCGCATGATTTCGTTAACGCACTCGTCTTCTGTATCATAGCACATGAGTACTCTAGAGCCTGCTAGCGCGGCCTCTACTGCTTCTTCAATTGTCATTTTCTTTCCTCTTTGCTAGTTCTTCTTGAACCTGCCCTATGTTAAAAATGCCGCCACGGTAATAAAATCTGCCCGACCTTTTAACTCTATGAGCTGCCTCCCAGCTCTCTAGAACAAATAGTGGGACCATTCTAATATTCAAAGTATAACTCCAATAACCATGACCACCACAACAAGCCAGCATATACCAAGGAAGGCCCAGCGGCCCGCCTTGGTACATAGTGCTAGTAACATTAAGAGGCCTAATATTGCGTTAGACATCAAAGCAGGCTTCCGGGTTAAACTTAGGGTTCACTGCACGGTTAAAGTAACCATATGGGTTACCAAGCACGTTTGTTTCGCCGATCATATAATCAATTTTGTGATGCATATGACCATGAACCCAGAACTTCAGGTTCTTAGCAGCAAGCACGTCTGCATCGAGTGCAGTGTAGTACGCGCCGTTAAGTTCACTGCCATACCGGCCGTTGCGAAACTCCGGAGCCACAGATTTGTAGCTAGGAGCCATGTGAGTCATGACAACAGCGGCATCGTAGTCGCCGTCAAGACGATCGAAGATGTACTGTTTGCTGATGCGATGCTTATGAAGACTCTTCCAAGGGGTGTTTCCAGCCCAAGTAATGTAGTCATTCATGCCTTGTGCGGCTGCAGTGATCGTGTCCAGGTTTTCGTTGTCGAAGTCTGTCCAAAGCGGGGCACCGATGAAACGAATCTTGCGCTCCATACCATGCTCGTCTGTTTCATAGAGATCAATACGATTGTTGTCTAGATGAAAGAGATTCTTATAGCGCTCAAGAGCGGGGGTAAGAACAGCAATAGGGTCAGCGTTAGGGTCCGTCCAGTTGTAGCCTTCGTGGTTGCCGCTAGTATAAAGCACAGTCTTATACTTTTTGCACACTTCTTCTAGGAAGTAGTGATACCGCGCAGCGACGTTAGGCTTGCTGTCAAAATGGTTTGCAAGAAAGATATCGCCTGCCAGCAGCAGGACGTCAGCTTTCACTTTATTTCGTGGAATGAATGTGTTGCCGAACTCTAGATGAAGGTCGGACATATATGCAACACGCATTGTAATTACTTTCTAGGATGTTTAGGGGGCCAGCCATTTACATGTCCAAGCTCGTGGCACATAAGGTTGGCATATTGTCCGCCGCCTTTAAAAGTGCAGGGGTTTGGTAATGTGTCTGGAAATGTAACAAACGTATCTTTGTCGGCTAGTTTGCTACAAACAAGTTTTGCGTATCTTGAGCGATTTTCGCAAGCTAGAGGCATAGTCATTAGTTCTACACTAGCGCAAGCTGTTGCTTCTCTGTCTCCAGTTAATCGCTGACATTTTTTCTGAACAGCTTTTTCTGACAGAAATTCAATACGCACAGCAGTATCTTTTTGATAATTAACTGGTGGTTGTGTAATTTTTGTTCCGCTGGGGAGTATAAACGCGGCAAGAATTAGTGCTTTAGACATAAAAAAATCTCCGAGTTAGCTATAATCATAGCCCATCTCGGAGACAAAGTCAAGAATTATTTTTTGTGTGCCTTCTTAAATAGATCAATATCCGCATCTTCCTGTGACAAACTTATCTTCACCGTCTCGGCCGAACCACTTCCACATCATGCATTTACTGCCTAGGCATTTTGTAATGCCTTCGTCATAGCTGCTTCTATTGAAAGAAGTTTCGCTGCCTCTCATGCGCCCAAACGGGCACCACTTCTTCTTAGCTTCATCTTCAGTATAATAAGTCATTAGTAAAAATTCTCCCAAATTGCTTGTAGCAAAATCCAAGTTACAAATGCCACAAGAGAGATGCTCCAAATTATCCACGTAACCCCCAGCGCCCAAGTGACACCAAGATAGTGTGCTGCCAACCCTACTGGCACAGTCAGCACTACGAAGGTCAGAATCAATCTAGGGATCATTTAAGCATTGTCCTCAACTTTTCAGCAACTGCACGTGCTGCATCAAACTCGACCGTTTTACGGTCAGCGACACGTATGACGCCTTCTAGTGCATCTAGCGCCTCAAGTAATGCCTCATAAGAGGGCAAAGTTTCCCTAGCGTATTCATATGCACACATTACATCAAACTCGTCCGCCTCAACTGGGCGTCCAGCAATTTCGCTATGCATTTTTAACATTTTTGCAAGGATCGCTTGCGCTACTTGTTGAATCATTTTTTCCTCCCAATTGCAGTCAGGTCGTCGCTAGCACCAATATACATATATGCACCCTTGTTGCAGATAGGGGCAGACGAGAGAAGCTTACGTTGGATCTCAGCGCGCACAGAGTTAGTCTCGTTGTGCATAGCTATGAGCAGCGACTCTTTTTCTTGAACGCACACTACGCCTACGAGGTCGCTCGTAGGGGGTAGAGTGGTGTCGGGCACATACCGCTCGGGCATGTTCCATGACTTGCCGCGGAGTGGCTTGCGTCTAGTTACCTTCTTCTTCATAAAAAATCTCCGAGTTAAGCTATAATCATAGCCTATCTCGGAGACAAAGTCAAGAGTTATTTTTTAGTAGTGTCCTTGCCTTATCAATATCACGGTAGCACACACCATATTCCCAGTTAGTCTGAACCAGCGGCTGTTCTGGTTTAAAATCCCCGTCATCGTCTAGAATGACATGCTTAGTCACGCCTGGGTTATCATGCAACCACTCATCTACTTCTTGTCCGCGAAATCCCCCACGGAGTTGGGGAGTTGCGCCAATTACAGGCGCATGAAGCCCCCTATATGCAAACATTCTTTGAATCTCAACTAGCGTATGAAATTTGCGCCAAGTAGAAGAAATAACAATATACAAAGAAAATTCTGTGCAAAGTGCATTTACAAGTTTGCAAGCAACTGGGTCTAGGTCCTCGGCATGGCGATGCATAAGCCCACCATGAACGATGATATTTTCTTTGTTAACGATAAACCACTCACGCGAGTTAAGCACGCCGTCGATATCAAGGAATAGAACTTTCATTTGCTTTCCTAAACAGGTCAATAATATCTTGTTTGGTAGTCGAGTGATGATCGTTAAATACAGCAATATTATGGTGGAACTCCTCTGGTAGAGCGTCTTCTACCAAGTGCTCTGTAGCAAACTCGAGCCCATGGTTTTCTACGTCATTAAGCTCATAACGAGCACGCCCAATAAATCCTAGAGCACAGAAGCTACAAGCATCTTCGCTCCACGTATCTACAACCTCGCCGCGAGCGTCTCTAGCGTATGTCTTTTGGGTCCACTCGTACTTATCTAGAAGTTCGATTGCCTTCGTTAGTACTTTGTTCATATTCATCATCCTCTTTTTCAAAGCTAGAACGTCTATAGTCGCCGCTATCAATGCTGTCACGAATCTGATTCTCAATTTCATCATCGTAATTATCTTCTGGTAACGCTAGTCTCACCAGTCTACCAACATTCATTATAGCCCAGTGTGCTTTGCGCTCAACCTCACAAGGAGAGCAGTTGTTGCACTTATCGTGGCAGGAGCATAAAACAAATCCACCACATTCACACTTTTTCTTTTCCAACATTATTGGTAGTATCTTACTAAAGAACCAAGGTTTAATGTACCTGTCTTTAGGCGATGAACCTACATCATTTTTCCAGCGAAAATATATAATCTTATTGATAGGAAGGCCTTCAATTCCGTGCAGTACGGTTCGTCCGAACTTTTCACAGCTATCAAAATCATTCACATCAAAAGCAAGTTCCACATCTTTGAATGTGGCGTTTCTGGGATCGCTGCCTTCGGAGTGTAGGGTAAGTGTACTTTTCATGCTTTCAGCATAGCAGGTTTCGACTTCCTAGTCAAGAGCTATTTTTCACGTCAACTAGAGAAGCGGATCGACGTTCGTCAGGGTTTCAATAAGTTCTACCTAGAGATCACAAAAATTTTAGTTGACTTATTTGAAAAGTCATGGTACTATAGTAGTACAAGAGCTGAGAAGGACAGAATTAATCCCTACCTGTCTGGAGAGCGGTGGGCTGACGCGAGCCATTTTTGTACTATTCGCTAAGCGAGCAGTTCAGCCACACCGCTCTCGTACAGACGTAATTTGATTTAATAAAATACACATCATGGCAAGAGCGCCGCAATCCGTGCGTTAAAAACACACCATCTCGGGTCATTTTCAAGCCCCGAAATCCGTTCATTTTGTATTGCTGAGCACAGGACTGGGTAAATTATACAGGCTCTCATGGAGCTTTGAGAAACCTAGACGGTGGGAGGGATACATACCCACATTCCGCCCGCCGCCGCGACACCACCGACCACAAAAAACCCGCTGGGATTGCTCCTAGCGGGTTTCTCGTTTATTTATGTACGTAACGGTAGGTTAGCCGTCTCAGGGGCTAGTAGTCCTAGTCGAGCCTTCACCATTGCCTCTAGGGCTGTAGGTGTAATGCCAAACTGCTCTAGTGCATCTGGTGTTCGTTCAACAACATACTGTAGAACAGTAGCGATAAACGCATTGTCGAACTTGACCTCTAGGTTATTCTCTTTTACCTTTTGGGTTGCGTAGCCAATACCGTAGTTAATGGCTTCCTGGAGAATCTTTCTAGCAGCCTCTTCGGTAACAAGCACTCCAAAAGGAGTTTTAGCTTGAATCCAATCAACAAGAGGTTTTGCTAGTGCATTTAATATAACAAGCAATGCGGGCACGCCAAAAGCGATGATCCATACTGCTAGTTCGTTAAAGTTAACAGACATTTTTTCTTTCTAAGCTGCGTGCGAACTTAAGCTGCGGCGGAGGCCGCCGCCCTTATTTTCGCCGAACTTGGTAGTCCTCTATCAATCACTTGATAGGAGACAATATTTGCGCCGAAATAAGTTTCGACAAACGCTAGTACATCTTCTGCGTCAAAGTCCTTGCACGAATACAAGTCCATTTGTAGCATTCCAGGATAAGGGTTGCCAGGCACATTATCCCAAATATGAATGCTTGCATGAGAAGTTGTGATCACAACTACTCCTGTAACGCCACTGTTGTGTGGGTCGTCACAGTACTTTGCCTTGGCAGGCATAAAGATTTCCATATCAACTAGTTTAACCAGCTGAGTTAGGAAGCTCTCGATAACTCCTTCCGACTTTGGTGGGTTGTCAACGAGTGCTGTCAGTACGAGATGCTTATGCATATAAATGACTCCGAAAGGACTTTCAACCTCCCACGGAGATGGGGAAGTTTGACAGTCCAAGAATGGTCAACTTGACCGATTGTCGGGCTGCCGTCCAGACTCTCGTCCGCCTAGCTCCAAATGATTTTACGTAAGGTGATCCGCAGCATGGCTAGCTGCAAAAGAGTCAGGCTTGATCTTAGCATTTAGGCCTAGACCTCTAGCATAAGATAATACCTCTTTAACCGCAACGTTTGACTTGTGTTTAGGGTTGGGGTTAATATCTAAATGGACCTCTAGTTGACGCCCATTTAACTCTTCTAGAACCTCTAGCGCAAGACCAAATGCAAAATTTGCTTCGTTCTGTAGTCTTTGCTTTAGGTTTCCGTATTCGGGAAGAGTATAGTCGTGGTGTATAATTCTAGCGCCATTTGCGCTATTCATATGCACGATGAAAACTACAACGTAATGTGCGGTTTTGCGGCCGTCTTTTTGTCTGCTAACCGAACTATCGCACCCAATGTAGAAGCTACTTGATGCACTTGCGGTTTGAATAGCTTCTTTACATTTATCTACGAATTCCATTGTAGTCCTTTGTGTTGGCGATCACGGTAGGACTCGAACCCACATAATTGTGCTTAGAAGGCACATGCCTATCCTTTAGACTACGTGATCAGTACGTTTATAAATAAATTTGTCTGTTGGCTTAACAGAGTCCCACAGCATTAGTGCCATACCAAGGACTACTTGAATTACGAAAAGCATTAGTCTAATTCCCTTTTTGTTATTTGTTTACCTATGCGGCGCGTATCTTTAGAAGATTGACGCTTGAGCGCACGATTGTTTCTGCGCTTAGCCCCAGTTTCATTAAACGTATCCATTTTACCAGAACCATCTGGCTTAGCAGACTCAAAACGCCAGTAGCCACGAGACTTCTCGTTTTTACCATCAGCACCCTTCTCAGTGAGTTTCTGGTCCCTGCGCTCACGAGCTTCTCTAGCGGCGTTCCGATATAGATTTACCCCAAGGCTTGCCCATGTTCTTAGGGTGCGCTTGGGGTATACGTGATTATTTCGTTTTGTGTCACTCATTTTAAACAGTCCTAGCAAGCCGGTGGGGTATCTGGGATTAGTGATATCCTATTCTACCCGTAGGTAGAACTCCTTGCCCATCCTCCGTTTAACGTATGGCCTGTTACGTCTGCCCGTCGGCACTTTCCTTACTACGCTAGGACTCTTTAAAGTGAGTGGTGCTTCTTCTGAGAATCGAACTCAGGATTGAGGATTACAAAACCACCGGTATACCATTTACCTAAAGAAGCATGTGGAGTGTAAGTTTTGATTAGCATTTCTCCAGTGGCTAATTCTATTATACTACAACTGCAGTAGGAGCGCTGTCTCTGTATCCTGGGCCCTTAGCGTTACTGGCACGCACTGTGCAAATAATTCTACGCCCAACATCCCCAGCTACAACTACGTATGTATTACCTGTTGCAGTACCTGTACCGTTCCAAGAATAAGTGTATGACAGCGGTGTATTAGTCCAAGTTCCGTTAGATACCGTCAATGTTTGGCCCACCGCAGCAGTTCCAGTTATAGCAGGAGCTACTGTATTTTTAGGCCTTAAAAGGCGACGACGACGTCTACTAGGTAATACTTCTTGCATACGATTCCTTTAAAGGCTGCTCGATTGAGGGCTCTTACCCCACCATTCGCTAGGCATCGCTCATCCTAGTGGTGTATTCTCACCCGTATCTTAGTTGGGACCAAGCCGTTATGATTTTGATGGCGTTCCAAGAGAGAGTCGAACTCCCGACCTAACCGTTCGTAGCGGTTTGCTCTTCCTCTGAGCTACTGGAACATATTGAATTAGGTAGAGCTGCAGTTCATGAGAACCCTAGCTGAGAGGGTGTGTGACATTCGCTTAGCCCACACAACTCGTTAGTGGGTACTCGTACCTAAAGATGGCGGTTCTGACGGGTACCGACCCCGCTAATGTCCGGTTGACAACCGGGTGTGTTTACCAATTCACCACAGAACCAATAATGGATTAGAAGGTAACGGCTTACACGCTACAGCTGGCTGGAGGCATTTCTGACACTCCCTTCTAAATGTATAATATATAAGAGAGTTGTGCTTCTTCTTTTTCCCAATAGTCTTTTTCTGAGCGTCGACGCCCGTGTGAGAAAGAATCTAAGGTAGTGATAGCAGGATTGAAGCTGCTAGAAGTGGCACTTAAACCGCGCAACTATAGAAACGTGCTTACCCGTCTTCACACGGTCCGACATTCCGCCTATAGCCTGTAGCTAACACAACTCACTTATATATTATCATGGAAGTCCCTGCGGGTTCCGACCCCGCTTCCCGTGAGTGAAAATCACGGATCCTAGCCACTAGACGAAGGGACCATCTCTGATCTTGTATACGTAGTATAGCTCCGATTGAGCTCGTAGTCAAGAACTATTTTTTAAATCTTAGAAGGTGGCACGAGGGGAGAGAATCGAACTCTCATCTACGGTTTTGGAGACCGTCATTCTAGCCGTTGAACTACACTCGCGCACAGCCCTCTAAACTTTACTCAGCAACTCGTGTAGGCTCATCAACAGGTGGAGTTACAGGAAGAGGCTGAGGCTCAGAACCTGGACCTGCATCAGCAGGAGGAGGAATTACGTCTGGCTTGGGCTCGCTATTGGAGCAAGCAGTAGCCATAAGAGCAAGAGCGATAGTTGCAGTAATAAGTTTCATTTTAGTCCTTTCAGTTACAATTAAAGATGGTGTCCACGGAGAGACTCGAACTCTCACGATTACTCGCTGGATTCTAAGTCCAGTGCGTCTACCAATTCCGCCACGAGGACATTGTATGGTGGGCAGCTGTGGTTACGATCCACTCCCCAAAGGACGGGTTTTACAGACCCGATGCTGAAACCATCAGCTTTAGCTACCCAAAGTATTTCTCTACGGACCATTGACCAAGCTCGGTGTACCCACCAATAACTACACCATCAACCACTACGCATGGGACGGTAGGCCAAATCTGTTTGTATTCTTCACTAGTAATATCTTCACCAACCCTAACCTGGATGTAATTAATTGCTAGCATATTAAGTAAATTGCGTGCTTTTACACAATAAGGGCAATCTTCTTTAGTATATAGAACAATTTGCATTAGGTTTCCTTATGTTGGAGCGGACTACGAGATTCGAACTCGTTTCGACGGGTTGGAAACCCGAGGCACAACCCATATACCAAATCCGCTAAAAATGGCTGGTAGCATTGGACTCGAACCAATCTCATTCCCGGTTAACAGCCGGGCACCCTCACCTGGAGAGCTAGCTACCAAGAAGAATAGTCCGTAATATCTACTTTAACGAGAATAAACGGATCGTCTATAAATCTAAACATAGCATCTACGGCAATCCCTATGCCAGTTTGATGCTCAATAAGACCAGCAAAATAAATGTCATCCGAAGTGGCAAGTATAGTATCAATATGCCCATGCTCTACTTCGTTAAGCGTCATTTTAAATTCCTATGATTGGCTGGGGCTGATGGACTCGAACCACCGCATGGTAGAATCAAAGTCTACTGCCTTACCAGCTTGGCTAAGCCCCAGCAAATGGTGGACCCTATCGGACTCGAACCGATCACCTCCTGCGTGCAAAGCAGGCGCTCTCCCAGATGAGCTAAGGGCCCTTATTTAATCCTAATCTTCTGCACCCTAGTTTTAGGAGCTGCATCTTCCATTCTATGCTTATGGTCTAGCCAACCAGCAGCCCACTCTGTAGCTTTCCAACTACCTCTATCGTAGGGATTCCGCTCTATGGGTACACCTTCGATGCGGGCCATTCTTCCTAGGCTGTATTCTTCCATAAGTCACCTATAATGGCGGAAAGCTGAGGTCTCGATCCCCAAACCTTTCGGTTCGCTTCCTTTAGCAAAGGAGCACAGACCCTGTCTGCTTAACTTTCCGTATTTTCTGCTCCGAAGAGATTAGTCCACTCTTCAGGTGTCACACCTGTCATAAGGAATTCCCGCTCACCTGCTGTCAGGTTCGGGAATGCATCTTGAATGAGAGGTCCGAAACCGCTTGCCCAAGTGGCGTAGGCTTCGGGGTCAATGTTCAGTTCCATGGTGTTAGCCGCGCCAGTAAAGGCAGAGATACGACCGATCTTCATTTAGTTCTCCATCATTGAACAAACAGTATAACCCGCATTGAGCGGGTTGTCAAGAACTTTTTTTTAAGCTGTCTTCGTATTTTTTTGCCTTTTTAAAAGCTTCTCTAAATGCACGTTTAGGATTGTTTGCTATAGCAACGCATAGCACTGGCTCAAAAGCTAGCACATCCTTTGCTAAAATGACTTCCCACAGGTCTAGTCCTTGAGATATAGTCATTCGCCAATCTTCACCAAGTTTACGAAGGTCTTGCTCTTGCTCTACTAGCATCTTTAACTCCTGGAGGAAAGGGTGGGATTCAAACCCACGGTTTTAAGGATTTGCAGTCCCTTGCGTTGGGTCACTCCGCCACCTTCCCGAAAATATCAACTAGGTCCACTCAGGGGTTACAGCCCCTCGCTTCGCCCCCTGTAAGGAACCGCGCTGCGATATCCTGCGCGCCTATTCTTTGGAGAACCAGGTGAGACTCGAACTCACGTAAAGGAGATTAAGAGCCTCCCGCTAAACCACCTCAGCTACTGGTTCAATAGTGTAATATACTTCGCCTAGCGAGTCATCTTCAGCGTCTACCCTTAGATATTCTGCTACTAGCTCGACAGCTTCTTCTATAGAAGGTATCTCTATAGCAAAAGCTCTATGATCATCAGTATAACCGTACTCGTCTAGAGTATGGGTCAATATTCGGTATTTCATAGTTACCTCTAAAATTGGAGAACCAGGAGAATTTCGAAATCTCAACCTGCGGATTAAAAGCCCGACGCTCTGCCTTTGAGCTACTGGTTCATTATTTGGTACGCGGTGAGGGATTTGAACCCCCGACCAAGCCGTTATGAGCGGCCGGCTCTAACCACTGAGCTAACCGCGTTTAAAACATTCCGTCGTGCAGCTCTGGGTCATAAGGTTCTGCCCAGCCTTCGATGTGCTCTGTATAGCTGTCCTGATGCTCTTCGTCTTCAAACTCTTCGGGAGCATCTTCTATCGGGTAGTACCCGTATGACTCTGCATGTTGCAATGCCATGTCCCACACAACGCTATTTAAGTCTTCTTGTGTGTGGTCGTCAGGCATTTCCAGCATTTCAGCACACTCTGTGCCCACTGTGGCAGCAAACATATGCACTACGTACTTTTTCATTGCTTTTCTCTATAAAATGGTACCCGGTGACGGGATTGAACCGCCGACAATTCCCGTGTAAAGGGAGCACTCTACCGCTGAGTTAACCGGGCTTAAAATTTGGTCAGTGTGCCATCTAGGCGTCTCCGGCCCACGCCGGTGTTCTAAGCTTTACCCTGTTGTCTCCTGTACACCTGTGCACGGATAACAAGCCTACGCTAGGGAATCTGCAACCTACTCTGCCCGTTAACAAGGCTACCCTCAGTTCCACTAAACTAACACTGATTCTGGTACTTCTTAAAAGAATCGAACTTTTATCTAACGCCTATCAAGCGCCTGCTCTACCATTGAGCTAAAGAAGTATATTATTGTACTGGCTTGATCATGTAGTAGTGTTCTTCGTCCTCGAACTCATCTGCATCGAGATAAGAATCTACTAGCTCGTCGGCCTCTTCACGAGTTACATTACGGTCGATAACTACGCCGTCCATGTATACGTTGTATTTCTTTTCCATGTTTCACCTGTAATTGGTATCCCCTGCCGGAATCGAACCGGCACTCCGAAGAAACAGATTTTAAGTCTGCCGCGTCTACCAGTTTCGCCAAGGGGACTTAATCTTCTTTACCGAAAGTATCTCTAGTTCTTAGCACTTCTACCATATAAAGCAAAGAGGGCTTCTGACTCTTGGTTAACCCTACCATCTGCTCATAATCTAGATATAGCATCTCACAAATCTCGTGAACAAGCTCTTCCTTAGAGACGGGTTTATCCGCATACTTTGGGGTATACGGCACCTTCTGATAAATCTTAAGACGAGAGAGCTTTCCGATAATTGATCGTGTTGACACTTCAAATTTATCGGCTAGAAAATCCACTGTCTCCTTAGTAGGAGCGAAAGTGTATTCCTCTATCATGAGAGCGATCTGCTCGTCTGTGTATTTTTTGCTCACTTAAATATCCCAAAAATTTCTTTTGTTTTGGTAACGGTCCAGATGTTATCTAACAGCTTTTCGTCATTACCACCGGCAGCTACATATTCAGCGCCTAATTTGATATATCTATCTTCCCAGTTTTCTACTAACTGCCTCACTTGGGCAGACAATTCGTTGATACGAGTTGCTTCATCTTCTAGCAATCGTAAGTGTTTCTCTAGCCCTTTATGTAGGGGGAATGCTTCTACAGTCATGAAATCTCCACATTCCTACGCGGCCCCGTCTCGCCCGTAGAATGACATTCCGTTCCGGCATGGGAGCCCGGCCAGCACTACAAGGTCCGCAGACACAAGAGTGAACATAGCCGCCGAATGTCTTACCTAAACTTTATGAAGTGTATATAAGGTATTTAACTGCTATAACCACCATTCTCACTTCGAAGTCTATAAATGGGTTGAGCAATCTAAGCATCCCTGTGCACCAGGGTTGTTTCTCTTATATACACGTCGTAAAGTTTACAGAAACATACAGAGACAAACCAGCATTCTCATCCCGTGAGTCGATCGTACGGGCTGTGCAAGGTTTTATCACTCTGTATGCATCAATAAACTTCTCTGACCAAGCTCCGACCTTCGCTTGGGCAAGTCTCTAGCAATCTAGAGCCCTATAGAGTTTTGCAAAACTCTTCCACATCATTAAGGTAGGGCCACGACTTCCTACATCACGATGGTCATTTTTAACGAAAGGATGCTTGCATCCAAAACGCCGGGGCGGTACCGGTCTAACCGCCTATGCACATAATTTGAGTACTACTTATGTGACTGAAGTAGACGGGGGCTCTCACCCAACTGGTCCGCACTATCACGGATATCTACTTAGTGGAACGTGATGTTAATGACCTCTTACCACTATGCGTCAAGTATTAGGACTTTAAAGTGCGTGCAATACCAATGCACTGAGGAGTAGGAAAATTCCTCGTCTGATTTTGGTACAGACCCTTCCAAGAACACCGTAGCGCCTACCGCGTCTACCGGAATAGCCCAGGCTTTCAACCTGCACTTGTCTTGCATTCCTCGTGCGCAAAACCAAACACTATCCAATGTACCCCTTTGGCAGGAGCGTATCTTAAACTAGAGTACGCACAGTAGTGAGTTACAAGTTTCTCACTAATAGCTGTCTCGCCGCTATTGCCCCTCGTCTATATGTCGGTGGGGTGTACCGGAACTGGAGACGAGTAATGCCTTTCGGCACTTATTTACGTCTAGTGCGTTCGATTAATCGCGTCCAATCGCTCCCGTCATGGATCAGGTGGGTTTCAGAGGTCTCTATTGACTTACCCATATCTCAACTCTGAGGCAAGGGGTCCCTTACGAGGCTCCCGAAGACTCTGGGCTTTTAGATTTCGCCCTACCTGTGCAACTTGAGGGTGTGCACAACCGCAGTAAGTGATTAGGTTTTAGCTCACTAGGGCTTTGTTTGTAATACGAGGTCAAGCCCTGTCTACATACAAACAACCATAAATCGCGCGGTGAAGGGGTTTGATACCTTCAGCTTCCACCATATCCGGTTCGCGTCTACCTTCCGCCAACCGCGCTAGATCAAATGGACAGGCTTTGCCCCCTCTTCGATCTTGAATACACAGTATACACGATATGGGCCCTGCAGTCAAGAACTATTTTTCAGGCCTCGGGGAGAACTTCTTCTGGTTGTTCTCCCATCGTTTAAACAGTATAGCTGAGCTTCAGTCCCCAGTCAAGAAGTATTTTTTAACTCTCAGACCGCGCTGCCCATTGTTATGCCGACAGCGTAGATAAGTGTAATAACTCCCTGCACAAAGAACAGGCTCCACTTCTTCCAAATCCACCCTAGATAAAGCCACCCGAGGTTGCCTACTAGGCTAATCCAAAGGTTGAAAGGGTGAATATTAAAACTCGTTAGAGCTACCCCGACAATCAGGGTAGCTGTAATGCCCCACTCAAGGGTAAGATCTTTGTTCAGTGTCATTTCACATCTCGTTAAGTTCTTTGTTGTGCGCCTTACGCAGAGCAACAGCATATCTCCAGCCATCACCAAATTGTTCTTTGTCAGCCGGAACCAGATCGTCTAGGCACTCGTAGAAAGCATCTGCGTTGTCTCTACACTCAATAGCGTAGATGAAACCTTCGCGCCATGCAATTGGCTGGCCGAAGAAAATTCGATCAAGTTCTTTCATATTTTTTCTCCAAGGTACTTATCACGAGCCCAAGTCCAACCCTCGTACCAGCTTTCTAGATGGTACTCATTGTCGTAGGGGCAATCGTTTTCGGACACGCCGTGCTCGTAATCTTCGTATCCCCGAACCCACTCAGGACTATGCTTTGTAAAATCTACTATCATAAATAACCCCCTCCAGAAAAAGACTAGTGCTTTTGAAATAGACCCTTGTAGAAAAAGACTAGCCCTTTTCAAAATGGTCAGTAATTCTAGCGTCCATAACAATATCGTTGTATTCTTCGCCACGAGCATACGAGTACCCTTCGCACCACATCTCAGCATCCTTGCTGGCTGGCATATAAGGGCAATCTGCTATCGTTTTAGCACTGAAGAAAGCTTTCCAGCCTTCTTGAAATTTGTTAACAATAACTATAGTCATTTTAACACTCCATAAAGTTGTATAAAAACTAGTGCAAGTGATCTCGTCTATATCTTTAATCTCTCGCACAACGCTGGTCCTCATCCATCAGGAGCTAGGCCTGGGCTTTGTTGGATACAGTCACTTTTTCATTGAGAGCGCAAAAGATATGTAGATGTTGCACTAGTTATTATACCACTCCTCCGATCATTTATAGAGTATAGGTTCAATCGAGGCGGAAGTCAAGACCTATTTTCGGGATTCTCCTGTGAGCCGCACCCCATTTTTGTCCTGTAATTGACAGCGTAAGCGCTTTCCTGACCGGGGCCATTCTCGAAAAAACTGTCAAGAAATTTCTTTGAAATTGTCAAAATTGCGTCATTTCACGACGAACCCAGCAGCTTTTCTCTAACTATCTCAAACCATCGTCGTCGATCGCCAACTATCCCCCGGGCGACGAAACTAAAATAGATTAACCCAAACTATCCACGATTTGCCGGGATTAACGGGATTCATCGGCGGTAGCTGGGCGCAGTTGAGCGAGAACTATAATATAGTAGTTGACACACTGTTTCAGTTTTGCACTGTCAAGCCCGGCCGAGAAATAAAAAATAGATGTTGCACTCGCACTGGCGCAGAGCTTGCGCGCGCCGTTGCAATTGAGAATCAGTCGCAACTGGGCTAAAACCTTGAATTCATTGGTTTTTTTGCTGCAAAAAA